ATGGACTTCCACACCTACACCACGATGCGTGACTGGACTCGGCGGGTATCGCCGGAGGACCGCTTCGCCCAGGACATCGGCCAGTTCTACAAGCGGGCGATGGACGATGCGATCAAGGTACGCTCCGCGCAATTTTTCGCCCAACTCATCAACGAACGGGACTGGGAAAAGGCCCGGCGGCCCTACTACAACCTGTGGCCGTCGATCATCCCGATGCTCACCCGGCTGGACCTGGACCTCGATTCCGAACTGATCCGGCTCCCATTGCCGGCCCTCTGCGTCCGTCTTCCCAAAGACTCGGCGAAGAACCCGCTCAAGTTCGAGTGGAAGGGCGACGACGTTTCCGTCCGCTGCATTATGATGGGCGACATGAACCAGGGCGAAGGTATTTCCGTGCTGATCGACGTGGGCGAATTGGTGGACGAGATCGGGGTGCCGGTCTACACCTACCGCAACTTCCCTCGCAAGCCCGGCCTGACCGTCCAACAATCGGTGGCCAGTCTTGGAAGGAATGTGTTTGCCGACCTGGGCATCCAAGTCCCGGATTCCCTGGTCATGGACTGCGTGCGGCTGTGCTGCTCCCTTTGCCTGCTGGAAAACGATCCCGAGATCATTTCTCCCGATGTCCTGGCCGATGACCGGGCCAAGTACGAGGCCACCAGCGACCAGAAGTTCGTGGACAAGGCTCACCGGCGTGGCAAGGTCGGCTGGGATGTGGGGAAACAAATCGAAGTCATCCCGCACTACAGAAGGCCGCACATGACTCTCGTTTGGACCGGGCACGGGCGGGTGACGCCTCGGGTGGTGCCCAGGCGGGGAAGTGTTGTCCATCGGGAGGCGGTGGAGAAGTTGCCGAGCGGGTTTGGGGGAGGGTGAACATGAAGTCCTTGTGCCAGCCGCCTAGATTGCGCCCTCGTAACCCAGGGCTAACGCCAGTCGTGTGAACATCCAGTCGTTCGGGTGGCTCCAACTTCTTCCGCGTCGTTGGCTTCGACTGCCTCGATGTTCGGCTGCTTTGTTTCTTGTGTTTCTTGGGCGGCTGCAACATTGCCGCTGGCATGGTCGCGGGGAACGCTGTTGCTGAGCTGTTTTGCTTGCTTGTTGACCACGGCCGCGCACAAGGGGGACCGAAAAACATTCTTGATGTCGCGCAGCGCCGCGGGGGTGAGCGAATTCTTGGATAGGTCCAAGTTCTGCACATAGAAGCGGCTGCCGTCGCCTCGCTCGATCACGCATCCTTGCGTCACTCGCTCCACTCGCTCGATGCCTTGGGTCCGGCAATAGTCGCGGAAGGCGGCGACCCAGCGAGCAGAGAAGTCGGCCTCCTTCTCCTGTGACCCCAGCGGCCGGCCTGTCACCAGAGGGCTGTCATTCGGCACCTTGACCTTGGGCTCCGTCACCTGGAAGATCCGGTTGAGCTTAAAGATCACCAGTTTCTCCTCCAGGACTCCCTTTTCGCACTGGTAGCCCACGTAAAGGCATTGCAGTGACGAGTGTGCGGCCTGGAATCGTCCTAGCCGTTGTGAATCTGTCTTGCGCGGGACGGTAAAATTGCCGCCAGCTTTGGTCAGCGAGATCCCCATCTGTGGGATCTCGTCGTTCTTGCCAGCCCGGAAGTCATCCAGCAGTCGCCGGCGATTCAAGTCATTCGGGTGCGTGCCCATCCCCTCGGTGTTGATAGAAGCCCGGAGGTGCTCCAGAAGTCGGACATCGGCGTGTAGCATGTCTGCCAAGAGATACGTGCGGAGACCGCTGGAAGTGACCTTACGGATGGACTGTTCCAGCATCTTCAGGGCCGGCTTCTTCTTTCGCTTCTTTTGCTTGCCTGACCCCTCTTCCGGCAGGGCCGTTTCCGCTTCCACTTCGGGCGGGGCCGCCGCCTCCTTGGCCACCAGGGCGATCAGATCCTTTAGCTCCTTATGGAACTCCGCGGCGGACGCCTGCTTCTGATCTTTCCCGGTGAGTCTGTTGGTGCCCACGGGGTCCAGTTTGCAGGTGGCCTGGTTCTTCTTGTTCCAGTTGAAGGAACTCAGCCGCACTCGCACATAACCTCCGGGCAGGAGCGTCTCAAAGCCGGGAATGATCTCCAGGATGGCGTCGGCAGGCACGGCGGGCCGCTTCTCGAAAAGCAGCGGAGATGCCTTGAGCACCCGTTCCCTCCAGCGGCAGGCGTGTGACTGGCTGACCCGTCGCAGGGGAGCGCTCCAAGCGCCAAAGGAAGGCACTTTGCAAGCCAGGATAGCGGCGTCAATGGCGTGATTGTAGTCGTCGCCGTGGTCCTTGGCGTACTCGGGCAGCATGATGGTGCGGTAAAGGGCTGTAAGACGCCCCGACTGGGCTCGAATCGCACAGGGCTTTCCTGTGCGGGTCTCGATGCACTGGGCGAGGTAGCGGGCCAACGGCCGCGGGACCCGTTGGCTGTTGCCGATATGGGTCAGATCGGAGAGGATCATGGCCAGGGCCTGCTCGGCGTCCAAGGCCGAGCCCGCGTGACGCATCCGATTCAAGAGGCCCTTCTTGGTATCGTGATAGGGGTGCCTGGCGCGGAAGCCGTCGATCTTACGCTTGCCCACGTATTTGCCGTAGGCTTCGTAGGCGTCGTCGTGGATTGTCATGCCGGCCTCGGCCGCCGTGCGGGAACCCTTCCTTGCGTTGCAGGCGGGACAGGCAGGCACGATGTTCAGGTAGGCGTCGAAGGGGAATCGACTTTGCGGTAGCAGGTGCTCGACCTCCGTCAGCGGCGACCTCTTTCCGCAGTAGGCGCATCGGCCGTCAAACTCTTTGGTAAGCATTTCCCGCCGGTCCTGGAAGCCGTAGGCAGGTCCCTGCTGGTAGTGCTTGTAGGCTTCCGCCTCGTTGATCGACTTGTCCTGCTTGCGGTCCGGGTGGTAGCCCCGCAACACGTCGAAGGCCACGCGCTCCACGACGATTTCGTCGATTTGGCCGACCAGGGGCAGCACGCGGGCTTCAAGGTAGCGCCACAGGTCGGTGAAGATTTTCTGCTCGATGCGGCCCACGTCGGCCGGCGAGAAGTCGGTCTTGGTCGGAATCGTCCGCCCCGTGACAACATACTGGATGTAGACATTAGAGTGTTCACAGCAAAAGCGAGTACGTCCCGCGGATTCCCCCTGAAGTATGTCGCGTATGTTCTTCTCGTAGACGGCCTTGTGCTTCTGAAAGGCCGGCTCCGGGACCAGCGTGTATAGCGCCTTGAACGGCACCCTCTTGGGCGATGCAAGGGCCCTGTCGATCCACGATTCCAGGGCTTGCCAGAGTTGGGCCGGGGACTCCCGCCGGCGGATGATGTCGGTGAGCCAGGCGAAAAGTGCCTGCTGCAACCGTTCGCGCTTGGCATTCTTGGCCCGCCGGACATTGCGGTCACAACCTTCCCAGGCGCATTTTGACGGCTTGCGGTTCTCGACCCGCATAGGGCGGATTTCGCGGCGAAGGTGCCGGCGGCATACGGCCAGAACCCGCTCCTGATCTTCACTGGCGATGAGACGCTTGATCTCCTGGGTCAAGGCGGTTAGAAATTCATCCCGGGAGATAGCAAACGGCATCTCTTTCTGGTCCTGCTCCTGGTCTTCCTTGGCAGGGTGGCCGAAGCCGCGACCGCTACAATAGCGGAGCAACTCGTCAGCCTGCTTAGACGGCAGACCCAGGCTGAGGAAAGCCGCCCCCAGCCTTTTCAGCCGGCGGCGTTTCGTCTTCCTCGTTCTGCGCGCCCGTCGAGCCAAGGCGCGGCTGTCCAGGGTCGTTTCGATAGGCTTCCGTTGGACTTCCATCGTGCCGAGGAACCGCGGGATGTTGCCTTCCGCCGTTTGCTCCACGACGCTGAAACCGATGTACTTTTCGCCGTAGTCGATTCCCAAGCAGAAGGTCATGGTCATCCTCACTCAAAAGGTCGTTTCAGGACTCACCGAATAAGCCAAGGGAGTTGTGCAGAGCAGGGGTCTGTCCCGACCACTGGTGCGTCCCCGGGCAACGGCTCTTTGTAGTCAACCGGAAACAAAGCATTCGTTCGTTGTACGGGTCATGTGCCCCTGCCCATACTAAGAGTTGCAAAATCTGGAAAAGTGGTTTTGGCGGAGGGAGATTTTCTGGGAGGTTCCGCCGCTAGCTCGATGCAAGGACTCATACGGCAGCCTGTTGCGGCGGACAGATTGTTCGGGTGCTTTGTTCCCCGGGCGGCTACAACAAGCATTTGTTTCCGGCCGCAAACTGGAATACTGTTCGGGTGCTTTGTTTCCCGGGCGGCTACAACTCTACGCGATCAAGCAGAAATTGTTCGGCTGCTTTGTTTTCCGAGCGGCTACAACTGCTGGATCGTTCGGATCTGTGACTGGTGCGTTGTTCGGGTGCTTTGTTTCCCAGGCGGCTACAACAAAGTGACGAGAGGAACAGGCAAGAGTAGTATTGTTCGGGTGCTTTGTCTCCCGGGCGACTGTAACACAACTTAGAAACTGCTAGGACTGACGCAATAGACGGCGTACTCGTGGCCGTATCAGTCGGAACAACAGGTACGACTGTCAGAAAATACTCGCCATAATTCAGACAGATTCCGGTGGGTTCCGGCAGGATTCATAGTTAGCTATCACGGTTTGTGATCCCTTGGTGTTTGGCTAGAATGTTGTGGGGTTCAACCCGCAGGCGACCATTTTCTCGATCCCCTGCATCAAGGGCGAAGGTAGCGATCCACCTTGCGGTAAGCAGGCTGTGCTTCAGAATCCTCTTGCATCGGCCCTTGCGCGCCAACCTGCCGGAGCCCGGCCACCGCCCTCTTGTGCCCGTTGACCAGGCTCTCGTAGGCTTGATCCCGTTGTCGCTCACTGGCGTACCAGCCATTGGAGAACCATTGCTGGAACCAGTTGCCCCAGTATTCGATGCCCCATTTCTTCTTCCGCGAGGGCATGGCCTTCTTCTTGTGGCGGGGAATCTCGGGGTCGCGGAACATGGCTACTCCCTCTCGACGAAGCCGTCCTCTTCGGCCCAGGCTTCCAGGTGAGGTCGCCGGGTCTCGTCGGTCATCGGAAAAGGCCGCCATTGAAGAGCTTGTGCATGGCCCGGCGGGTGATCCTGAAGTAACGCACTGCACCGCCGAGAACACCGGCACCGAGGGCCAGGCCGAAGCCCTGGGCCAGGGAGGGGCCGTTCGTGTATATGAGCCACATTGCGCCGCCGATGATCCCCAGCAGCACCAGGACCGTGACGCCGGCCAGCAAGCACTCGGTCAGGACCATGAGGGTCTTCTTGCAAAGGCCCTGCGGGCGGAAGTGGCTCTCGGCCCAGTCGGTCAGGATGCTCGTGACCATCGGGCCGTGGTTGCTGTTGTTCAGGGAGAGGGTGGCCGTCCGGCCGCCGAACTCGACATTGAGCCAGGTCCCCTCGGCGTTTTTCGTCAGTTCCACGCTCGCTTTCGCCGTCTTGGTCTTGGCGTCGATCTTGCTGTCGGTCACGTCGTCTCTCCTTGAGATGGCTTCCTTGCCAGGCGGTTGTAGTGGAGTAGCTTTTCGGCACGTTCGCCGGCGCTAGGCACCTTGGCATCTTGCATCAGTTCAGCGGCCGATTGGTCCGTCGGCCAGGCGTCATCGCCTGCGCGGCGATAGAGCGACGTGAAGGCGACAGGCATGTCCGGTGGAACCGGATTGGGATTGGTGACGGTAATGACCGGGCCTGGAGCCTCCTTGGCTTGGGAGGCGCTGGCACAATCGTCAATGCCCTTGCCGACAGTCGGGTCGATTGGGCCGGCCCGCTTCCGGCGAACGATCTTCAGGGCCTCTTCCAGATCGGCCACGAATTGCTCGGTGTCCGCGTGCATTGTGCCGGGGCCGCCGACCCGGTTAGCGTAATGAACCTCGTCCGGTTCGGCCTTGATGGCGGTGCCGTCCGGCTTGATGATGGTGCAGAAGCTCCCAGGCATTTCCAACTTGTGGAGGAGGGAGAGCAGGTTTCGACGACTCAGAACGACTTCGCTGGGCATGGTGCAGCTCCTTGGTCAGTACAACCAGCGGGAATCGAACCCGCATTGCCGGCTGGAAGCCGGTGTCCTGCCGTTAGACGATGGCTGTTGTTGGTACTAGCTCGCCGGGGTGGCCGGCGGCGTGGCCAGGGTGGCGGCGGCGGCGGCTTCGAGCTTGGTGGTGGCCTGCGCGACGGCAGCTTCGGCCGTGGCGACGGTGGGCTCGGCGGCGGTCACGGCCTTGGCGGCCTCCGTCTTACCGATGCCGATGGCCTTCTTGACGGCTCCAACTCCGTTGCTGATGGCGGTCTCGATCTTCTCTTTGATCTGGTCCAACTTGTCGGACATGAACGTTACTCCCGAGGGAAACAGGACAGTGTTTCAGTAGTTCATCGGCCCCGGTCTCGCCAGCGTCACTGGTCCCCGGTCACGTCGGCCGTCTACGGCGGTTTGAGGATTGAGCCTTACGGCAGCCGCGAACTACAACATCCGGCTTGAGTTGCCTGGACGGTTAGTTGGGACATTTAGCAGCCCGCGGCTCGGCCGGCAGAACGCCGGTCGCCCGCAGCAGCAAGAGGTTCATCAAGGTCTCGGTCAGGCTCGCGCCCTTGCCGTCCTTGCCATCGCCGCCGACGATCACGACGCCCGGCACCTTGATCCCCGCCAGGGCCTCGGCGACCTTGGCGTCCCGGTCGGCCTTGATCGTGGCGAGAATCCGGTCCTTCTCCGCTAGGCCGCCGCCCAGTTCGATCTCTTTCTGCTTGGCCTCGGCAGCCGATATGGTCGCCTTCTTGTCGATCTCGGCCGTGTCGGCCTTGATCTGGGCGATCTTCTTGAGGGTCTCGGCCTCGGCCTGGGCCTTGGAGGCGACTTCGACCTTCTGCTCGGCGGCGGTCACGGCCTGGGTCTTGGTAATCACGGCGACTTCGGCCGCCTGGGTGGCCTGGATCAGGGCCCGCTCTTTCTTCTGGTTCTCCTCGGCCTTGATTTCGGCGACCTGCCGGAGTCCCTTTTCCGTGACCATGAGCCGCTGTTGGTACTCTTCCTGCCGCTGGGCCTTGGCTTGCTCGGCCTTCAGGTAGGATTCCTTCTTGGCCGCAAACTGGGCCAAGGTCTGCTCGTCGTACTGGGTCTCGGTGACGCTGAATTGAAGGATACCGATCCGGTAGCGGTCCAGAGGAGACGCTTGCACGATGACCGGCTTCCCGTTGTCGCCCAGGACAACCTCCGTCGCCATGACGTGGGCCTTCTTCTCCGTGGTGATAGGCTTGCCGTCCGGGCCGGGCTGCGGAGTGCTCTCGGAAACGTCTTTCAATTCGACTTCGGTACGCCGCATCTCGAAGAGGCCCTTGGCAAGCTGCTCCTCGACGACCTGGTTGAACTCGGCCTTGCGGCTGGCCTGGTTCTCGCTGGCGGACATCATCGGGCCCGTGCTCTTGATGCAGTTCGTAAGGTGCGAGCGCACGGCGTCCAGGATGTTGGCCGGGTTGGCGTTGAAGTCCTGGTGCATGAGCATACGGTGCTCGTTGTCGGTCGGCAGTTGGATCTTGACGAAGCTGCTGATGTGGGCCGTGCCGCCGTCGTTGAACGTGACCCGGATCGAGTCGTCCTGCGGGCCGCCCTCTTTTGTGCTCGCCGAGTAGTAGGCTTGCATGGCACGCGGGTAGGTCCAGATCGTGGCGAACCCCTTGAAGTAGTAGCCCGAGGAGTCGATGATGGAGACCTTGCCGGTGATCGACTGGCAGACCTGCCAGTTCTGGGAGTCGTTGTGGCCGATCATGCCGGACCAGAGGATGCCGGTGACGATCAGGACGGCCATGACGGCGAGAAGGGCACAGGTGATTTTCACCTTTGCGGGAAGAGACAAGGACATTGGTGTAGCTCCAGAAGGAAACTTGGAATAGGTGCGTCAAGCACCAGGCTCACATAAAGAGTTGCGAAAACTCTCAAACTGGTTTTAGCGTTCCTCGCTTTTCTTACGGGCGACGCGCTGCTTGCGCGGTTTGGTGATTTCCGACCGGAGGGCTTCTGCGGTCTGGGCGATCTCCACCGCTTGCAGATCGGCGGCGCTGGCGGCCTGCCGGGCGTCGATTTGGTCGGCGCGAAGACGAGCGACGACCTCCTGGCTGCTGGCGGCGGTTCGACGATTTCGCTCACGAATCGGGTGAACCACCGGCTGCGTATCAGAAGCTTGTAGACGAGAAGCCCCAAGAAGACTACGACGAGCGTTGCCAGAACTTCGATGGTTGCCATCAGCGTGACTCCTGGTTCAGATTCTCGGGTTTACGTCCAGCACCTTCCCAAAACGAGTGAAAGATGCCCTGAAGGAGGGCGCTCTTCGTCCCCAGTACACGAAGCAACAGGACATGGGTGCTCCCTTCTCGACCACCTTGCCGGCGAGCAGGAACTTCAGCCGAGGCACCCGCAAGAAGCAAATACTCCTTGCTCTTAGAAACACGTTGTCCTGCCAATGGCGCGTGTTGGTTGCCACGGGGATCAGGGCGATGATTTCCGACTCATGTTGCTCGTAGGCATTGCTGCACCTCAACAGCCAGTCCTTGATGCTGGTCCCGTTTGCATTCCTGCCGTAGGGCGGGTTGACGTAGATCGTGGGGAAGTTCCAGGTCTCTCGCAGTCCGTCGTGTTCCGGCAGCTTGTACTCCACTTTCGCTCCGACGAGGGCGTAGTCATTGGAGCACGGGTCAAGAGCAATCCAGCCACCGAAGAAATCCCGGACGACCTGGACATATTCCGCGGGCGTATTCCAATCCGTCGTCAGTGAGGTGACGTGTCTTCCGGCGGTCATGCGGTCTTGCCGCCGATCTTGTGGATTGCTCTCATTGCCTTCACTGCGCCTTTCCCGCGCAGCGGACGCCGATTCGGATAAGGCGGACCACCATTTCTGCGTCCTCCACGGCGGTGTGGGCGACTTCGCCCTTGATCCCGGCCCGTTCCATGCAGGTCTTCGAGTCGGGCAGCCTTTCGTCCGTGCCGGGCAGCCAGTAGAAGAGGGTCGGGTCGAGGACGCGGTGGTTCAGCTTGACCGTCCGCTTGAAACCGGGCAGCCTGTCGAGAAACGGCTTGTCGAAGCTGGCGAAGTTCTTGCCCGCAGGCGTCAAGCTCGTCTTGCCGTCCCAGCCCTGCGCCCGCAGCCAGGAGCAAAAGCTCTCGGCAACCTCGCCCGGCGACAGGACGGAGTTGTCGCGTGGCCCGGACAAACGTTTCAAGATTTTCGAGTTGAGGGCCAGGGCGTAGGGCTCGCCGGTGTAGACGGGATGGGCGATGTAGCGGTGGAAGATCGGCAGGGTTTCGAGCATACCGCCGTTGTCATAGATGGCCCCGATCTCAAGAATCTGGCAGGTCTCGGGGTCAAGGCCAGTCGTCTCCAGGTCGATGGAGACGTAGGGCATCTTGATCTTGGAGGACAGTTCCTTGAGGCCCTTGCTGGCGTGGCCGTTCCAATGGCACTGGCAACACTCGAAAATTGCTTCGTTCTCTGCCCTCTGCGTGAGCACGGCATGGCATACGGGACAGTACATGATGGCCTCGACGATGATGGCGTTATGGGCTGCGAGTACGTCGCGCACCCAGTCTTCGTTCTCGCTGTGAGTAGCCCCGCAGGCACATGGGCCCACCAGCATGTCGCACGGCGTACTGCCGTTGAAGCGTCTGAAGGTCCAGTCGGCGGGCCAAGGCACCATGCCGCTGCGCAGATACTTTCGCAGGACTCGTGGGTTCACTTCGGGCCTCTCAAAAGTGTCTTTGCGGCTTTGTAGTCGGCGTCTACTGTGGCGGCGTGCCACTGTACAAAGTCCATTTCGTCCGTGGCGTCGGCCGTTGTGACCGCTATCAACCGTTGCACAGTCTCCATGTCATGCCGAAGCTGCTCAGCGGATAGAATCGCGTTGATCTGGCCGGTGCCCGGGACAACCGCGGCTTCATATTCCACCAGGAAGGAGGCGGCTAGCTCGCGGTAGATGGCGACCAGGATCTTGAGCCTTTCGCTGAGTTGCTTAATGCGGACAAGGTGCCTCTCACTCAGCCGCACGGTTGCCTGAAAGGTCTCCAGTGCCTTCGTCATTTCCGGCGTGGCAGGTGTCGCGTTAGGGTCGGAGTCCAGGTTGCTCATTCCGTCTTCTCCTCGGACTCGTCCAGAGGACCGACCTCGGGGTGCGCGACCCCGAAAATCCTCAGTAGGCTTTCCAGGCACGAGGCGACGGCTCCTCGAACCTCTTGCATCTCGTGGCGCTCGACGTTGCCGTGCTCACAGGCCAGTTCCACGAGAAGTTCCTTGCGGCAAATGTCCCGGTACAAGTCGAGTGCCTGCATGACGCTGGTGGCCAGTTCGCCGGTGTGCGGCGGCTTCTTCAGAGCCTCGCACTGTCCGCCCCACCAGCCGCACGCGAGACACAAACGGTCCGGCTCAGGCGTTACCTGGAGCGGCTTGCCGCACTTGGGACAGAATTCGCTCATGGCGATCTCCTACTGGACCGGCCCCATGCCGGGCCCGACGTTGCGGACTAGGTTCACGTCCTGGATGCCCTTGAAGGTCAGGTTGAACTCGCGGACCGCGCGCTTGAACTCGGGGTCCCCGAAGCGCTGGCGAATCTGCGCCAAGGCCAGTTTCACCTTGTCCTTGGAGGCTTTGGCCGCCGCACTCCGGCCGCCCATCGTGCCAGCATCGGTCTTGATCTGCTCCCGCAGGGCGGCGAGCTGCGCCTTACCGCGGTCCTTCTGGTTTCCGACCAGCTTGAGTTGGGCGCGGGCCTCGCGCTGACCGCCGCTGGAGGCCGCCGCCTTGAGGGGCATTACCACGTCGAGTTTCCGGGCTCGGGCAGGGTTGCTCGCTTTCGCTTTGGCCATTTTCTGGCTCCTGGTTTAGTGGGTTGCTTGTTTCCGGGCGACCGCGTGAAATCACACGCCTAGCTCCCGGAGGGCTTGGACTTCGTCTGCCGTGAGCTTCTTGAGCGCTTGCCGCCGGGCTTTGACGAGCCCTTCGTACTCTTTCGCTTCTTGGCGGAACCGAGCGATTGCCTCTTGGTAGGCTTTGCGGCAGGCTTCCTTCGTCCCTTGGCCGGAGCCTCCACAGGCGGCGCAGGGGACGGTGCGCCGGTCTCGGTTGCCTTCGACCGGGCACGGCGGGTCTTGCGGGTCGTAGTTCCATCCTCGGCCGGAACAAGCGAGACAGGGCCACTTGTCGGCAGGGTGCAGTCCGAGCCAGTGCTGCTTGGTGGCAAACTCTTGCAGGCTTCGATAGGGTCGGACGGGCTTGACATGCTTCCATCCGGTGCTGAAGGTGCAAGGCATTCGTCTTCCTCTTCGTAGCGCGGCGTGACGTATCGCGTGAGAAGCTCAAAGGTCTTGCGGCTGAGCTTCTTGCGAGCCCACACAGGAATCCCCGTGGGCAGCTTGCCGAAGATTTCCACCAGGCCCCGCACACCCGTCGCTTCACAGGCTTTGGTCCAGAGCCGCTTGTGGCGTTCGCAAGATTCCCGGGCCTTCGCCAAGACCTTGAAAAGGCGATGGCCGGGGTCCGTGAAGTCCCACATCGGGAAGTTCTCGCCCTCCTTACCGCCGAAGTTCGGGACGATGATGCGGACGGTCGCCTGATAGCGGCCGGGCATCCGCACGCCGTCGTACTCCCTGCGCCAGACGATTCGGTATCCGTCTTCGGAGAGCCAGGTCCGCCGGACCTTTCCTTTCTGGCCGCGTTTCTTCTTGCGCGTGAACTCCATCACTTGGGCTCCCCGTGAACACAACCGAACTCGGGACCGGGGATTATCCCCCAGCCCTTGTCGTCTTCAATGCACATGGTTCGCACCTTTCTTAGCGGGCCGGACGAGCGCCCCGCCAGGGTTTGCTGGAGGCCGGCGATCAGTAGCCCCGGCCGCGATTGGCACGAGGGTGCATCGGCGAGTAGTGAGAGTGAAACGCCGGCAGGCGCGTCAGCATCTTGTGCGGTTTCTTCTTGGTTCCGCACCTTTTGGGACACCTCTGCGGTCCCGGCTCATTGATGCCGTGGAACACCTCGAACTCAGCTCCGCACGCAGGGCAACGGTAATCGTAGGTAGGCAAGGCACACCTCCTAGACGATGGGCTCGGTGACCGGTTGGACCACGACACAGTTCTTCAGGTTGCGGACGGTGATCCGCCGGCCCTCGGCGTTGAAGCCGGTGATGTGAGCGTCATCGACCTGGGTCACGTTCAGCTTGTTCAGCCACATCGAACTGCGGCGGCGCACGGGGTAACAGACCGTGTCGCCGGCCGCAATGGCGCGGCCTAAGAAGTCTCGGCTCATGCGATTCCCTCGGGAACTAAGGACTCGAAACGGGTGATAGACGACGGTGCAGGGACCTCGAAGATGTGCGCGTAAGGGGCAGACAGAGCCACCATCGCCTCATCCAAGGCCGCCTTGTAGTTGGTGACATGCTTCAGGCGGGTCCGCATCTCCCTGCTAGGCCGCCTGCCATGCAGAACCAGGGCAAAGAACTCCGGCCGATACTTGGGGCTCATCTCGTGACGCTCGCAGATCGCATTCAGGTCAAGACTCATGGTTGCGCTCCCTTGGGGTTAAGTTGCGGGGCAGCCTAGTCCGCGCTCCGCCATACCAAGAGTTGCAAAATCTCGAAAACTGGTTTTCCGATCAGCGAATTTTGTTGCGTTCGCCGATCAAGGCGGCCAGCGAGCGGCAGAGAAGGTCCCAGGCGAGCAGTCGCTTCCGCGGGAAACCGAGGATCGTACCGTGCCGCCAGGGACGGCCTGCCTTGTCCCGCAGGTCCACGAAGTAGTTGCCTAGGGCAGGTCCGCCTGTGCCAAGGTTGGTGATCGTGCCCGTTGCAAGGGTCGTCTTGCGGGCTTCACAGCCGCCGGGCCATATTTCAATCGTTACCTTCAGCATTACCGGCACCCTTGCGGATCGTCCGGGTTGTCGGCATCGTGCCGGCCCGCGACCGAGAAAACGCACCACGAAGAAGAGGCTACCCAAGGACGTTGAAGAGAAGACGAAGACCGTTCAGTTCGGCGGGCAGGGTTGGGGATCAAGCGGGGTAGGCCGCAAGTTCACGTTCCTCTCTCGGCTCTTGACGCCACCTATGGGGTGGGTGCGCTGAGGGGCATCCCAGCGGAAACAGTTTTATTCAGCGGTTTCTCGCGCCGTTTAGAATGGGGGGGGATATTGCTTAGCACCCCGCCGTTGGCTAGAATTGCGGTTATTCCAGGGCTTCGATGGCGTGAACCTGAGCAGAGGGTGACTGATATGGGTGTGCGTCTCAGTGTCTACTCGGGCGTTCTTGTGCCCCTTCAAAACGTGCTGGAACTGATTCCCCCCAAGCACTATTCCCAAATGCTCAAGCAAGCCAGGAATGCCTGCGAGACAGACGAGGAATTTCGGAAGGCGTTCGGCGAATTGGATAGGAGTGAGACACTTACCCTCGACGACTTGAAGGACCGTCTGTACGAGACTGCCAAGAGTCTTTTGGCCCGCGATGAGGCATCGTCATCCTGCATTGAAGAACAGGACCATCAAACGCTGTTCTCGTTACTATTCGAGGGTCTGCCGCACAGGTTTGGCTTCGTAGACAACTTGGGGCAATGGGTAGCGGGACCACCTTTTGACGAGCTAGGTGGATTCCATGAGGGACTTTCCTCTGCAAGGAAGAACGGCCTGTGGGGTGTGATTGACAAGCAAGGGCAGTGGGTGATTGACCCGCACTTTGAGGACATCGGTGAGTTTCGGAGGGGGCTGGCAGCCGCAAAGAGCCATGAAGGGTGGGGCTTTATCGACGCCAAAGGCAAGTGGGTCATCGAGCCAATGTTCGACGACGCCAGGACTTTTGACGAAGGCCCAAACGGCGTGAACTCCAATGCGTTGTGGGGTTTCATTGATGCGCAAGGGAAATGGTTGATTGAGCCGCAATTCTCCTTTATTGGCCGCTGGTCGGCCATCGGCTATGAGGGATTCGTGGACGGCCTTGCTGCTGCGTCGCAAGATGGCCTCGTCGGCTATATCGACGAGGAAGGACGATGGGTTATCGAGCCCCAGTTCGAGAACAGCGATGGGTTCGTCATGGGGCTTGCCCGTGCAAGAAAAGGAAAATCCTGGGGCATTATTGACAAACAGGGCAAGTGGGTCGTCGAACCGCAATTTGCCGACTTATCTCGCCCTGATGCGACAGGTGTGTATCGGGCAAAGTCTGATAATCTATGGGGACTTCTGGACCGACATGGCCAATGGATCATTTCTCCAACATTTCAATGCATCGGCCAGTTTGAGAAGGGAGTGTGGTTCGCCGCTGTTGATGATAAATACGGTACAATGACCGCAGAGGGGAAATGGCTCATTACTCCACGTTTTGAACGGCTGGGACCGTTGTGTGATGGGCTCTCTGCTGCCAAACACGAGCGCTATGGCTTTGTTGACAAGGCAGGCAAATGGGTGATTGAACCCCAATTCGAGGAAGTCGAAGAGTTTCGTGAGGGTTATGCGCTTGCAAAGAGCGAGGGGTTATGGGGTGTAATTGATCGTTCAGGCAAATGGGTGGTCGCTCCGAAATTCGACAACACATACTGCGGCTCGTGGACCTTCGAGGACGGTGTGGCAGTGTTCAAACACGAAGGAGTGTGGGCAGGCATCAATCCAAGGGGCGAATGGGTCATTGAACCCGCGTGCAGGTACGTAGCTTTGTCAAAAGAAGAAGAGCCCGCTGGCGGACATGTGTTACCGAAAATCAAGGAGATCGTGGCTTTCCACTGGTATAATGTGACGGATGGATTGCGCTACGATCTCGGTGAGCCGTTTGTCGTGTTCGACAAGTCCGATTGTGTGGTCGAGCGGCTGACCGAACCAGGGGAAGTTCTTGCGAGGGCCCTCGGCGTGGAAGAATTGCATTCAACACACTATGCACATTATGGTTGAACGGACGGCCAATAATCGTCGCCACTTCCCAAACACACCAGTGGCAGATAAGGGCGCGGACACACCAACACCACTCATTGTGCGGTCGCGCCAACAAGAGCGAGGAGCCTCCTAACAGAACATCAGTTGCCAGCCGCACGGAGCAATGATGGCCCAGAAGGTGGTGGTATCGACAAGTCGAATTCATCCTGCGCTTGGTTATCCCAGGGCTCCGATGGCGTCAACCTGAACAGAGGGCGACTAATATGGGTATGGATGTCAGTGTCCACTCGGGCGTTCTTGTGCCACTCCAAAGCGTACTTCGCTTCATTCCTGCGAAGCGCTATTCCCAAATGCTCAAGCAAGCCAGGAATGCCTGCGAGACAGACGAGGCATTTCGGAAGGCGTTCGGTGAATTGGATAGGAGTGGCACAATTACCTTCGACGAGTTGAAGGACCGTCTGTACAAGACAGCCAAGAGTCTTTTGGCCACCGATTCGGAAACGCTTCAGTGGAGTGAAATCGACGAATACGAACATCAAACGCTGTTCTCGTTACTATTGGAGAGTCTGCCGCACAGGTTTGGCTTCCTCGACAACTCGCGGCAATGGGTAGCGGGACCACCTTTTGACGAGCTAGGTGGATTCCATGAGGGACTGTGCTCTGCAAAGACGAACGGGCTGTGGGGTGTGATTGACAAGCAAGGACGTTGGGTGATTGACCCGCACTTCGAGGACATCGGTGACTTTCACAGGGGGCTGGCAATCGCATCGAGCCATGATTTGTGCGGCTTTATCGACGCCAAAGGCAGGTGGGTCATCGAGCCAATGTTCGACGGGGCCGAGACCTTCATCGAAGGCCCAAACTTTGCGAGTTCCGATGGATTGTGGGGTTTCATTGATGCGCAAGGGAAATGGTTGATCGAGCCGCGATTCAAGCCCATCTGCGTCGGTTTCGTGGACGGCCTTGCTGCCGTGAGGCAAGACCAACTCGTCGGCTATATCGACGAGGAAGGACGATGGGTTATCGAGCCCCAGTTCGTGGAAAGCTCTCACTTCGTCATGGGGCTTGCCCTAGCAGAGGCGGACGGAGGATCATGGGGCATTATTGACAAACAGGGCAAGTGGGTTGTCGAACCGCAGTTCGCCGACTTATCTCTGTCTGGTGCGCCAGGCGTATATTGGGCAAAGTCTGATAATCTATGGGGACTTCTGGACCGACACGGCCAATGGCTCATTTCTCCTACACTTCAATTCATCGAAGGGCCGTTCACAAACGGGGTCGCGGTCGCCATTGTTGATGGTAAGTACGGTGCAATAACCGTAGAGGGGAAATGGCTCATTCCCCCGCACTTTGAATGGTTGGGACCGTTGTGTGATGGGCTCTTGTGTGCCGCCGAGAACGATCGCGTTGGCTTTGTTGACAAGATGGGCGAATGGGTGATTGAACCTCAATTCGAGCAAGTCGAACCGTTTCGTGAGGGTCATGCTCTTGCAAAGAGCGAGGCGTTATGGGGTGTAATTGATCGTTCAGGCAAATGGGTGGTCGCTCCGAAATTCGACGACCCAGAATACGGCTGGACGTTCGAGGACGGTGTGGCAGTGTTCAAGCACGAAGGAGTGTGGGCAGGCATCAATCCAAGGGGCGAATGGGTCATTGAACCCGCGTGTAAGTACGTAACCTTGTCGGAAGATGAAGAGCCCGCTGGGGGACATGTCTTACCGAAAATCAAGATGATTCTGGCTTTCCACCAGCCTAGATTGACGGGTACATGGGATTTCAAAGACGGTGAGCCGTATGTTGTATTCGACAAGTCCGAGTTCGTCGTCGAGCGGCTGACTGAAAACGCGGAGGCTCTCGCCAAGGTTATCGGTGAGGAAAACCTACATTGCAACCACTGGACGAATTTTAGCAACTGAGTGCGGATCGGCCTCCTGCCATCGCTTATATGGCGGAGAAAACACTTACCCATTCCAACCTGACATAGGGGGTCGCACGACGGCGACTGTGGTCACAATGAGCCCTGGGATTTTGCTAATCATTTTAGCAGGGTTAGCTATAGCGATAGCTAAACACTTCATGGAGAAGAGAGACCACTCCGAATCTGAAAGGAAAAGGAACGGCAAGATACGTTAGAGGCACAGGTTCGCATTCGTCAATATCAATTACAGCAGAAGGGTGAATTGAGGCGAGAAGGCGAGTATTCAGGAAGCCGGTCCCTTTACCACGGGTGCATTCCTGGATCATGCCCCCTCCCAGATGGCTCGGTGGACGTAGCCGCTGCGGATCAGCCCGTGTTCCGCCGCGATCTTTTCGCAGTAGCCCCTGTCGATCTCGAAAAGGGAGCAGGGCAGGCCGAGACGTTTACACACTCTCAGCGTCGTCCCCGTGCCCGCGAAGGGATCGACCACGACGCCGCCGGGCGGTGTCGTCAGCTTCAGGCACCGTTCGACTAGCCCCTCGTTCAGTTGGGTCGGGTGCCACGGGCGGCGCTGCTTGCTGTTGCCTGTGACCCGCGTGAAGTCGAAAACGTCGCCCGGCACCCGCCCGCGGGGATCAGCACGCTTGTCGCCGTTCTCCTGCCGCCAACTCGGCACGCGGATGGCGTCCGGGTAGAGCGGGGCGTCGGACCAGCGAAGTCGCAAGAGCGGCCGATGGTTATTGCCCAGGTCGTGGTGGCTATGCTGGCCGAAAGTGAACGTCTGGACGCAGGGCTTGGCCTCGATCGCGCTGCCGTGCTGGCCCTCGATCTCGGTCACGATGCGGCCTACTTGGAAGGTCCATTTCGCGTTGTAGGAGAGCCATACCGTCTTTGCCCTCGTGATGAAGCAGTTGAGCCAGCCGCGGAGCAAGTCGATGTAATCGCTCTCGGTGCGACGATCCTTGTAGGTGTCGTAGCCCAGGCCGATGTTGTCCGGCGGATCGGCGAACAATGTGTCCACCCGATCTGCCCCGGGCATCCACTCCATGCAGTCAGCATTGACAAGCGAGTATTTCATGTTGGGTCCAGTGCGGTCTCCGGCAGGAAGTAGTGGGAGCCGATGCCCTTGACGTTGAAGATCAGGATCTCGGCGTGAAACTCCACGCCGGGGAACGTGTCCAGCGGAAGCGACACGATGCTGGTCAGCTTGGCACCGCAATCCCGCAGCCATCGCCAGCGGGTGCTCTTGCGCCGTTGATTGAGACGCATCCCCATCGGTGCGAACATGACCGTTGGCGTCCCGTACCCGAACAGCTTGAACGTGTGCTCCAGGAAGACCTCCGGGTACAGCCTCCGGCCGCTGGCCCCGTTGAAGGGCGGATTGCAGAGCACGAGATCCGGGCGCGCCATGTCCGTTTGATCTTCATACCGGCCGTGACAAAACTCGTTGCAGTAGGCACTTCCTCGGTCGTCAATGTCGCAACCGTAGATGTAGTGGCCGCTGCTGACCCAAGGGGCCGTCAATCGGCCGGTGCCAATGGCCGGGTCCAGGACAAGATGGAACCAGTGCCGGCAGCGACCGCCCCCGGCACACGGCCCGCGAGCGGCTCGCAAGGGTCGGGCATTGCACAGCGTCGTGTAAAGAAACTGTGCAACGCTGCTCGGCGTGTAGATGTCGCTCCGCTTCGGGTTGGCGGTGTAGTCGTTTCGTTTGACGGTCAGCGGGCTCACCATTACTTTGTCTCTTTGGACCACGTTGTCTGTCGTTTGCAGTACCGAACGGTCAGATAGGTCCCCAGCCAGTTTCCGAGCCCGTAGGCGACAATGGCCGCGGCGCACCGTTCGACGACCAACAGGGTTGACACCAGGCCAAGCATGTAAATCAACAAGGCGAGGTGCGCGGCCTGTGCCGCATGACGGTCGCGGACGGAGTTCACGCAGAGTGCCCAGAGAATGTCGAAAACGAAGCCACACAGGAACGCCACGGCGACGAGCGAATAGCCGCTCATAATGATCCTCCCACCTCCCCGGCCATCGCGTGGCACTCGGGGCACTCCAGGTTGGACGACTCCTCGGTCGAGAACACGGCCACCCAGGTGTGGCCGCAGACCCGGCAGCAGGCGAAGCCGGTGGCCCACTGAGGCTCCTCGTTCAATTGCTCAGACATCGGACCCTCCATCCCCCGTGCTTGCTCTCGGTCATGGCGGTCAGACCTTGAGGCGAATACTGTAATCGCACGACACAACGTCGTCGGGCTTCATGGCGTATCCCATGCACTTGCCCGCCAAAGCGTTGCCGAAGCGGTCAAAGACAGCCAACGACTTCAGGTTGGCTTCCTTCACAGCCGTCAGGCGGCCGAAGTGCAGTGTGAGGGATGCGCCATCGGGCCGGATGTCGCGCGTGATTCGCTTGGGATTGCCAAGATCGTAGGTATATTGCCCGGTCACTAGCCTGCCGCGCCAAGACTCGAAGCAGTCGATCGACGCCTCGAACAGTGACAAGACCTTCCTGGTGTGCTCAAGAATGCCGCGAGGCGCAATCGCAGGGGCGCTCAGCTTAGCGGTGTCCGATGGGTCCACCTCCTTGAACTCGCTTCGCCGAGCAGCGAGGCAACTGACCTGCCAGACCTGTCCCGAAGGGCCAGCCTCGCCAGCCTTGTCCAGGCCGACGATGTAGTTGACGGACGCAGGCGGATTGGACGAATTGGTTGCCTGCGGATCGGCAAAGCCGCTCAAGGAGTCAAGCAGATCCTCGACTTTCTTCTGGCGGCGTGTCTTCCGGGAGGCGGTCGAAGCAACCTTGGACGTTGACGTTGCCGTCTTGCGCGTTAACTTGCGCACCGTTTTGCGCATCTTCTTCATGGGTGCATTCTCTTGAGGCGGTAAAGGACAAAGTAATAACAGGGACGAGTTCGTCCGGCCCGACGAATGCGTCCTCGTCCCTGTAGTCGATGGTCAGGGCGAGACCGGTATCGTCCAAGTGGTTCACGGCAGCCAGCAGCTTCTGGAAGACCCTGACGAAGTGCTCCGGTGCCAGCTTGGACGTGCGGAGGCGCTCCAGGGCGGCGGGAAGGATCGTCTTCGGCTGCCTCGGTCGGTCAGTAGTGATACTCGCGTCCGCCATACTGTCCCTCGCTGTAGCAGGCGTGCTTCGTTGTGCAGATCAGGATGGCGATAAGCGGCCAGACGAAAAGCGACGGCACCAGGTTCTCGTACCACTCAGTCCTGTAATTGGCGAGCATCGCATCCGCCTTGACGGTGACGGCGGCACCAATGATCCAGAGGCAGAGCAGGGCAATCAGCAGGTACATGGTTCACCATTTCTTCGTGCGGACGCATTCCGCAAAAAAGTCATCCTTCACCGATCCATCGGACATGAGGCCGCCGGCCATGTTGTCGAGCACCTCACAGCGGGACCGACTTTCCTCGGGGGTCATGTCGGTAAAGACATGGCCGCTGGTAATGGCGGTCCAGCAGCGGGCAACCCGCTTCACGAGAGCTTCCTGATGGGCCTTGCTCACGCGACCGCGGTGGTTTGCCACGCGAAGCAGCGGCCTCGCGTCGGGGCCCAGGTACTTGGCGACGATCTCGTCGATCATCAGGACGACGTTCTCATCGCCCACGGCCTCGCCCAGCAGCCAGCCGTAGAGGCAGAGCTGATCGGCGTACTCGTTGTTGCACCCCTCCATGTAGCCGGAATTGATTAACAGGCCGTGGTAGTTCATCCCCAGGAAGTTGGCGTGCTCCTTGCAATGGCTGCGGCTCGGCTTGTCGGACAAGTAGCCATCGCGGCAGAGCATATAGCCCTTGGACGGGCTCGCCCCGTACTTGGAGCAGTAGCCGTGGACTTTCCAGTCGAGGATGACGTGGATCGGTCCGTCGCCCAGGTCGAGCACGAAGCGGCAGTCCGGTTTGCCCAAGAAGGGTGCGCCGCCGATGAGGCCCTCGACCTTGAACTCGAAGCGTGGCGGCTCGATGCTTCTCTGCAAGAGGACAAACAACTCCTCGTAGGCCCCGGTCAGCTTGTAGCACTTCCAGATGTGCTTGCCGGCCTTCAGGGCGAAGTCGCGGCACTGCGGCTCGACCTGGCTCTCGAAGATCGCGCCGAACTCGAATTGCGGATTGCTGCTCACGCCGAACAGTTGCGAGTGCAGGGCGGCCTTGACGAAGGCGTCGAAGGCGGACCCCACAGCCATCGGCGGCTCCTGGGGCAGGCGCGGGGCGGCCTTGTCCGCCAGGTAGCGCATGTAGAACTCCTCGACATCCTTCTCGAAGAGGCTGAGGGACGAGTAGCTGAGGGATCTTGGTGTCTTCATGGGTCAGGTCCAGAGCAGGCCCCGCAGGGCGATCAGTTTGTTGAGCATCTTGGTGTCGGTCTCGTAGTCGTCGAACTGGTCGTCGTTCTTACGCTGCCGCCACCAGGAATAGAGCACCCGTAACTCCTGCCACTCGGTTGCTCGACGGCGGGCCTCTCCTTCGCCGCAGTCCAGGTAAAGCGCGTAAACGTCCTGATAGAAGTGACCTTCTTCCTGGGTCACAAAGTCTTCAAGGATCTGGAAGGCCGCGTAGAGCAGCAGGTGGTCACGGTCGCACCAGGTCGGCCCCAGGGATCGGCAAACGACGACGTTGTAGCGGTGCCAGAGTCGGCATGTGAGCCAGTACCAGCGGTCGTGCAGCCAGCGCCGGGCGTCTCCCAATCGCCGCCAAGGGCTCCGCTTTCGTATTGGTTGCTTGCTCATGGCTTGTTCGGGGGTCTGGATGCGATCCCGGAGTCGGGCTTGGACTCGGGTTCAGCCGCCGGCTTGACCTTGGGCTCGGCCGGCTTGATCTGGGCCTCGATTGGCTCGATCCTGGGCTCGGTCTTGGGCTCGGCCGGCGGCGGCAGCGGTGCTGGCTCCGTGTCCGGTGGCAGCGGGAGCCGAAGAACCTCCCAATCACCCGCGGTCGCGGGCGGCTGTGGAGCCGGTCGAATGGCCGGCTTGCCCATGAAAATGGCCGCGACGATCAAGGCCGACATCGCCATGAGGCCGAGCAGGATGCTGAGGGGGTTGTCGTTGTTCCGGTTCATGTTGGCATTCCAGGTGGTGAGAAGATTCCCGTGAAGGCCGTGGCGTCCGACCAGAACTCTTTGAGGTGCGGAAGCCCGACTTTCAGGATGCCGCAGCCGTGGAGCCAATTCAGGATGCCTTCGGGCGTGAGAACGTGGGGGTGACAGTCGTCGGCCGGGATGTAGAGCCACTCGAAGATGCGCAGGACGCCGTGGGGCGAGACGCGGGCGACAGCGTTGGTTACGACCTTGGCCGGGTCCTGGACGTGCTGGAGCACGTTGTACAGCCACACCTCGTCGAACAGGGCGTTGCCGAGCTGTTGGCTGCCCAGGCCCTCGCCCGGGGCCTGGATAAACTCAATCTTGTAGTTGGCGTATCGCCTATGGACTGAAGGCGGCCATTCGCAGGGGTCCGCCACAACCAACCGCTTGGCACCAATGCAGCGTAGGGTCATGCTGACCGGACCGCCGCCCACGTCCAGCACGGTCTTGCCCGGCATGTACAGCTCACCATTGAGCGTGCCGTAGTCCTCGAACAGCCCCATTTCACGGCCGTACATTTCCTGCTTGGCAAACTCGCCCCAGGCTCGCATCCCGAGACAATTGCCCCAGTATTCGGCCTCGTGCTTCTGCGTCTCATTCCAGTCGGCGGTCATGCTGCATCTCCTGGCCTAGCGGCCCTGGACCCCGTTTGTACTGAAGTCAAATGATCCCGACGGCCCGCTCGGCAGCTCGACAACCGCTTCGTGCGCCTGCCCGACCAGCCCGGTCGTCCCTTCCCCGGCGCGGTTGTCGTTGGGGCCTGTCTCCCCGGTCAGCCCGGCAGTGACGGCAGCGAACTTCGCGGCTACGGCGGCCGGCACTGGCTGCGGCTCTCCGAAGTGCCCCAGAATCTTGGCGACGACGACCTGCTCGCGGAGGGCTGGCGGCATGTCTTCCAGTGCCTGGATCTTCTTCAGGCAGCAGCGTTTGGCCTTCTTGCCGGAGCCACAGGGACAGAGATCGTTCCGGCCGACGTAAATCGACCCCTGTGCCGACGCCCTCTTCCGTTTTGCCTCGACGAGTCGCTTCTTGGTCTTGGTGCTCATGGTTACCTGCTGGTTACCTGCTCTGGTTATTCACGAGTGGAACTCGAAGCCGAACGCATGGCCCGTCATGCCGAGACCGCCAAAGACGACGAGGATGGCAAGCATCCCGTCGATGTTCCAGAAGCGCCAGGCGGCAGCGGCTCCGAAGGCGATCACGAGTCCAAGGGTCGCTTGAACGGTTTCCTTCACAGCATCGTTCATGGTTGTCGAGCCTTTCCAAAGGGGATTTGATGCCAGAGTCGTTCGTGGAAGTAGAACAGGATCAGCTTCACGATGAAGCAGATCAGGGTGAACACGGCACAGCCGCCGACGTTGCCGAACATGGCGAAAGCCAAGGCGAAGCAGACAAGGTTGCTGAAAGTTTCCCAAGTCAGTGCCTTGGCGACGGTACGCTTTGGTGCGCTGGGGTCGGGCTTCATCTCCTCCCTCGCTTCGCGGTTCGCTTGGCGGTCAGGCGATTTCTCCGGCCGATGTACCGGCTTGCAGACTCGACGCAAGGTTTGCCCATCCAGTTGAAGAAGTACCAGCGGTTGAGCCGGTCGATCACCGGGTCGTGGTCGATGTGCCGCAGGTAGGTCTTCACTTCGTCCCACGTCGAGAAGATCATCTCGAAGGGGAGCGTGCCGAAGAGCCAATCCGGGCAGTTCTCGATGCCCTGAGCCACGCGAACGAGGATGGGCTTCTTTTCCCGGTTGGCCAGGAACAACTCTTCGTAGGTGCCCGTTGCGTGAACTTGCAGGTCGATGTTCACGATGAGGAAGTCGGCCACGTCCACCATCCGCAGATCGACCGGGCGAATCTGCTTCATCTGGTTGCGGACGAACTCAAAGTCGCCGGATCGCTTCGCCTTGTGGCGCAGTTCGCGGTTCTCCAGGTCTTCGACGCCGATGTCGATGGGCTTTCGGCACGGGTCGAGCCAGAGGATGTTCAGGTCGCTCAACGAGTCGATCAGGTCTTGACGCCAGCCGATGCCGCCGTCAATCACGCGGTCCATTGCCCCGCACAGGTAGCCCCGGTTCAGGGCCAGCCGGTTCATGGCGGGCTTTCTCACGGCCTGTTTCTTCACGGGAGCAATTCCTGGAACTTGGACGAGCCGATGCGGGTGCAACCCATGTCCAGGTAACGGACTGCATCAGCGTAAGTGTTGATCCCGCCGCTGGCCTTGACTCCGCACCAATAATCGCCCCTTACGGCGTCAAGCATGATCCGCACCACGTCTGGGGTTGCTCCGTGCGGGGCGACGCCGGTCGAGGTCTTGATGTAATCCACGCCGCAATCAGCGCACAGGCGGGAGGCGTCCCTTATCTGGGACGGCGTGTAATAGCAAGTCTCCAGGATGGCTTTGACGATCGCCCCTCGCGGGCGGGCCTCGGCGACAATCTGGGTCAGCTCGGTCCTTATTGGGCCCGGATCGCCATCCAGGAGCCGGCCGTAGTTGACCACTACGTCGATCTCCTTCGCCCCGGAACCCATTGCCTCCACGGCCTCCACCGTCTTGGTAAACGGAGTGGTGTTGCCGTGCGGGAAACCGACAACAGCACACACTCGGTCCGTATAAAGAGTTGCAAAACAGACAAAACTGGTTGGGACGCAGACGGATTTTATTCCGTAGCGGTTCACCATCTCGCAGGCTGCGCGCACCTCGGCCGCCGTTGCGGTGGGCTTCAACACTGCCAGGTCCAGGGAGTCGGCAATGCGCTTTACAGCGGTTGCGCGGTCGTCGGGTGTGGCTTCAGGCTCGATCTGATTGTTGTTCATTGCTGTTGGCAGTGGTGTTGGTTGACCTCAAAGCCGAGAAACTGGTGCCCTAGCATCCGAGCTGCCCGTCCTGTTGTCCCGCTGCCCATGAATGGATCGAAGACGATTCCAGACTTCATGCCCGATGCTTTGATGCACTGGAGCGGGAGGTCAATTGGAAAGGTGGAACAGTGGCCAGTCCGGTTCGGTCGCTGAAGCAGCTTCCAAACCGACCCGAGGGGAGGCTTGACCTGGAACAGGTGGCGTTCGCTCTTGGCGAAGATGTAGATACCCTCGTGTTTACGATGCGGTCGGCGACAGCGGCCCTCTGGCAACGGCCGTGACTTTTCCCAGATCACTTCGCCACGGAAAAGGAAGCCAAGATCACATAGGCCGGACACCACGCGGTACGGGATTGCCAGCAGGTTGCCATATTGCAACCACGGGGTGTCCCTGCGAATACAAGCCCTCCGGCGGCCACGCTTCTTCGTGTAGGCCGAGTTGGTCGCGGGTAGACCTTTGCCGTCTTTGCCCAAGGAACTGTAGCGATAGTCGCCGGCCTGCCAGTTGATGGGCGTGTTGTAAGCGTCTCCCAGGTTCAGCCACAGTGTCGCACTTGGCTTGAGGCAGCGCATCACCTCCGCAAGGACCGCGACCAAGTTGCGTATGTAGTCCCGAGGATCGGGCTCTGAGCCCAGGTCGGCTGAATCGCGCTGGCCCCAGTAGGGTGGGGAAGTTACCGCAACATCGAAGGTGTCTGACGGGATGCTGCGCATCCCTGCCAGGCAGTCACAGCAGTGCGTCCGGTCCATTTGCCAGTGTCCGATCTTGCCACGGCTCATGGGTGCTACGCGGCCTCCCCATTGTCTTCCGCGTTGTTGCGGCCGATGAAGTCGGCCGACTTGCTCTTGAGGACCATTCGGCCGCGCAACACTTCGCTGTAGGTCTCGACGAGCGGCGTGATGACGATGCCCTCCCGGTCCTTGAACTTGGACTTCACTTCCGTTGCCAGGGTCGTCGGACCGCAGGTTAGGGCCTCGACCATCTTGGGGCTGAAGGGTCCTTGATAGAGCAGTGGGACCAGTTCGACCCCGAAGTTGTTGCACATCGTTTTCACGATGCTCCAATCGAGATAGTCCCCGTCATCCGTGATGTCGAACACGCGGTAGCCCAGCTCGCCCGCAGGCACCCCATAGTCGAGATCCTGGACGCCGGGGCCGTACAACTCGCCGAAGACGACGATGTTCCGGCGCTCGCCGCAGAGCGTGTTGAGCATTGCCAGCAAGCCTTCGTTCTCCAGCGGACGCCAGTAGACGGAAGTCTGGCCCTCCCACTCGCGCTTGCGGTTCTTCTTGTGTGAGCCAGCCATGAATTGGAACTCGCCCTCGACCTGGATCACGCCGACCCGGCTGTTGGTGCCGTGGATCTTTTCCGTCACGCGGACCGGCGTGCCGACCGGGATGGCGTCCGGGTAGCGATAGTGATTCTGGATGTCCGTGTAGATGTGGAAGGCGGGATGCTCGGGAGCCAGGCCACCCCAGGCCGCCCCTTTGATCTGGCCGTTTCGCCATGTCGGCGGCTCGTACTTCTGGCCGCGGTAGTAGCCGGTCACGTCGCAGCCGGAGCCGGTGTGGGCCATGTCCATTGGAATGTGGGCGACGAAGCCGTAGCTGGCGACGCTTCGCAGGCGGCAGGCGGCGACACGGCAGGGAATCTTCCGACCGTCCAAGAGCGAACTCTTGAGGTACTTCTGCACGCCCAGTTTCTCGGACACGTCGCCGGGGAGAAGCATGTCGGGCGGGAAGTAGACCACCAGATCGCCGGCCTGGTACTCGCCTTTGGGCACGACGCATTGCGTGCCGAGAATCCTGGCGACCTCCAGCCGATCGGCCTGCGGGTGCGGCTCGACGGCCTTGATGCTTTCGACGGTGATGCTAATGTCGGACATGAGCGCAGACTTTCAGACAGTTGGGGTTTGGGGGATCGCCAAAGACGTTCAGCGAGTTGTCAGATGCGAGAAGAGAGCAGATCGCGGTGTGCTTTCGGCCTCGTTGGCTTGGGAGGCTGCGGCACAATCTGGAATCAAACGACAGTGAACACGTTAATCATCAGGGTCCACTTCCTTTGCCTCCTCGCAGGTCTCTCGGTGCTTGCGCCAGCACTCGTCACACAATGGGCCAGCTCCGCAGGGGCAGTAGGACGAGTCGTTGCTGATTCCGGCTCTTCCGGTCGGCTCGTCGCATTCATGACAGAACTCCGCGGTCAGCGCACGATGCTATAGGCTTTGTCCATCTCTTGAATGACGCGAGCCAGGTCACCGGGCGGGACCGTGATGTGCGGAATCCGCCACTCGTGCAGATAGTTGGCGATGGTGTCGTGCATTGCCCCAGCGCTTCCAGGCGTTTGGTAACGACCCTGCGGCTTGTAGGGAACGAGGCGGTCCACGAGAAAGTTGATTGACTGATAGACCCGATCGAACTCCTCGGCAATGTGCCGTAGCTCTCTTGCCGCCGGTCGCTGTTGATGCACGGCGTACATGACCTGCAACATCATCGGCGAGTCGGTCACGACCATGTTCACGCCGGCCTGGAGGAAAAGGTCCTCCGCGTGCAGTTGCTTGGCGAACGTGTAAACGTAGTCAAAGGACCGCAACTCCCGACGCTGGTAGGCCCACGTCTTGATGAACTCTTGCGCCAACTCCACATCGAAGCCCTTAGCCTTCAGGTGGCCGAACAACTGGGCCGCCAGGGTGCTCTTGCCTACGCCGGGGCCGCCGAAGAAGTTGATGCGTAGTCCCACGATGCGTCTCTTCGTTTCCAAGTCGTCGGCCGGTTACCGCGCGTTTCGCTATGTCGGTATGATCTCCGCTACAGCACGCGCCCGTCTTCAATGTTCCCACCCGGGCCAACCCACACCGAAACTAGATTGGCCACCCTCACCGGCCTTCGACTTGTTTCACTGTTTGGTCTTGACGAAGACGAGGAAGTAGGAGTGGTTCTTTCTCGCGTGGACTTGCTTATTCATCCGACTCACTCCGGGTCGATTTGTTCGCACGAGTACAAACAAGTCTTTCGCGTGAAACCCCATCGTGGCGTACTCGTTGATGATCTCGACGTGGGTCAAGTGTTGCCGGTTGGCGCTCACTTCGTCTTGGCACTTGACAATGAGAGTTCCGCCATGCCGAAGCACGCGACGGGCCTCTACGGCAGCCTCGACGTAGAGCGACAGGACGGCAGCGTGATAGCGTGGCCCGCTGGTAGTCATCGCCGAGGAAGAATAGTGCTCTCGAAAGGGCGCATGAGACCCGGAGCCCGCAAGTTGGCTCACGGCTCGCCGGAAAAAGCCTTCCATGTACGGCGGGTCAAGGACAACAGCGTCGATCGACCCATCCCCATAAGGCAGCTTCCTGCAATCCACGCCGCTGTTCAGGTCGCTGGGCAACAACGTGTAGTGGGTCGGATCGACCTCTTTCCAGAACGTCCCTTTCCCATAGGTCACGTCTGCGACCTTGGAACCGCGCGGCACGTGCAGACGCAGGATGTCTGCGAATAGACGCGCGTTCTGGCCGACATGCGCGCTGAGAATTAGGGAAATCGAGGCAGCCATTACTCGTCGCGCAGCCTCTTCATGGCCTGGAGGTAGTGCGTCTCGCAGTTGCGGCAGGCCCGGCAATAGCTCGACTCGATGCTGCCGCACATGGAGACCAGGCGATTGTCCCTGTAGCGGGACATGACGTATCGCATGAAGAGCTTGGTCGGGCAGTAGTAGGAGTTGATGTGCCGGACGCGCCACTCGTAGCACTCATCCGGGCCGCCGATGTCGTTCTGAACCTCGACGGAGACTGTAGGCTTGCGGTCGTAGTAGGCCATGAAGGTCAAGACCACGGGCAGGCCCCCCGTCGTCCAATGCCGCACGGCGGCGTCAATGTGTTCGAGGTTGGTGCCAGAGACTCGCAGGCGAATGAACATCACGTTCAAAGGCACCTGGTCTGCCCAAATTGGGCACCATGCCGGCGACTCTTCTTGCTGGTTGGCGGTCAGGACTACCGGCCCGGGGAAGTCCAGTGCGGGGACGCTCGTGTTGAAGAAGAAGTTCCTGTACTGCTGGGCCGTGGCGATCACCAGGTCGCGCTGGTTGTTACTGTCGTTGCCACAGTTCATGCGGACGATGCCGTCGCCCACTTCCTCCGGCGTCGGGACCACGGGCAACTGACCCAGCGGAATGTAGTACGCCCCCGGCCGATTGAAGAAGCACTGGCTGCATCCAATGGGACACGACCCCTTCTGCGGGATGCAATCGAATATCGGAGTGCCTTCTAGCTTCGGGTTGCGCCTGGTCATGGTGCGATCTCAGAAGTTGGTGAAGAGAATCTCGACCTTGTTGCTGCACTCGCCCCGACGCTCGCAGGCTCCTCGGCGGGGTGTGTCCCGCGTGATCCGGTTCCAATGCGGGTAGAAACTCGCAGCAGCTAGCGACTCGGACACGATCACCTTGGCACTGGCCGAGTTCAGCAATTCGACCATTGCCGGATAGTCAACGCGGTAGCGATACTCGTCCTCGTGGCCCACGTAGGGCGGATCGACGTAGATCAGGGCCTCGGAGTCGTTGTAGACTCGCTGGATTGCGGCCAGTGCGTCCTCGTGCAACAGCGCGACCCCGCGCATCCGGTTGGCGGCCGGGAGCACTCGTTGGAACCAGTCGGCCCAGACCTCGCTCTTGGGCTTGTGCGGGGCTGAGGACTTATCCAGCGACCAAGTTGAATTGTTGCCGTTGCCGCAGTAGAACTGCGTTCCCTGGGCCATCAGCAGCACGGCCTGGTCGATGTCGCCCACCGGCTGCCCGCGCCAATTGGCGGCCGTATAGGGCGTGGCCCAGATCAGCGCAGCCAATTGCTCCGGCTGCGACTGGATTGCTTTCCACATGCCCATGACCACCTCGTCCAGATCGTTGACGATCTCGGCAAACGAGCGGGGCTTTGCCAACAGCACGGCGGCCGAGCCACAGCAGGGCTCCATGTAGACCCGGTGCTGCGGGAAGTGGGAAACAACCCACTTGGCGATGGACGCCTTGCCGCCGTACTGGCGATAGGTGATCTTGGGCGTGGCCATCAGTCTTCGTCGTCCTCTTCCTTGGCAACGATGTCTAATGCCTCCCCCATCAGGTACTCGGCCGCCAGGGCTCCGGCCTTCTCGATGAGGACGGCGGCCCAGTGGACGATCAACGGTTGGTCGTCGTTCAGCTTGGCCTCCTCCAAAGTGACCAGGGCTTCCAGGACCAACTTGCCTTTCTTGGTGAGATGGCCGTCATCCAGGGCGTCGCCCAGGGCGCGGGCGTCGTTTCCCTCTTCCTGAAGGGTTAGAATTTCCTCCAGGGTGGCCTCAAGCTGGGCTTCCCGTGACTCCGTGGCAGCGGCCCCGGAGCCGTTACGTTGCTTCATTGCCTCCAAGAGTCCCTGGGCCTTCGTCCAGAGCTGGATCACTTCGCGTAAGGTCGCTTTATTCATGGCTCGCCTCAAAGGTGAAAGTGGAGTCGATCTGGTTTCCCCGTTGATCCCAGCCTGCCCACGGCCTGCGGGCAAACAGTTCCAGGTAAGGCCCGGGGCTCTGCTCTTCGATCAGGTCGTAGAAGAAATCGGGCTTGACGCTGCGAGTCTCCCCGCGGCAGCAGGTAGGCTGTCGGCCGGCACGGGCCCGCCAGACGCAGGCTTCCACGCACTGCGAACAGAAGATGCTCTGTCGCACTGCGGTAGTAGTAGCCGGTCTTCATCGACGGGCTGCCGTCCGCCTTCACCTTCACCCAGGTCAACACCGTCTTGGGAACAAAACCCCAGGCCCCGACAATCTCATGTGCTTCAACCAGGAACGAGTTGGTGGTCCGCCGGATCGGCCTGGTCGCCCATGTGGGCCAGTTCGCCTCTTTCCGCGTCAGACCTCCTGGTTGCTGGCCTCGCGGCAGGTCTTGCACTGGACGATCTTGGTGCTGATGCCCTTGATCTCGCTGTCGTAAGGGTCGGCGGCCGGCAGGGCGTCGGTGCCGCGCGACACTTTTCCGCAGTCGCGGCAACAGCCCACGAGCTGCTGGAGGTCGTAGGTCTTGCGATGGAATGTCGCTGGGTTGACGCAATGGCCCTTGTAGACCAATTGGCCGGGCTTCAGCGGGGTAGTCTTGGTCATGGCTGGCAAAAGGACTTGATTCGCGGCGTCATCGTTACCTCACGATCCAGTGGTAGCAGTTGACCGGCCAACTCAAGGCCCACATCAGTTGATCCGGCGTGAGCCTGTGGTGGACCTGTTCCAGGGCCATCGCCAGGGCAAACGCGCCGCCGGCCCAAAAAATCAGGGTGTTGGTTATCAGGGCCAGGGTGAAGGAGATCAGTCGCATGGTTCTTCCGCCTCGCGGCGGTCCTTGTGTTGAAGATGTTGACGGACTTGCTTTGCACCCTTCCGCTTCAGCCGCTTGCCAATGCCTCGTCGCACGTTATGACAGCGGCTATCGGTATCTTGCGTGCGGGCCGTGGCCATGATTTCGGCACGTTTCGTATCCATGCCACGTCCCTGCCCAATAAAGAGTTGCAAAACACGGCTAACTGGTTTTCAGCGGCGTGCGAATTGTCACTGCCTCGTAGCCGTCGTACAGAACGCCCCCTTCAGCGAGCAGCACTGCAACGCTCGGGCATTCCCCTTGCCGTAGGCCAGTAACACCGATGGGCCGCCGGCGTTGCCCTTGGCCCGGGTCCCGTTCATCTGGTAGAAATGCAACCGTCCTTCCAGGAACAGGACCCCATCCGCGTTGGCCCAGACATGCTCGAAGAACATCGCCGTTTCCGTTCTGGCGAAGATCAAAGCGATCCCGTTGCCGTGCTGACCCAGCCGGCCGAGCCATCGTCCCGTCTCCTGACCGTAGGGCGGATTGAGCCACACGCGGCCGAACCACGGCAGTTGCAGGCCGTCCTGTGGCGGAGTGTAATGGGACTTGGCTGTCGCCCACGGCTGGCCGGGGGCGGCGCAAGGGTCAAGATCAAACGGCCCAAGCGCCTTGATGATCTCCGGCGGCGTCAGCCAGCAGTCAGTTGCCCCTTGGAACGCGCGAGTATGGCTGCCGATGCCTGTCTTCGTCATGGGGCGACTTGCCGGGTTCGTTGGATTCGTTGAAGTGCTTGCTCGTACACGGCCTGCTTGATCTCGGCGGCAAATGCCATCCGCCCGGCTTCCACCGCCGCGATCGAGGCGGTGCAAAGGCCGCCGAACGGCTCCCACACCACGTCGCCCGGGTCCGAGCAACTTTTCACGAGCAACTGCATGAGGGCGAGCGGCTTCTGATTGGGATGGACCACGCTGCCTTGGACCTTGATCCGTTCCTTGCCGCGCACTGCCGGGACGTGCCAGACGTTGGTTACCCCGGCCTCACAGTGAAACTTCCCGCGAAGCTGCTCCCACTGTGAAGCCGCCAGGCTCGTCTCGCCGTCAACCGAAAAGTAGGGACGGCCCCAGGGATCGCCGTGCGTGTTGGCGTAGTCCACCAGCCGTTGGAACACGTCGGGCGGCGGGAAGTACCACAGATAATCGCCGGTGAGATACTTGCGGGTGGCGGCGTTCTTCACGCCGCACGCCTTGTTCGACTTGGCGAGAGGCAGTCCGGTCCGCCGCCATTCCGCCCGGAGCCACTGCTGGGCAGAAAGCGGGGAGTCCGCGACGGCCAATCGAAACTGGGGTTGCCGGACGTAGTGGACGCAGACCTCGGTGACGACGGGGAACTTCCGCAGCGTTTGCGTGTTCGTGTTGCCGGCGACGTGGGCCAGACCCTTGTCCCAGACGCAGCACGCCCGGTAAATCCAGCCCGCGTCCCGCAAGACGGGGTGGACTTCCGCCCAGCCGACCTCCGTGTTCCAAAACCAAAGCGTCGTGCTCGCGGTAGCACGGCGGGTCCATGCCGCAACGTGCGGCTCGTACCACTGGCGAAGTTGCTCCGGCCGTGCGAGATCGCCGTCGTAGCCACTGAGACCGTAGGGCCCATCGGAAACGATGAGCGCCGGCGAGTCCCACTGATCGTAGTAGATCAGGGCGTCTCCGCAGCAGAGATGGATCAAGGGATCTCTCATAACAAGTAGGCAAGGAAGGCAATGACAGGCCCGTAGGCTGCCAGAATCGGGACGGTGATGACCCAAGACGCGAAGGCGGAGACGTTACTCCATGTCCCTCCGCCGCCAGTAGCGGCCTTCCTTCGGAATGCCGTCGTCGGACAACTCACGGTACTTGAAGGTCACTGCCTGACCAACCTTGAAGTGCCGGCCCTGGAACCAGCCGGGCATGTCCACGCCCGGGTTGGCCGAGGCGAAGACGCCCATCTCGCCGGAGGCAAACTCGCGCTCGATGTCGGTTAGGCCGGAGAGTTCCAGCCGCTTGCCGCCATAGTCAACGATCAGGGCACCGATGCGGCCCAGATGCTTGCTGCCCTTGTCCGTCTCACGGCCGGATGTGAAGCCGACGATCATCGCCTCGGCGTCGGAGAACGGTTTGTACTTGAGGATGCCCCGATGCCGCTTCGGCGTCCAAGTTGCGTGCGGATTGCGGACGACGACGCCTTCGCCGCCCTGGTCAAGCACCTTTTGCAGGAAGGCTTCAACCTGTTTGGCCGCCTCTTCCGCTGTGTCGATCAGCTTCGTCTGCTGGTGCATGTAGCAGGCGGACAGGTCCGTGTTTTCCAGGGCGGCCCCCAGAAACTCCAACTCCTGGGCAAAGGTCGCCCGGCGGTTGATGAAGCAGAAGTCTCCGTCGAAGTCTTCAAGCCGCCCCTTGACCCATCCTTCAACCGCCTCGTAGTTGATGGCGGCGTGCAGGTTGGCGTTCTTGATCTCGCCGGAGGCAAACACCGAAGTGAGCGGCGGCGCGGAGTAGACGGCATACTGAATCTGCCGGAACCGCGGATCGGGCGTGTCGCCGCCACAGATCGACCGGCAAAGCTGGAAGTTCCCGCGGCCGGCCCACAGCTCGCCGTCCAGCAGGCAGCACGGCAAGAGATTCAGGAACCAATCCGGGGCGAGGATCGGATTGCCGTAGCGGCTCCACAGGCCCGTGGCGACCGGCTTGATCTTGGCCTTCATCCTGCCCGTCTTCGGGTCGGTGACCGAGGCCCAGGGGACCTCCACGGTCGGCATCCCTCGGCTCAAGCCGCCGTCCCAGAAACAGCGGGTGCCGTCGAGCTTCTCGGAGATAAGCCAGCCGGCAACGTCGTGCTTGGCCCGGACGTAGTGGTCGGCCAGTTGCAGGAACTCGCGGCGATTCGATGATGCCATTATGACGTGCCTCTACGGTGCTCAGATGGGTTATGATGAGAATGCGGCCCGGCGCAGCCGTTCCACCCGTTCGTCCTTGCGGCGAACGTGTAAACGTCGCTCGACCTGGATCGGCCGGCTGTAGACGATCAGGCCGGGGCACCAAGCGGCATGTTCCAAGTAGCGGGTGCTGATGAATTCGACCGTCCGCATTCGCAAGCTTTCTTGGTTGACTGCCCCTGTCCAAAGAAAGAGTTGCAAAACACGGCCAACTGGTTTTCAGCCTCGCGCGAATTTTCCGCCGTGCTGACTTTAGGCGCTGGCCCGACCCCTGGTATGAACCCGGGTTGAGGCTCTGGACGGGGCCTTGGTTCAGGCCACTGGGGGCGCGGAATCCGGTGCTTGGCGAACACGTCTTCGCACCGGCGAATGTACTCGTCGCGCACACCCAGGGCGCGTTGCAGACGGTCGGCCGTCTCCCAGGCCGCGATGAACCCTTCGTGCTCACGGGCGATCTCCCGCGCGTGGTCGATCTCCGCCAGGACGACAAAGGCAAGCACCAGGACGAGGATCACGATTCTCTGCATGACTTGTACTCTCCTTGATAAGCCAGTAGCCGGCCGAAACACTCAACGAGATAGAGGGACATGCAGCAATGCCCCAGCTTGTTCCAGGGGCGCGGCACCAGGACGACGCAACCGTCATTGCCGGCCCGCTCGAAAAGATCGGTGTTCGCTTCGCTATCGTCCACCAGCAGGGCGTCAGGGCGCGCGAAGAGCCATTTGCGAGGCGTGATGGCGTACTGCCGGTGCATCCACGGCGGGAAGTGCTTCTGAATCCACTGGACCTTACCGGCCGCACAATCGGGGTCTTTGGTGGGACTGGTGGCAATGATGATGTTCTCCCGCCCCACCAGCCGCTCGCATTGCTCCAGCAGCCAGGGAAACTCCGGTGTCTCCGGCACGGAAGCCCAGTCGTCGCGTGTGAAAAACTCCCAGAAGGAGGGCCGAGTGAACCGCTGCTCGCCCAGCAGCCTATTGGCGATGTCGGCAAGATCAAACACCGAGCCGGCGGGCAGATCGCCGTAGTCCGTGGGGCTGACCTTGCAGCCCACAAGCGTCAGGAAGTACATGGACAGCGTATTGCACACGTCGTCCAGGTCGAGATAGATTCGACGGATCATTTGCTGCCCTTCTTGATGTGCCTCAACTCGGCCTTAGCCAGCGTCCGCTGATACAGTCCTTCCTTCATGCGGTACGTGGAAGCCAGCGACATGCCGATGGCATCCGCAATCTCTTGCAGTGAGTAGCCGGCCTCACGCATTGCGACGTAGGTTCGCTCCTCCTGGCGGCAACAGCAGGACGCGATCAGATCACGCATCTCGAAGAGTGAATCGTTGCCGTTGCAAAGACAGGTCTCAGGCAAAATGCCGGAAGGCTGCATCGCCTTAATCCGCTTGCCATTGGCCGTTGCCGTCCACTGTGTCCCATGCGGGATGCGGATCATGGGTTCCGCCTCGGCAAATTGTCCCAAGCGGGAGGCAACTGCAACGCCGATGTACTCGACAGGCGCAGTGACGCCGCACCTTTTCTCCGCCATGAGGTTTACAGCCGCCACCAGGCCCATGAAGCCGACACTCGTCAGATCATCCCGCAAATAGCCGTACTCGGGAAAATCGCGGATGTAGGCACTCACTTTTGACACAACCAGCGGCATGTTGCCTTCGATCATCTGGCGGCGCGCTTCCAGATCGCCCGCCGCCACCTTCGGCGCAAGCGCCAGGTTGCCCTCTGTGCTCAGCGGCGTGGTCATCTTGGAAATGAGTTCAGTGTTGTATTGGCTCACGATCGCTCTTTCGGAAGAAGAATGGCGTCAATGCGCCAGGCGCACAAAGGCTGGAAGCCGCGAAGATCGAAATCGAACCAGGCGTACTCGTAACCGTCCGGGTCATAGATGTGTCCACAGTCGTAGGCGACCATGTGACCGCTGTGGACACCGTGCCCCTCAAGGACGCCGCGCGTCGTGCAAAGCATGTCGTAGAAGCGGTTCGTCCGGTCGTGGTCGCTAAGATGGTGGCCGGCGTAGGTTCGACCACGCACGTCGCGCAGCATCGGGCAGAATTCAATCGGCGTCACGGCAAGGCCGCGCTTCAGGCACAGATCAATTAACTCCTGGATGTGAAAACCGCGGCGGCCTTCGAGGCCGCCAGGGCCTGGAGTTTCCTGCCAGAGCACTTCGCCGCCGTCATGGCCCAACTCGTCGAGCAGGGCCTTGACCGGTATATCCAGCGCAATCGCAAACGACGTTGGCACACACTGCCAGCGTTCAGGCTTTCGCTGTAGGCGCATAGCGTCCCTCAGTTGTTGACTTATGTCGGGGGGATGGGAGCGAGCTAATCGAGTTGCGTGCGCTCCAGCGCTTCGCGGTCTAGCTCGTCAAGCAGCGCGTCGATGTCAGGGATCTGGCCCCATGACTCTTTCCAATACTCGCGCCAGTTGGGCCGCTTGAACAACTTGCCGTATTCGGCTTCATTGGCGGCAGTGAGTATCCAGATGCCAATTCCCTTCGCATCCCACAAAGGCCACTTCTGTTTCTGTGCCTTCGTGAAGGTGTATTGCTTGGGCTGCTTGCAGTCGATCCAGCGTGTGCCCCACTTCTCGTGGGCGACAAACAAGTCAGGGAAGCCGGTCTGGTAGAGGTTTCCGTGGGTATGTTCCACCATCCACCCCCGGGCTTTCAGAAAGCCGATGAGGGCTTGCTGGATATGCCACTCGGGGCCGTGGGCCGGCTGCCGGATCTTTCTCACCGCATCTCCTTGGCCCGGATCTTCACGGTGTCGGCCGTGCCCTTCTTTTCGGCCCAGTTCTGCATTTCCTTGTGCCAGGTGATGCCGATCAGGGGCACCTTGGGACGGAAACGCTCCACGTTCTCGCGCACGACATCGACGATCGTGTCGCCCAATTCCGGCCGGGTGACGCAGAGCAGCTCGTCGTGGACGTTCATAATCATCAGCCGTAGATCATGGACGCCGGCAGGCTGCAATTCCCAAAGCTTTCGCTGGACGGCTTTCGTGATCTGGGCACCGGGGCTCTGGATCTCGTGGTTCGCCGCCGCCCGCATATTGGCAGCCTGCATGGCGAACGACGCACCATAGAGCGCAGAAGAGACCGCGCCGCCTGCCGTCTGGACGCGATCGCGCCGCACGACCTTCACCTTGACGCCGGCCCAGTTTTTGGGTGGCTTGCGGGCCAGGTCGAAGAGCGCCTTGCAAATCTTGTTTTCCAGGCTGAAGTAGCGGCGGAACCCCAGGAAGGACTCGATGTACTCGGCTGGGTCCGCCCAGACCACCGCAGAGCCAAGGCCGCCCGGCTGCTTCATGGAGCAGAAGGCGTCGAACGTCTTCTGCCGAGCCTTGGGGATGCCCGGGAACTTCCTGAAGAATCCCTCCTCGGCACGCTGGGCGACTTCCGGCGAGAGACCGAACTTGCCCACAAGGGTGTTCCAGTCGCCGCCGTAGATCATGCCGAAGACGCCCTGTTTGCCCTTGGTGTACATATCGAACTCGGTGTCGGCCGAGGCCAAGATGTCTTCGTAGGTCTTGCCGGGGTACATCTCCATGCCGAACAGGGCATGGATCTTCTTCCCGCTGCACAAGGCGGCGCGCAGGGATGGGTCGTTGTACACGGCGTCCGCCAGTGTCACCTCGAAGGAATCAAAGTCGCCACCGCAGAGGATGTAGCCGTCCCAGGAAAGCGGGAACATGCGGCGCACGTCCTTGGTGTGCTTGATGCCCTGCGGGTTCAGGCCGTCCGCACCGGCCATGCGGCTGGAAAGGGTGCCGATCACGACGAACGAGGCGTGGAACTTGCCGGCCAGGAGCAGCTTCTGGTAGAGTTCCACCTCCTTGGCGGCGATCTTCACGTCGAGGATCTTGCCGGCACGCAGCGCGGCGGGGTGACGCCCGACCCGCATGACGCCCGTGCCCCCGCAGCGGGGACATTGCGGGTCGGTCCCTTCCACGCACTTCGCGCAGGGTTCGTCTTCAGCGACTTCCCATTCGCGGATGGCTTCGAGGTTGGCCTTCTTCGTGGACGCCTCCAGGATGATGCCCTCCGTCTCGTCCATCGCGGCGGTGACGTAGCCGCGGACTTCACCCGGCTTGTTGATGTTCACCGGGGCGTTGTCCACGACGGCCTGGGCCTTTGCCAGCAGCCCCTTCATGCCGGGGATGTCGATCTGGAAGCCGTGCCAGCGGACGACGGGGACCATGCAGGCCAGGATCGAATCGTCGTCGCCCGGCGGCGGGTCGCCAAAGTGGTGGTCCAGGGCCCGCGTGTAAACGATGTCGTCGTTGGCGTACTCACGGGCGTCCGGCCGGGTCGCCCAGTGCGCGATGTGCTTGCCGATCACGCCGGGCCAGGCGTAGCCCAGCAGCTTGTCTACGCCGGCCTTCGGCTTCTTGGGGCGTTCATCGTCGTCGTGCGCATCACCCAACTGGGCGTCCAGGTCGGCGAGTGTCACGGGCTCCTCATTCAGGACTTGGAGTTTCCCCTTCTTCTTGCCCCACACCTCCCAGTTCTTTTCCGGCGACGACACGGCCAACGCCGTGGGCGCATAGCCCAACTCGTAGGGCCGCCAAGAGGTCTGCGGCTCTACGTCCTTGAAGTGGAACTTGGGCTTGAACCCCATTGCGTGCTCGGCCAGGAACTTGAGGCCGCCGGCAGGGTTGAAGCGCAGCACCACGTCCTTGAACTCGGTATCAAGGTCGCCGAAGCGATCCTTGCGATCGAAGGTTTGCCACTTGGGCGCGTTGGGGTCCGCCGACTTGGCGAAATAGATACTGTCGAGCTGGATACGACGTTCCAGCTCGCCAGCCAGCGCGTAGGCGAGTGCGGTGGGGACCCGCTTGATGCGGATGTCTTCGCGGGCCATGAGTGCCTGGTAGGGACCCTTGCGGCTGTGCAGCAGCAAGTCCAGGGCTGAAGCGGGCTTGACGCAGGGGCCATCCTGACCCCTGGGCTCAAGCAGGGCGATCTCGTTGACGTGATCCTGCGGAATCCAGTCCGGGTCGCAGAGGCGGAAGATCGTGTAGAGCTTGACGATATGGAACCAGTCGAACGACAGGTTGAAACCGACCACGCACTCCTCGCACAGCCACTCAATCAGATTGAGCGTCGTGCGGACTGGCTGCCGCCAGACTTCGTGAAGGTGGATCGGACCTTCACCCTCTGCGTACTGCAACAGGACTGCCATGCTGTGCAGGCCGCAGGTTTCGGAGTCGAGGTAACGTTTAATCAACGGCATAGTCGTAGCTTGGGGTATTGCTCAGTGCTCAAGAGTGAAGCGGAATCAGGCGGCTTCGATGCGGGGCCCGCCGGCCTCAGCCATAGCGCCCTCTTCGAGTAAGGCCGCCCTCGCGGCCCGCATTTGCTTCAGCGATGCGAACATGCCCCGGGTGTCCCACTCCAACACACATTCGATGAACACCTCGTAGGCAAGCGCCAACGTCTTCCAGGCTTCGCACTCGTCTCTCAGCTTCATGGTTTCCTCGGTTCTTGGAGGGCTCCCGGCACGTCGCACGACTACCCACCAGCCACGGCGGGCGTTACCGTTATGGCCGGGCTACGGTCCCTCCCAGTCAACAGCCGTGCGGTTATGGGTTCAGCGCAGGTCCGCGCAGACCGGGAGCCCTCTTGGCCATCATTCACGGGTTAGGTGCCGGCATCCGACACCTGGACTAGAACACGTCATAGGTCCAGCCGGGGCCGACAACACTGGCCGCGACGACAGGGCCGGACATGAAGTTGCCGTTGCGGAAGCGGATGAACATCTGAAGCGTTCGACCGATCCAGGCGTCCAGGCCGACGTTGGCATCCAAGACATAGACGCCTCGTAGGTACTGGCCAACTGTGGACTGCCGTAGGAGGGGCAAGGTGCTGCTCACTTCCACCAGACCGGAAGCGGGATTGAGTACGGTGATCTCGAAGAGGTGGTTATCCGTCTCAACCATGATCTTGGTGCCCTTGTTTTGCCGTGTCAGGTCGATTCCTGGCTGGGCTTTCAGGGCCTTCAGAACTTCTTCACGGGTCGGCAGTGCAGGCATCATTCGCTCCACATTAAGAGTTGCAAACCGACCCTTTCTGGTTTTCGTCCTCGATGTCTTTTATCAACGCGGCGTCGTCAATCTCGGCCATCGCCCAGGCCAGAGCCCGGGTAGGGAGCCCGTTGACCCCGGCCTCAAACATTCTGAGGATCATCGCATTGATCTGCTCCTTGGTGCGGCGAAACCGGAAGCGACGTTTGTACGTTTCATCGAGTCCCGGCAACTTGCCGCTCGATCCCCGCCGCCGGGCATCCGCGGTTTTCTCGGCAAGGAACAACTGCTCCTCCGGCGCTTCCTTGTACAGCCGCTCGATCGAGACCTGCGACAAGAGGCCGTTGGCAGCCATCTCTTGGATTTCGACCGGGAGATCCAGCAGCCGGAAGCGTGCCGCGATCCACTTCGTGGGCCGATGCAGTTCCTTATTGGCCTGCCGAAGCGACACGCCGTCAGGGTACAGACGTTTGAGTGCGATGGCCTCTTGCAGCATGTTCAGGTCTTTCCGCTCAAGATTCTCCGTGAAGTTGAGCAGGCGGGCCTCGTAGTCCGTCAACTCGTGTCGGACCATCGCCGGAATGTTCGCCCACTTCAGAAAGAACTCGACCGCTCGAAAGCGCCGGTGGCCGGCGATCAGTCGATAGTCAAAGCCCGAGGGCACAGTGCCCACGACCTCGGCGGTGAGCTGCACCACGACGGGAAAATCGAGGCCCCTTAGTTCGACACCCCCTCCCTTCTGGCGAATGCTCTCGGCCAATTCCGAGACCGACTCCAGCGTGAACTGCCCCCGGCAGTTGAAATCGGCATCGTAGTAGATGCCGCTCAACGGCAGGGCAAACACGTCATAGTCCTGGAGTCTCTCCGCCACCAGCAGTCTCCTCAACGCTCATTCCAGGACGATGTTGTTCGGCGTCGGGCCGTGATCCCAGTCGTAGACCCGCACCGAGTCGCCGGTGATGTTGACGAAGCTGTTAACCTGGGTACACCAGGAGCCCGAGTTGTAGTACCACTCCCCCTGACGCCCGGGGGTGTGCGTATGCCCGCCAATCACGATGTCGCACTCGCCGTTGTCCACGGGCTGCTTCAGGCCGGCGATCAGTTCTTGATCTCGCGGCTTCTTGCCCCAAAGCCACTCGTGGAAGGCGACCATCTTTTCCAGGCTGCCGACAAACAGGTCCTCGATGCTCGATCGCCCCCTCATGGGTCCGCCGTTCTTGTCCTCCAGCAGCCCCGTGATCGTGGCCAGGATGCGGCTGAAATCGGGCATCTCGTTGGAGCAATACTTATCGGCCTCGTGGCCGTGCATGATCTTGATCCGCCGGCGGCCGTCATTCAGAACGAATGGACCGCACAAGGTGTCGAATAGCGGGTGATTCAGGAAGTGCGCGCCGATGAAGTGGAGTAGGTCAATGTCGTGGTTGCCCACGACGTAAATGGCCTGCATCGCCGCCAGGCGATCCAACAAGGGGCCATAGTGCTCGACCGACCGGCTGAAGTTGCACTGCCAGAGATCGAACAAGTCGCCCGCAATAATCAGGCGGCCGTGTTGCTGCTCCACGAAGTCCAGAAAGCGATCGAACTGCTGCGGCCGATCGTTCCACGCGAAGCGATCGCGGGGGCCGCCATCGCACAGATGCAAGTCAGAGACTACGAAATGATTCATCGGTCCTCTCCAGATTACGTAACGCATGAGCTGCCAGGGCAGGACTCGAACCTGCAATGACGCGATTAACAATCGCGGACCTTGCCATTAGGCGACCTGGCATCGTCTCACACCGTCGCCTTGACAGGCCACGGTGCGGGTACTGTTCCCGCGCATGGCGGGTCAGCTAATCACGTGGTCTCGTCGAACGTGTCGAAGCCTTCGTCGTCAAGGTTGTCGTGCCGCTCCTCGTGCCGCTCGGGAATCGGCACTTCTCCCGTAACTCGGCGATCACGTCCTCAAGGGTCTTGTATTCGCCGCGCTCATAGGCTTCGATGCACCGCCGCTCCATCTCGGCGTCGTACTTGACCACCACGTCGTCCGTGGCGAAGTGCATACCGAGCCACTCCCACCAGACGGTGAAGTGCAATTCGTGCTGAGCGTCCCAGTACCAGTTGCGACGGCAGAGCGGCACGAGGGTCTGAAAGAGGAATACGAAGTCGGACAGGAACGTGACCAGGGTCAGGACAATGCGGAACATGGTTGTCTCCTTCTTATCGGTGGCCTCCGCCGCCATGACTGCCACCGCCACGTGGACCAGGGGTAGGACCAGGACGCAGACCAGGATTGTAGCGCGGCTCGGGCCGTCGCGGTTCAGGCCGAGGCTCCGGCCGTCGCGGTTCGGGTCGCATTCCAGGGCGCTCGCCTGGCATGATGATGGGCGGTCCGACAATGACGGGCGGCTCGACGATGATGGGCGGTTCCACCACAATGGGCGGCTCGAAAGCCGGCGGCTGGACAATGACAGGAGGCCGGATGACCGGCGTGACAATGACGGAGCCGTCAGGGATCAGGAACCTGCTGCCGTCCGGCGTCACGAGAATTGAGCCATTGGGAACAGCGACCGTGTCAGCCTTGACAGGCGCGCATGTTCCCAGAACAAGCAGCAGCAAGACAATCAAGAGAACGATGCCGAAGGTGAAGCGAATCATGGTTGGTCAATCTCCAGTTTGGCGAAGACAATCTTGCGCATGTCGTCAAGGTGGTGTTGTGTGGCCACCAGGCAGCCCGCGCCGGCCTTGGCCTCCGTCGGCCGCAGGCCGCAGGACCATAGCTGGTTCATCAGGGCCTGGGCCTCCTCGCGGAACAATCGAAAGGTGGGCTCGACCGGCGCACCCTGGGGAATCGTGGTGTCGAATTCCAAGGGCTTGCGGATGCCCCGCCGCTCACCGTTGTGATGGCGGACAAGGACAGCCTCTCTCCTCGTGCATCGCGGCGTAGTGATCGAGCAGCTTCTGTAGCACCTGGTCATCCGACAGGGTGCTCAGCTTGAAGAGGCGGACGGGCTGCTGCTCGCCGATCAAGACCTCGCGGTACTGAACCTTCTGGAATGGAGGCGGCACTTCAACCCGCAAGGGCACCGCCAGCGGGACGGGCCTCTTCCGTGGCACGCAGGCATAGAGCACCGTCAGCCGATCGTCCACGGTTCGGACACAGCCGTCCATCGGACCGCCAATCAGTACGGCGCGCTTCATGGCAGCTTCCTATGGCTCAATGCCGCCTGGCATCCACAGCCTCGCATAGGTCACCTCACGTTTTGCAGCAGAAAGTCCACAAGCCCCTGCGGGTTAAAACGAAGCTCGTCGCCCGTGTCCAACACAATCATGCCGGGCGGAAAGATGACCCTCGCAACACCATTGACCGCAGTGATGGTCGTACTCGCCAGGTCGATGCTCTCGATCCGTTCACCGTCACGCCAGTGTTCAATTGCGCATTTCATCGGAGCCTCTACATCCAAAGATGAATCAGCCAGCCCAGCGTTGTGGAAGCCAATGCGCCTGCAAGAGACTGCCAGACGCTACACTTCGCCTCAAGCCGGTGCAGCCCCAGCAACACGACAAGGGCCAAGGTCAGGCCGATGGCAGCGAGGATGCCGATAGGCGGCAGGCCCAAGGGCACAACGAACCAGAGCCACAGCTTCGTGACGCACCAAGCCCTGACCACAACCGCCGCGGCGAGCATGAGGATGGATGTGAAAGTGATCGCGCCGACGCCGGCCGCGACAATCGCCTCCAGCTTCTTGAACTCTTCGTTGTTCTTCATGGGAGACCCAGGGAGTGGAGGAGAGGGTTAGGACTTCAGCGGTCCAATATCCCGGCCGCCGTCGATCAGGCATCATTTGGGCCATTCTTTTCGGCCGGATACTTGAGCTTGCAGTTGAGACGCCAGGTGACGCCGTGCTTGGCTAGACAATCAGGGCCATCTGTTCGCCGTGCCCTCTTCGGAAATGCACGGCTCCACAGGCCCATCCAAATCCGAAGCCCACAGCGCGACCCGTCCACGGTGCGTAAACCTCGACAATCCCGCCATAGCGCTTAACCATCAACAACCGTTTCCGGCTGCCGAAGACCTTGGCGATCGGCAGGAGGTAGACCACGTTGGCCGCCAACGCGAAACTGTGCTCAAGCCACGCATTGAGGATCGAGTAAGGTGGGTTGCCGATAATCCAGTCCACGGGCTGCTTCCAATCGAAGAAGTCTCGGCCCTCTCTGATCTCGCACCACAGACACTCCGGCACATGGCGGCTAAACGCACGATCGCCAGCGCAGGGGTCCAGCACCTTTCCTGTTGGCAGATAGCGACGAACGATCGCCGCGGCGACATGATCGGGCGTAAAGACCACATCCCGATCCTTGAAGTCCTTCGAGTTGTCAGACCGCAGGTGCGTCATCGGCAAGAACTCAAGGTCGTATAGTGAACAGGCGTTGGGCGCAAAAGCCTCGGATTAGCCACGCAGGAGTCCAACGTCCCGGCCGCCGTCGATCAGGTAGCGCTTGGGACCATTCCTCTCGGCTTCGTGCCTCAGCTTGCAGTTGAGACGCCAGGTCACACCATGCTTCGGATTAACGCCGTGCAGCCATTGGGCCGGCTCGCGGTAGCCAGAAAACGAGTTGTAGGAATAGCTATCGGTGCCCACCCAGGCACCGTTTACCATCATCTCGCCATCAATGTCCGAGAGGGTCGCGGCGGCATGATGGTGGCCAATGCAGTAGTACCGAATGCGCTGGCCACCGGCCGCTGCACCCAGGGCGACGAGGCCCTTTTGCCGGCGGACCAACCCGTACCAGGGAATTCCGAGGTTCCCCCGCACATCGTCACCGTGCGCGACATTGAAGCCCACGTCGCCGATATTGATGTTGGCCGACCAGGCATCAGGAATCTGGAAGCTGACGTTCTCCAAGCCGCGGCAATGCAACCGAGCGATCTCGGCGATCAGGTAGTCGAAGTTGTCGTGGGCACCGCCGTAGTCCTTCTTGACCGTTCGCCGGCCGTGGTTGCCCGCCAGGTAAAGGATGTTCACAGCCTCGAAATGGGCCGCAAGATCGCGGTACATCAATGCGTGCAACTGACCAATGGCCAGGCAGTTCTTGAACGTGTTGCGGTAATAGGACCGCTGCGTGGCGTTGTGGATCTCGCCGCTGGTGAAGTCCCCATAGGCCAGCACCGTCAGCGTGGGGAACTGGAACTTGGGCACCAGGGTGTCCTGGGTCCACTCGATCACGGTGTCCACCAGCCGCTCGGCGCGGGCACAGGAGATCGGAAAGTTGTACTCCTCCAGGCCGCCCACCTCGTCCGGCCGCACGACCTGATCGTGGTGGCCATCCGAGAGGTGCAGCACGCAGGCTTCCGTGATCTGGGCCTTGCGGCGGAAGTCCAGCGCCGGCGGCAGGGCCGTGAAGGGCTTGATCCGCTGTTCCATCTCACCCACGATGGCCTTGAACAGGCCGGCGACCTTGGCCCCGGCCTTGACCTTCTGCCGCTCGCGGTTCCGCTCGTCAGTCAGGTGAACGATCTCCGACTCCAGCTCCAGGATGCGGTTGTTCGTCGGATCATAGTCGGGCTCCGGCTTCCGCTGACCGCCGGCCTTCTTGGGACAGGGCTGCGCATCGTCAGGCCAGGGCACATCCTTGTGGATGCGGCCGGTGGCGATGTCCGAGACCACCGAGCGGCTGACCTTGAATTGCTTGGCGATTCTTGGCTGGGTGACCCCCTCGGCCACTTGTGCCTTGATGGCCGCGACTCTCTTATCGGATAACTTCGTCATGGTGTTCCTTCGTCAGTCATAGGCCCGTGCATCGAGGGGCTTGTCGTGAGACTCTGGATTCTGCCTGGCCTTCCGCCGGTTACGTCGATGGAGGGCCTTCTTGAACTTGCGCTTTCGACCCGCCGAGCCCACGGCACGGGCAGCCTTCTTCCAAGCGTGCGGGCGTCCCATCGGTGCTTGAAGCCTCCTTGACGGGGGAGGCAGCGGGATCATCAGGCGGCCGGCCTGTAGATCGCACCGTCCCCACTGTCGTCGTCAGCGTCCTCGCCGCCCTCGTCGTCGGGGTTCAACACGCAAGCGCCTGAGTAGTCGGGAGGCAACTTCTCCGTGCCGTCCGTAAGCTTGGGAACGGCCGCCACCGGAGTCTCGGGATTCAGGGCCCACAGGATGCCCATCTTCTTGGCCCAAGGAATGATCCGACGCATCGGAATGATGAAGTTCAGACCAGGACCGGCACCCTGGGTCAGCATTCCGATGTACCTGCCGTCTTCCAGATAGACGCCGCCGCCAGACGAGCCGGGGTAGCCCATCACGGTAGTCTGCTCGAACATCTTGCCGGTCTTGAGCAGGTCCCGGTCGGTCTGCGAAATGATGCCGAGGCTTATCGAGTCATAGGTGCCCAACGTGCAGCCAACATGAATCAGCTTCGTTCCGATCTGCTGGATCGAGCCCGTCAGATCGAACTTCGCACCGACCGTCGTAGGCCGGAAGTTGTCTTGCAGAACTTCCAAGAGGGCCAGGTCTTCCCCGTCGTCCGGGTCGCTGTAGGCAATGACCTTGGCCTCGATGTCCGACTTGCCGATCGCACGGCCGCCATCGCGGAATTCCTGCTTGATCGTCGGATTCTTGAACGTGCCGTCCGGCTGCATGAGATGCTGGACGACGTGCCCTGCCGTCCAGACGTAGGTGCGGGTGACCTCCCCGACCTGGCGGGTCACCAGGACTCCGGTGCCGAGGCCCTTGCCGACATCGACGAGGCAGGTTGTGGCTTGCAGGTTGTCGTAGACATTGGCAAAGGCAGTGCCCGCAAACAGCAACACAGCGCACAGAGACAGAATCACGGAACGAGACTTCATGTTGCAAGGCTCCAGATGCAGGGTTTGGACTTCACGCAGGTTTCACACGAGAGCGGTGTCCTGCTCGACTTCAAGCAGGCTGTCGTATTCGGGGGCCAGCCGAGAAATCAGGGCCTCGTAAAGGATGTCGCCCAAGAGTTCGGCGTCGGACGATTCGCTGCCCACCTCTACGCGAACAATCAGGCATACGCCTTCGTCATGCTCACCGTCGTCGGGAAGCCTGAAGCTGACCGCCTCTACGCGATCCCAGGGGCGACCGTAGAAAGCTCGCTTCAGGCAGCAAGTAATGACGTTGCGAGTCGGGTTGACCTTCCAGTAGCCGTGGTACAGCCGCAGGTCGTAAGTCATGCGGATCATGTCCGGTACTCCTCGAACTCGCCTTCTTTCGTGGCGGCGTCGTCCCAATCCACGCCGTCCATCACTTCGCCCATCGTCATCAATTCCAGCTTCCGGTTGGCCCGGATCACTTCGAGCACCCGGCGGTCGCTCGGCAGATGGATCAGATCGACAATGGTGCAGCCCTTGTTCAAATCCATCGAAATCCGGTGGATTCGGTCTTCCGACTGGACCCGGTACTCAGGTTTCCAGGAATTGGACCAGTAGACCGCCATCCGGCTTTCAGTGAGTGTGAGGCTCATGCCGCCGGACTCGGGATTGGCAACGAAGGCCACGCGAGGGTTTACCTCCCTGTCGGCCCAGTAGTCCAAGGGCTCTTCCGTCACGGGCGAGTCATTGTGCGGCAGGACTTGGAAGCTGCCCTGGTCGCAGCGCACTGCGCTCCACCCCTCTTTCTTCACCAGCTTCACGACTCGATCCACGGAGCCGGTGAACCCGGCGAAGACCACGATGCGTCCCGTCTCCTCGCACTCGTCGAGCAGCATCCTGAGTGCTGCATCCTTCGGGCAGGCGACTTCGCGCGTCGTGCGGACAATCTTGTCCACTTCCTTCGTACCGCCACACACCGGGCAGGCCGCCGACTGCTGAACCAACCGATCTACGACCTCATCGGGGAGCAGATCGGTGCCGGGGTAAGACCGCCCCGGGTCTTCCGGGTCCAACCAGATCGTCACCGTGCCGTCCGTGCAGTGCGTACATCGTGTCTTACCGTCCTTTACCTCGCGGTACTGGAACCCGTCGCTCAACTCCCGCAGGAGTGTCATACCAGTGACCGCATTCGGTGCCGCTTCCACCAGGGCCTTGGCGACGCGCAGGGTGCTGGCACTCGGCTTGCAAACGATCTGGCGGTAGCGTTTGTCGGGCAGGTTCAGGCAGTCCTTCTTGTGCTTAATGACCACCAGGCCCTTGAGCCGTTCGTAGAGATAGGCGACCTCATTCTTGCTGGGCGTGAACGGATGGTACTCGGCCGGGTCGGTCAGGCCGTCCAGTTCATGCGTCCCGTCCTCACGACTCTCGCCGCAGGTGGCGCACTTTGATTCGTCGTCCTTCCAGCCGACTCGCTTCTTGAAGGCGGCAGTCTCAAACTTCTGATCGACCATGAAGGCCAGGCGTGCCTCCATCGCCTTGGCGCTGCCCTCACGGAGGAATCCAGGCCAGGCAATCTCGCACTGGCTCCACCAGTCCACGGGCGTCTTGGGCGACGGCGTGCCGGACATCTCCACGACGTAGCCGTGCTCCAGGCCCCACTTCTCGCGGATCATGTCGGCCAGACGTTGCACGGCGCGGGAGCGCTGGCTGCTGTAGTTCTTCAGCCGGCTGGACTCATCGCAGATCAGGCCGTGCGGCGGCAGTTGGCCCTCGGGCCACTCGTCGATGACGCGCACCAGACCTTCGTAGGTGAAATACTGAATGTCGAACTGCTCGGCGGGAAACTTCCAAATGCGGAACTCCCGCTTGACGTTCGGCAGGCTGGTCTTCGGACCGATCCAGAACCAGTCCTGGACGCCGGAGCGTTCGATCAACTCCTGGGCCGAGAGCGTCTTGCCCGTGCCCATCTCGGCCGCCCACAACTGGTAGTGGTAGGTCAGGCCGGAATCGGTTAGGTCCATTTGATGGGGCATGAGCGGGCGCTGATACTCATGCCGGACCAGGTCACGATCGAACCAGGCAAATACGTCCTCGCCGCACATCAGCGAAAGCTGGAAGTTGTTCCGCTGGCAGTCCTCGACCGACCATATCTTCCGCGGATTCTCTTCCTCGAAGCCGTGCCACTTCGATCCCTTCATCGCCTTGATCTCGTCCTTCAATGAGAAAGGCGACTTGATGAAGAGGATGCGGCCATCGGCTCGCTCGATCGTCGCGGGCACCTTGATAAGGCGACCGCTGCTGGTCCGCGTAACGAGCTTGAGTTCTTCGATTGCCATTAGCGTGATGTGGTGTTGAGGCGCGAGACGGCGATGTCGCAGTTATGAACGTCCAGTTCGACGCCGATGCACTCGCGCCCCAGGCGCTTTGCAGCCACGAGGGTCGAGCCGCTGCCGGCAAAGGGATCAAGAACCACGCCGCCGGTCGGCGTGGACAAGAGTGTGAGCAAGTAGTCCATCAGCGCCAGCGGCTTCACCGTGGGGTGGTCGTTGTCCTCGCCGCGCTCTTTCTTCGTGGCCTTGGCGCAGTAAAAGAACCGGCTCGCACCGCCGGTGTCCCCGAAGCCCGTCAGGACACTACCTGTCCGATTGGCGTCAGACCCGTAGATGCCGCTGTCACCGGACGTGCCCTTACGTGTGCCGCTCGGCTTGCCGCTGGTGAGCGTGCCGGTCTGGGCGTCCAACTGCGCGGCGGCCTTTTCGTCCAAGAGGAGATTCGCAGGCCAACGGCCCTTGGTGGATTCGATGAACTGGGAACCTTTCTTCTCGGCAGACTGCTTGATGCGCTCGCCCTGTTTGCCGTGGAAGGTCGTGCCGTTGCGGTCCGCGTTGTACTTGTAGCCGGGGTTGTCGCCGATGCGGCAGGCGTCGATGTTCATGCCCGCCACGCCCCACGTCTCGGCGTTGTGGGCGATCGTGCCGTCCAGGGGCTTCATGGCCAGGATGATCGGTTCCCAGGCAGGCTTCAGGGCGAAGGCCCAGCCGGTCCACGCCTCAGCCAACGCGGTGGCCGGAGCCGTGATCTGCGCGGCGCGGAGCCGAGCGTCGGTGCCGGGGGCATGAAGCCCATTGCCACCGCCGTAGCACCCGTTCCCCTTCCCCTCGTGCAGGTGATAGCCAGGGCGATCCAGCTTGTCGCCGATAACCTCACGCTGGGCACCCTTGGCCTTGTCGATCAGCTTGCCCACGTCGGCCGACTTCGGGAAACCCTGGCCCTGGAGCCACATCAGGGTGTCACGAATCTCCCAGCCGGCGTCTTCAATGGCACAAACCAACCGGTGCCACGTCCGCGTGCCGCCGAACGCCGCCAGCAACGCACCGGGCTTACAGACCCTCGCAATGGCCCTCCAATAATCCGGGCCCGGCACGGCACTGTCCCAGCCCTCTCCCATGAAGGAGAGGCCGTAGGGAGGGTCCGTCACTACGTAGTCCGCGCACGCCTCGGGCAGGCCGGGGAGCACATTGCGCAGATCACCGTCGTAGAGGGCGATGTTGCCGTCTGTGTGGTAAGGTATCAAGGATTGCCTTTCGCGGCTGTCGAGCAGGCCAATACGTTGAACGCCACATCAAGAGTTGCAAAACGCGAAAAACTGGTTTGGCCGATCTCAACGATTTCTCTTGTCTTCCAGGTAGAAGGTCTGCTGGTCCGGCGCGGTCCGGGCGCAGAAGTCGGTCCACACGCTCAAGTCCGCAGCCTCGAAGAGGGTGAAGATCCGGTTGAAGCACTGCCGCACCGGCATGGTGGCCGTCGGATCGCTGCCCGACCTGACGGCATCCCGCCACTGGGCCAAGGTCCCGGTTATGACGGCAATCTGGATGTTGTTGGCGATCGTGTTCGCCACCACGAAGGGCATTCCCGCAGCACACTGCAAGATAGCCAGCATGTCGCGTTCGTCGGCGGCCACGAAGACACTGAAGCTGACGTGGGCAAGCAGACTCGGGACAAACCCCACCGGAGCCTTGGCGTCGCGCATCGCCGCCAAATAGCTCAGAAAACGCTCGGCATCCGACAACTCACGCGGGCACAAGTCGGCCTTGTCGGTCAGGCTGTACCCCAGCGCGCGGTGACTCAAGCCCAAGAAGGTCGTGAAGTCGATGGTCGGCTTGTTAATCAGGACGGCATCCGGCTTCATGGCAGTACGACCCCGGTAAGGAGGAAAGAGAGACAATAGACACCGCCGGGACTCGAACCCGGACGCACCGAAAGCTGACGGCGAGGCTTTATGGGATGAATCTGTGTGCTCGCGCAGACGGTGTTGCTGCTTTACAACACGGTGTCTTCGAGGGCCGCAGGCGGTGCGCACCGCCTGCGGCTGCGGACGAAAGACCCACCGAGAGTGAGCGTGCCCTGTGGCAGAGGCCCGATGGGTTTACTGATCTACTCGCCCATGATGCACGTCACCGTCGAACGGGAGCGGTGCAGCGAGTGTGTTGACCCTGCCGGCGGCCTTGTGGCTGATCCGGCAGGGAGCCGATGCGCTAGCGGGCGCGGGCCTTCTTGCCCTCGGGCTCCTTCACCGTCTCGACGCCATCGCCCTTGCAGTTGATGAACCGCGTGATCTCCTTCACGATCTGGTCCTTCGACGGCAGCTTGGGGAATGGCTGGGCGCACTTCACGATGACGGGCACGTGCCAGGAATACGTGCCCTTCTCGACGAGCCGGCTCTTGAGCGTCAACGGCAGCGGGCCGTGGGGCTCCAGGCCGGCGACATCGTTGCCGGCGGCCTTCTGGCGGGCGATGTCGGCGGCCGTCAGCGGCAGGAACGGGTAGACCTTCTTGGCCTCGCTCCGCGTGCTCTTCGTGCCGCAGAAGAACTCCAGGAAGCGGTTGGTGCTCCGCTCGTAGACGAGGAAGCTGGGGCCGTACATGCAGTGCGACTCCTTTTCCAGCGACTGCGCTGCGATCCGCTTGAACTCATCCGACTCGGGATCGTAGTTCACGATCAGGGCGTCGCCGTCGGTCATGTCGATGGCCTTCGGCCGGCGAGCCAGCGGGATGATGTGGATGGTGTCGGTCAGGTCGGCGACCTCTTCGCCATCGGGAATGCCGTAGTGGCCGGGTCGGACCTGGCCTTTGTTGACAGCCTTGCCCTTGGTGTACAGTTGCAGGCGGCCGATGAAGTCGGCGCTCTTGGCCAATTCGATGAACTGATCGTCGGTTCCGAGCTGGGTGGAGGGGAGTTGCGCAAGATCGACGGGGACCAGCGAGCTGTCGGACATGAGTAGCCTCAGAGTTGAAACGGGAATAGGGGCGTGAACAGATACAGGAAAAGCAAACTGCAAACGCGGCCGGTGATGACAGGGTGTTACTTCATGGTTCGGTCTCCTCGGTAAAGTGCCTCCTCATACGCTCTCGTAGCTTTCCTCTCTGCTCTTCGAGACTCTTGGCGTCGAGGTGCGTGATCCACTCCAGGCAGGCGTTCCAACCGTCCACCGCCGTCCGTGCATTTCTGGCGGCGAGCATCATGGGCCCGGCTTCAGGTGTCTCTTTCTCGGTCAGAACTTCTCGCAAGTTGCGAAGGTGGGCAACGGGCGTGAACTCGTTGTTGAACAACACGTCCAGCTTCCCTTGCCGTGCCGCCTCGCGCTGCTGCTTGATGAAGGCAGCGACCGTGACCTTGAACACGTGGACGGGGGCCGTCCTGGCAAGATCAAGAAACCGGTGCTGTTGGCTGCGAAGGACGCGAGACAGCACGTAGCCCGACATCAAAGGGATCTCCCCGCGGTCCACGGCCTTCTGGACCTCGGGTTGCAGACGCAGGAGACCCAGTTGCTCTCCGATCCAATGCGGACTCTTGTGGATCAGCCCTTGTAGTCGCGCGTGCGACATGCCAGGGTTGGCGTCCAGGATCTTCTTCAACTGCCTTGCAAAGTCGGTTTGCTTGGTTGTCGGCCGTATGGCATTGGCTTGAATCTGCGCGGCCACGACCATTTCATCGGTCATGCCGTACCGGACCAGGCAGGGCACAGGCGATAGCTCCAACTCCTGGTAAGCGGTGTAGCGGTACATGCCGTCCACCACTTCCCACTTCCCGGGAAGACGGGGCGAGGGCCTGACGCAGATCGAGTTCAGCGGGCCGTTGGCCGCCAGCGAGTCTCGCAACTCGATGTACTCCAGCGACTCCTTTTCCACCAATCGGAGCAGCAGGCGGGTCTCGTGGATGTCGCAGAGCGGAATGTCACGGGACTCGATCTTCACGGTGGACTCCGGGATCAACAACTACACCTACAGGAGATGTCAAAAACGGGCGGTTTTTTCAGAAAAGGGGCACCGTTTGTGAAAAAAACACTCGTATCTGACATCTCCTGTAGGTGTAGCTATCCCAGCGTCTTCCGCGCCGGAAGACCTTCCACACTGAGCGCGTGTAAACGCATCTATCAGGGAAGCGAAATGAAAGTCACCGAAGCCATCAAGGTCTTCCTCAACGCCAGGAAGTTGCCCGCCAACGCCGATCTGGTCGATCGCTGGAGCGCCAGCATAGAGACCCAGGTCAACGTCGCCGCCGGCAATGGCGAGCCGGTCGAGGGCAAACGGACGACGTACAGCGATGGAATCAACGAATGGTGGAACATTCGCTTGCCGAAGAACGCCAACAGCGACCCGTCCTGGGACGACTACGAGCTTCGGTTCCCTTTCGAGTTACACGCCGAGGGCATTGGCTGCACGGGCTGGGACTGGGCAGCACGCCGATCTCGCTGGTGCGCATTCGATTTTGACAGTCTCACCACGCACGCCAGGGGCGTCGGCGTCACCGACGAGGAACTGGAGAAGATCAAGCTGGCGGCCGAGGCCCTACCCTATGTTGAGACCCGCCGCAGCACGGGCGGCAGCGGTGTCCATCTCTACGTCTACTTCGACGCGGCGGGCGTCCCCACAGACAACCACACCGAGCACGCCGCGCTGGCCAGGTGCGTACTGGGAATGATGTCTTCGGACACCGGCTTCGACTTTGCCTCGCAGATCGACTGCTGCGGAGGGGTCATGTGGCTGTGGCACCGCAAGATGACCGCCGAGAACGGCGGCCTGTCTCTCGTGAAGCCGGCCACCAAGACGCTCTCCGTCTCCGATCTGCCGGCCAACTGGCACGATCACATTGAAGTCGTGACCAAAAAGCGGAGCAAAGTGCGTGTAAACGAGGTGGCCGAGGACGACCTCGACCCGTTCGAGGCCCTGGCAACATCCCGCAAGATCATTCCCCTGGACGACGGCCACAAGGCTCAGATCGAAAGCCTGATGCGGTCTGGCTTCACCACGCTTTGGATCGCCGACCACCACCTGCTCCAGACGCACACCTGCGCACTGGCCAAGCTGATGGGTGAGGCTGACCTGAAGCTGGTCGGCTACTTCCAGACCATCTCGGAAGGCAAGAATCCGGGGTCACCCAACTGTTTCCTTTTCCCGCTCCCCAGCGGGGCGTGGAAGGTCTACCGTTTCTCGCCCGGGATCGCCGAGGCCGAGACCTGGACCCAGGACGGCAATGGGTGGACGACCTGCTACTTCAACCGCACACCGGACCTTTCCGTCGCCGCCAAGGCCCACGGTGCCCTCGAAGACCCGGACAAGATAGGCGAGTTCGTATTCCACGATGCTGCAAGCGCTCTGGAGGCGGCCGAGGCCCTGGGCCAGAAAATCACCCTCCTGGACGAGATGATGGACCGCGAAACCCGGCTCAAGTCCGGCAGGGACGGCCGGCTCGTCGTCGAGATCGAGAAGCGGGAAGAAGACGCCCCCATGCCGGGGTGGTTCGCCAAGAAGGGCAAGTGGTCTCGCATCTTCGACGTGAAGACCGACTCCAAGAAGTCCGACGAACTGGGCTTTTCGGAGCACGACAATGTTCTCCGCGAACTGGAGACACCCGCCAAGGAATTCGCCGGCTGGGTCATCCACAAGGGTGGCGAGTGGGTCCGCGAGCCGCCGGCCAACGTGAAGATGCTCTTGCAGAGCCGCGGTTTCGACAAACCCGAGGCCGAGGCCATCATGGGCGGCGCGATCGGCAAGAGCTGGCGGCTGGTGAACCTGCCCTTCCACGAAGAGTATCCCGGCGGCCGGCAATGGAACATGGACGCCGCCCAGTTGCGCTATGAGCCGGCAATCCTGGGCGATGAAGAGCAGCCGAGCCACGCACATTGGGACAAGGTTCTCAACCATATCGGCCAGGAGTTGAACGCCGGGCTGCGTGAGTCTCCCTGGGCGCAGAAGGCAGGCATGAAGACAGGGGCTCAGTATCTTTTGGCCTGGATCGCCTGCATGATCCGCTACCCTTTCTCGCCGCTGCCCTACCTGTTCCTCTACGGACCGGAGAACAGCGGCAAGTCGATCTTCCACGAGGCCATCGCCCTCTTGATGACCAAGGGCTGCGTGCCGGCCGACCGGGCATTGACCAGCGCCAGCGACTTCAACGGGGAACTGGCCAACTGCATCCTGGCGGTCGTCGAAGAAAAGGACATCTCCAAGGCCAAGGGGGCGCTGGCCAAGATCAAGGAATGGGTCACGGCCCGCAACCTGTCCATCCGCAAGATGCGGACCGACAGCTACACGCAGCCCAACACGACCCACTGGGTCCAATGCGCCAACCGCCGGGAGAACTGCCCCATCTTTCCCGGCGACACGCGGATCACCGTGATCCATGTGCCGGACCTTCTGCCGGACCAGGAAATCCCCAAGGAGAAGCTGATCGAGCGTCTTACGGAAGAGGCCCAGCACTTCATGTACAGCCTGATGAACATGGAACTGCCGGAGGTGTTGGGTCGGCTGCGGCTCCCCATCGTGATTACCGACAGCAAGCTGCGGAGCGAGGAAGACAACCGCGATGCGTTCGAGGAATTCCTTGCCGACAACTGCTTCGAGGCCCCGGGGGCCTTGATGCCTTTCAAGGACTTGTTCGACAAGTTCTACGAGTCGCTGACCGTCAACGAGAAGGGCGAGTGGACGAAGCAGAGGGCGATCAAGAAGCTGCCCTCACGGTTCCCCACAGGAAACGGTCCCGGCAACAAGAAGTATGTTGCCAACATCTCCCTTGAAGAAGTGACCACTCCCGACGCAAAGCCCCTTCTGTACTTGAACGGCAAGTTCGTTACACAGCCGCAAGAGCCATCGGAGGCCCAGCCATGACGATCCTGGTCTACAAGATCACCGGCAGGCACACCCGCTCGATTGCGACAGCGACCCTTGTGGATCAAGTCGAAACGGACAAGATGCCCAGCGACCAGATCGCGTTCGCCGAACAGCACGGCGGCGACTTCATTGAAGTGGCCGCAGAAACGGCAGGTGCTTGATGGCACAATTCATCCCGCTTGGCGGCGCGGTGTATGAAGTCCGCGCGGTGTTGGACATCGGCGACCTGCAACAGTTCGTCGGCGGCTTCGTGCGATTCTTGGATATCGGCTCGGGGAACCACGTCGTCTGCCACGAGGATGCCGAACTCGTCTACAGCAAGAACGCGCTGGCATCATCCCTATCCCAGCGGCCCGTTCACGGGCCTGCGATCATCTGTCGAATGAAAGAATTGGAGCTTTGATGAAGTACAACATGACCGACAGCGGCAAGCGGCAGCAATTCGGCAGCAACCTCGCCATCCGGGACACCGCGGACGACAAGCCGCGCCCCGACCTGATCTCTCCCTTCGCCGAAGAGCGCCAGGGCCAATGGCTCCGCATGGGGGCCGCCAAGTATGCCGAACGCAACTGGGAACGCGGAATGCCCTTCACCCGCTGCGTCGCCTCGCTCAAGCGGCACGTCATGCGATACCAGCAGGGCAAGCGCGACGAGGACCACCTGGCCGCCATCATGTTTAACGCAATGGCCCTGATCCACTACGAGGAGATGATCGAGCGCGGCCTGCTCCCGACCGAACTGAACGACATGCCCGTCTACAGCAAGCCGGCGGCCAAAGACAATAAGAGCCGTCGCAGGCCGGCGGCCATGAAGAAACACAATCCGCGCAAGCCGGCCTCCCCCACGAAGAGACGTAGGTGAGTCTTACAAGGCTCTGCCAGCATAGACATCGGAATTCTGAAACCAGTTAGCCGGTTCCTGCAACTCTTTAAGAGGGCGGGCAGCACCTTGAGCACAGACCATGAAAACCTACTCCTCCCTCGTGACCTGCAACGGCAATCTGTTGGTCTCCATCGACCTGGAGACAACCGGCACCCAGCCGGGCTACCACGAGATCATCCAGATCGCCATCGTGCCGCTGAACAGCGACATCCGCCCCATCGCGGAGTTGCCGGTCTTCTACACCAACATGAGGCCGAAGTTCCCGCGCCGCGCGGAGAAATCGGCTACCGCCAAGCACGGCATTACGATCTCCGACCTGCTGATGCAAGCGCCGGAGCCGGAAAAGGTCGAGGACATGCTGGTGGAGTGGTTCGAGCGGCTGGAACTGCCCTTCGGCAAAGTGCTCGTCCCCCTGGCCCACAACTGGGCCTTCGAGTCCAGCTTCCTGAAGGCATGGCTCGGCTGCCCGATGGTGGACCGCATCTTCCACTCGCACGCCCGGGACGGGATGCTCACGGCCATTGCGCTCAATGACCGGGCGGCCTTCGCCGGAGAGCCGGAGCCCTTTAACCGGGTGGGTCTCGGCTCCATCTGCCACAAGCTGGGGATCGTCAACACGAAAGCGCACGACGCCCTGGCCGACGCCTATGCCGGGGCCGAGGTCTACCGCGCAATGGCCCTGGGAATGGTGGGATAATGAGCGCAGAACCACGACCCGACCTGGCAGCCATTGAACTCACGCTCCCGCCGCCCGGCCCAAAGGACACGGAGCGGACCTTCCACCGTCCGATCTTCGAGCCCGATGGTGCGATCACCTACCCGAAGACTCCAAGCGACTGGGAGCCGCCGCAGGACATCAACGGCTACGTCCGCGACCCCGACAACAAGTGGCGGTTCCTGCCACTCTGGCTGCCCTGCGGGCTGCGTTATCAGATGGCCTTCTTGAAGCCAAGCTGCGGCTGCATCGACATCATCATGCGCTGCAACAACCCACAGGCATCCCTTTACGGTGAACGGCTGTCCCACACCGCCTGTGAATCGTGCCAGAGGAGAATAACATGAAAGAACCCTGCACCGACTGTCCCCAGATCGCAATCCCGTTGCCGGGCAGCCAGCGGCCTGTAGCGCCTGCCTCGACCGTCATTCTCAACTTTGGCAGCCCGCAGCAGCACTCCCATCGGTTGGTAGCGCAGGCCATCCCGGCCGATGCCGCCCTGACGCACGGGCGTCCCGCGTGCCATGACGACGGCTCGCTGGAGTTCCCCGTGGAAGGGCACCCGGACATCCACGGATACGTGCGGGACAGCCGGAACCCGCGAGTCTTCCATCCGGCATGGCCGGAATGCGTCTATCGGGTGCTGCGCGTGACTGCGGACAAGCAGCTTGTCGTCACCGGACACTGCAACGGACCGCTAGCGGCACGCACGCGGCAGCCACTCACTACAGAGATTTGCCAGGCGTGCCCCGCCCGGCGTCCCCATCTGACCCGGGCGCTGCCTAAGAATGCCGATGAAATCAATGCTGCCGTGAGAGCCAGGTTGAAGCCTACTGGTAAAACTGCGAATGAGCCATCCCCGCCCGGTCAGCCTGGCTCATCATCAGCTTCAGTACCTTAGTCTCAGCGAAGTCCACCAACTTCGAGCGGACAACGTGGACGCCAAACTGCCGCAACTCCTTGCGGACGGCATGAGTCAGCGTCGTAGTCAAGGTCTGGTCCGCGATCCCCTTCATAATCTCATCGTAGGTGTGGGTGGCGACCACACCGACCACCGTGGCCTGGGTCAGGTCGTTGATCGTCACGTCCACGTCCCAGTTGACCTTGCCGATGGCCTGCACCACGTCCCGGATCTTGTAGACCACCAAGGTCTTGACCGTAACTTTCTTGCCGTCCTTGGTGGTCAGGACCTGGTCAGGGATCGAAAGCGTCTGGCGGGCCGTGACCAGGACTTCCACCTCGGTCGTCAGGGGCCAGTACCAGTGCAGGCCAGGCGGCATCGCCTTGACCTTCCAGCCATGTACCCACTTCACCCCGGCATGAGTCGCCCGGACAATGACGATGCGAGGGCAAAAGCGAAAGACCGCCTCAATCAGTTGATTAAGCCACGCGAAGGCAGATTCCATCGTAGTGTCTCCAGAAAGAGAAAGGGTGTCCAGGCGTAAGCCGGGGCACCCTTTCGTCGTTTACGGCGTGCTGCGGGTCCTGCTGGGGACCCGTTAGGAAAGCCGTCAGGGAATCGGGCACGGAGCGTCGGGGTCCGGGTTCGGACTGCCGGGCTGCAAAAGCTGCCGGCTGCGCGATGCCTCCCTCACGCTCATCAGCGTGCTCTTGAGATCGGACCTGCGAGGGTCGATCGAGTCCAGATCATGGGAGGCGCGAGCAGCCCGCGCCGCCTCCCGAGCGTCTTGAATGTCCCGGCCGACATCGTTAGGATTGCGGCCCTGGGCCTCAATCAAGGCGATGCCCGGCGTCGGGTTGGTGGCCTTGCTTACGTTCTGCATGGATGCCCTTTCTTGGGCTACACGATGGGTTGTGGAGAAGGGGCGGCCGTATCCGTGGCCACGGCCCTGGGATAAGTCGCCAGGGCCGGCTCGCCTCCCCACTCCCCGCCCCGCCTGTCCACGACCGCCTGCCTCATGGCCAGCAGCTTGCGTTGGACGGGCGTGTGGTCCACTGACACAGCGCGTTGGCGGACCTCCGCCGTGTGCCGAGCGTCCTGAACGTCCTGGTAGACCTCATCGTGACTGCGGCCCTGGGCCTCGATCATCACGATGTCCGGCGAGGCGCTGTTGGTATTACCTACGTACTGAGTCATGGTCGCCTCGTGTCGGGGATCGGACATCCCCATGACTGCGGCCTTGGGCCGCAATCATGGTGATGTCTGGGTGTCCCCTTCGTCTTGTCAGGGAATCGGGCACGGGGCATCCGTGTCCGGGGTCGTACCGATGGTGGGCGTCAGATCACGCTCCGCGTGCGCCTTCATCATCATGGCCTTCAGCCTGTCCTTGACCCCGGAGGTGAGGGTGCCGGAGGGTGCCGCTTCGTGCGACAACCGCGCCGCCGCCACCGTCTGCCGGGCATTCTGGATGTCCTGGTGGACGGCATCGCTGTCGCGGCCCTGGGCCGGAATCAGCACGATGTCCGGCGATGGGCTGGTGACGGGTTTTCCTACGTTCTGCATGGGAATGTCCCTTCTTGCGTGAGCAGCGATCGGTGCCTGGTCTACGAGACCCGGCACAAGGTCGCTTACTCGGTGGCGCTGTCCGGCACGCTGGCCACGCCGGCGGCCTCGCTGACCTTCTGGCTGACGGGCTTCCAGCCGGCCTGGCCATAGACCTGGGCCTGGTCCCGCTCGGGAACCTGCCCCGTCGCCTTGTTGTACTCGTTGAGCGACTTGGCCATCGCCACGTCGCGGTCCACCTGGTCGCCCGTCGCACCTTGCGCCTGGATCAAAACGGTGTCGGGGCACTTGCCCAAAGTTCCGATGTTCTGCATTTTCGTACTCGCTTTCTGAAACAGAGAAAACAACACAACACAGACGGAAACGAACCTACATCGGTCCGCCTCTCACTCGCACTACGCTACTTCTTGCGATGCTTGGCGAACTGCGCCAGTCGCTTGGCCAACGCGACCTGCCGGTTGGTCGTCGCATCCTTGTGGGGCCTGGCCTCGAACTGGGAGAGCGTCATGCCCGCCGCCTTGGCCTTCGCCGTCAACGCCCCGGGGTGCTGGATCGCCCCCTGAATCCACTTGTCAGCCACGAGATGCCTCCTTCACGAAAAGGTTAGTAAACGATCGCCGAAACCAGGGACGCAACAGTGCTTGCGTCGGTCTGAATTGCCGTGAACTGGGCCGAATTCAGCGTGGCCCCCCACGCCTGAGAGACAAAAGGCGCGATGAGAGTTACGGTACTGGCCATGCCGAGGGCCAGGTTCGACACGTCGGCCGCCAACCGGGCAACGTCCGTCCCAAGCCGAGTGGCCGCCGTCACAATCGCAGTCGTCGAGCCTACCGAGATGCCGCGCACCACATTGGCCACGGCATCCAGTTGCACGGTCGCTGCCGATCCCGGCACGTTGTAGAGGTAGTCCGACATGGCGGGTGTGTACGCGGCCTCGGCCTTCGCAAAATCCATCTTCAGGGCATACGTCGCACTGGTGTTCGTGGGGTCGATCACCGGGGCACCGACCTGGCCCAGGCTAAAGAAATCCCCCAGGTAGCCAAAGTTCTTGAGACCGGGATTCTTGCTGTCCATGATCTTCGTCGTGGAAAGGTCGAGCACAACGGCGGCAGGCACGGGGATGTCGGGGACCGACGCCTCCTGCAAGTAATCCAGGTTCAGGTCCAACTGCTTGGGAGATCCCGAAGTTGTCCCGGCATACTGATTGGGAAACACGACCGGCTGTGCCGTAAAGCCCACGTCCGTAGGCGTCGGGTCGCCCCAGTCGGCGTGCGGCCCGAAGATGACGTTCGGACCGCCGACAAAGACTCCCCGGAGAATAGGCTGAATGCCGCCGGTAGGCACCGTGGAGCCGTCTCCCGTCAGGCCGCCGTCCGCCGCCGGTGCAACGGCATAGCTGGTGGACGGCAGTTGGCCGACCGGCAGGGGGCCGCCGGCATTCATACCGATGCCGCCGCCCCCGAAACCCACCGTCTCCTCCACGGACAGCGGCCAGGTCTGGCTGGTCGGCAAATTGGCCGGCCAGTAGAAGGGGTTCTGCGTCATCGCCCCCGCATTCACCGGGCACTCGCACTCGAAGTCGATGCAGTTCTCCGCGGAGTTGTAGGCGGCCTTCTGCACCAGCACGGGCACGGCCGCCGAGGCGATCGCCCCAGGGACGTTGAACGTGACGCAATCGAAGGTCTCCAGGTTCAGCTTGTTCAAGAACGCGCGGAACCTGATCCGCTTCCAGATCATGGAGTAACGGATGAGCCAGAAGGTGGCCATCTTGAGGATGATGTCCGGCTGATTGAAGATCCACCAGTCGTAATCCTTCTCCCAGAGCCCATAGCGCGAGACGTTGTGCCTCAAGACGATCAACTGCTCCTGCTGCTCCCCCGGCTCAGGAGCGTAGCCCATCCTCCACTTGACGTTCATCTTGGTGACCAGGTTCTCCGTGTCCGTGGAGGCGATCTCCATGCCGCGCTCGGAGTCGATGTCGCTGGTGGTGATCGTGTCCACCGGCGTCGGCGGCTCAGGCAGGTAGGTGAGGTAGACCACTTCGTTCTCGATCCAGACCGCACAGCGGCACTGGAAGGCGATGTCCTTGAGCACTTGCAGCACGTTCTTGCGATCCAGCAAGGGGAAGTTGGCCGGGAAGGGGGCCAGCTTCGTGCGGCAATGGTTGAAGGAGGTCGCGTCCCAGGTCAGGTCCGTATAGTTCTCGATGAGGTACTCCAGGATGTCCACGATGTTCGGGCCGATCGACGACTGAAACGTGACGTAAATCTGGTCCGACCAGCCTGTGATCCAGTTGGTGTTCAAGTCCTGGTAGACCACCAGGGAGAGCCGTTGGTTCAGCACCACCTGCACGGCCGTGATGCTCCCGTACTGCACGGTCTCGACCGTGTACCAGCTCGGCGGCACCACGTTCAGCACGCGCTGGCCGTTGACCGTCTGGTACGCCTTGACGCACAGCACCTGGCCGGGCGTGATGGAGGCGATGAAATTGCAACCCTGATTTGTGCCCAATTGGACCTTGGCCCCTGCGTCCGCCCAGAACTGCTTGGCGGTCAACATCGGCGGCTTCACGATGGGGGCCGTCGGCGTCGTGAGAATGGTGACCGCCTCGTCCAGAAGGCAGGGGTTAGCAGACAAGCTGCCAAGGCTGCCGCAGGGTATGTCGGCGGTGAAGTGCAGTGTGCTTACCGGCGGCGGGTTTAGCAGCGGGCAATCAATGAGATGCTGTGCCGCCTTCAGCTCCGCGTTCGCCACTTCCAGGTTGTAGTGAAGGATAACCTGCGGGTCCTCCGTCGCAGTGATGGTGAAGACCTCGCCCTGGAACGATCCCTGGAGGTATGCGCTGCCGAGCGTGAGCCACAATTGCTGGTTTTGCGGGAAATCCTCTCCCCCGAGTATGTGGATCGGATTGGCACCGGTGAATCCGGCCAACTCCGACAACTGCCGTGCGCGCGTGGCCCTCATGCAGGCTTCCTTATGATTCAGCAGGAATTCCTCGTTGGCCATCTGGTTGGAAATCGCCTGCGCCTGGTCCTTGTACTGCTGGTACTTGACCGGGTCCACGTCCTGCCAAAGGTCGGCCGCCTGCTGATACACGTTCATTTGCTGGCCTTGCTTCCAGAGGCCAAACAGCGTGGAGGGGTCGAAGTCCGTCCCGTTGGCGTACAGCGGCACGACCTCGCCGGTCCAGGTCACGAATCCCACGGGGTCCAGGGTCACGCCTTCGACGGCCAGATTGACCTCCAAGGCGGGGTAGTCGGCCACCTGTCCAAAGACCATCGGCCACGCCTTGCCGATCATCTCGCTGGGAATGTAGGGAAAGCTGCCCTCCTCCACCGAGAAGCCGACTTCCAGGTTCTCCAAAGGCGAGACGATCGTGACCTTCAAGGTACGATCGCGCTCGTTCCAGGTCACCGGCGTATTGATTCGCCCGCTGAAGACCAGGAACTTGTCGGCCAGATCGAGCCCCTGGAACCACTGGTAGATGCGGACATGGACATTGTAGATGTCGTAGGCGTCGAAGATCGCCTTGAGCGACCCGTCCGTGTCGTCCAGCGTCAGCCCGACCTGCGCCGAGCTGCCGTTGAAGGACAGGTCCAGCACGTCATCCAGGTCACCCAGTTCAACGATCTTGCCGGGGATGGGCGGCGGCCCGGGGAGATCCCTGTCGGCGTAAGACTGCGTGGCAGCACCCTTGTACCAGTCGATCTCGACGATCGAGATCGGCTCAGTCCCATACTGGGCGGCGAGCTTGGCCAGGCCGTTGCTGGAAATCGTTCGCATGGCAAGACCTCAAACGTGCAATCGGGACGTGCAATGGGCGCGAGGCCCCGCTGTAAGAGTTGCTAAAACGGCGGAACTGGTTTCCAGAATTCCGCGGCCGGCTCTAGGCGGTTTGCAGCACTCCCTCGAATTCCAGATCAATGGCCTGTACCTCCCCGCGAAGCAAGGGCGGCCGCGCCGGGGCACCTCGTTCGGGGGTGTCAAGCTCGAAGGGGTTGCTGGTGAAGTAGCCGACCCAGTTCCGTCCCAAGTGGTCCAGCACGTAAATCTTCGAGGCGAAGTAGGACTGGATGAAGGCCCGCAGTTCCAAGCCTTTGTTGCGGGTCAATTGAAACGTCCACTTCAGCCTCCGCCGGCCGCCCTTGGTCTTGACGTAGGTCCGCCGTGTGCCGTCCATCGCCCGCTTCACGATCACCGCATCGGTCAGGTTCATGGCATCGCTGAACTTCGGCTCGGGGAGAACCGTCAAGGTCTGCAACGTCGGATAGGGGGCCTGGAGGTAGAACATGATCGACTCCCACTGCTGAGCCTACGAGACCAGTTGACCCTCAAACTCCAAGCCAGCCGTGAAGCTGTACTTGCTGTCTTCCACCACCGGGTCATTGGGATTGGTGATGACACCCACCCAGCAGTGGCCTTCCCAATCCCAGAGGCCAATCTCCAGCCCGATGTGGTTCAGCATGAACTCCAGCAGGGCTTCGGCCTGCGTGGGCGTGAGCGCGGAAAAGGTCAGCACCAGGGTCTCCGTCTTCGGCCACATGGGGTCCGCGTACACGATCAGCGTGCCGCCTCGCGTCTCGCGGCTGATGCGGTTGAACTGCAAGCGGTCCTTGTTGCCGAACTCCGGGTTGCGCAGCACCAGCGTGTCCGTGGCCGTTCCCGTGGACGGGTAGACCAGGGTGAAGGTCCCCGGTGCCGCCGGGTTGGGGCCGGTCAAGGTGGCCGGGGGCGGCGTGGGATTGCCGGCCGTGCCCGCCCCGATGAAAGGTCGGTAGTCCCTCTTCACCAGTCCGAAGGGCAGCGTGTAGCTGAAGGACTGCTCAATGACGATGTTGTCCTCGGCCGACAACAGTCGCACGACCACCACCGAGGCCCGGTCGCCGATGGTCAGCGGATCGGTGGTCGGCCTGCCGACTGCGACCAGGGCCATGTCGCCCAATTCAAGCCCGTCAACAACTTCGGGCGAAGGGCTCTTGACAGCCGCATCACTGAGGCTGAGGGCGTCCGTTGCCGCAAGCGCGATCGCCGTAGAACGGATGACGCCGACCTGGATCGACTCGCCGAAGGAGAGCCGATCGGTCACGCTTTGAGCGCTGTGCCAGATAACCTCCGAGTTGCTGTCCTGCAAGCCCGTGTAAACAGTCTGCGAGACATTGTTCGTCGAATCCCAGACCTGGTCCGACGTTTGCAGCACGTCCACTGCGCCGGCGTAGATCGGCCCGATCTCATTGGCCGCATCGGCAATGGCAATCGCATCGGTGACCTGGAGGCTCCAGTGTTTCTGCTGCCAGACGGCCATCGAATCCTGGACAGGTATCTGGTCGATCGCGTCCAGGTGCTGGGTGGCGTCGTGGCCGGCGGCCGTATCCACCAGCGACAGCACGTCAGTCGCGCCAGCCTGGATCACGGGGTTGGAGCCGGCCGCCGTGTCCGCCAGCGACAGCATGTCAGTCGCGCCGGCGTGGATCACAGGGTTGAAGCCGGCCGCCGCATCCGCCACCACAATGAAATCGGTGGCCTGCGGGCTGCCTATTTTCTGGACCGTCGCACTCTGGGAGACCGTCAGCGGATCGGTGACATTCTTGCCGCTCGGGCCGATGGCATCCTCATGGAGCGACAGGCTATCGGTCGCACTGACGATGTAGACCCAGGCAGATTGGGCCTGGTCTGCAACCGCCAAGGTGTCGGCCGCCGTCCGTGAGGCGATATGACACACCACAGCTTGATCGCCGAGCGAGAGAGCGGAGAGAGTGGAGCAAGCGGCAGCGTGCCCGACGTTTGCGGCATCGTTCAACGTCAGGGGATCTAAGGCGCTGGCGGTGTACGCACTGACCACCGTGTCCTGACCGAGGACAATGTTGCCAAGTTCGGCGTTGACGACACCCAGCCTGCCGGTAGTTGCAGCCATGTTATCACCTCACCCGGGTGTCATCAAGAGAGGCCACTAGAGCACGACCGTCGTGCCATCCGCGTTCAAGCCGCTGTAGAGATTCGTGACCTCGGTCGAAGTGAGGGCCCGGTTGTAGATGCGCAGGTCGCACAGGTTGCCGATGAAGGGCATGTTCGACAGGGTGCTCTCGCCAGTGCCTAGTTCCACAAACCCGGTGGCCGTGCTGATCGTAGATCCACTGGCCGTGCCCGTCGTCTGGAGCGTCCCATCCAAGTAGAACAGCACTTGGGAGTTCGCCGTATAGCCGCTGGGCACGATCCACACGCCGTGGTGCCAGGTGTCGGCGCTGATCGTGCTGGAGGAGACAACACCGCCTGAGTAGCAGTTCAGGCCCAGGCCCGAAGGCTGCATGTAGATATTGATGTTCTTCCCGGAGCTGCTTTGCCCATAGCAAAACGCGACGTTGCTGCGGGTGGTGCTCCAGGTGGACGGACACTTGAACCAGACGGAAATGGTTCTCGGTGCCGTGGACAATGGTAGGGGCCAGTCGCAAACGCCGCCGCTCTTATAAACGTCATCGGAGCCGTTGAACAGGGCGCTACGCCAGGCAGGGTTCGTCAGCGCGGCCGGCACATCCGTGGAGACGGTCGGGTAGCCCGACGACGGGTTCAGACAAATCTGGAAACCCGAGGAGTCCGCGTAGCCGCCCGTGGTGACGGTCTCGTTCAGCTTGTACCAGCCGACCAGGCCGGCCTCGGGCTGGCCGCTGGGCGCTCCCTCGTCCCAGGCCAGCAACACCACCGATGTAGGAGCGGAGTTGATCGTCGAGCAATAGAAGACCAGTTGGTCGGGCTCGTAGCCGCTGGGATTAAAGGTGGTGTCGGTGGGGGCGGCGCAGCCGTAGACCGGAATCCAATCGACCCCGTTGTTGGAGATGTAAAAGCCGCAACCCGTCTCACCGTTTTCCGAGGTGCAGCGGACCGCCTTCAACCAGAGGCGATCGGCGGGGGAGATAGTCGTCAATGCCAACTTGGCAGGCGTCGTGCTATCCGCGGTCGCTGGGGCACGAACCGTGATGCTCGGGCCCGCAGACGACCAGAGCACCAGCTCGGCCTGCCCGTGCGTACTGTCGCGGAAGCCGATCCCTACCAGGCCGGCCGTGCCGTAGTTGATGTAGGTCGCCGCATCCACACAGGCCACCAGCGTAACCACGCCGTTAGTGGCGCTAGGCATGGGCCGGGTCAGGTACACGCCCTCGTAGCTGCTGCCGCCGGTCTTGGCGATCGTCAGCGCGTTGCCGGTCTGCGTGACCGTGGTATCACTGTGCGAGTCCACCTTCGTAAAATCGCTGACAACCAGGGCAGTGCCGGAGGAGTTCACGATGCGAAGGGGAGGCTGAACTGCTGCCCAGGAGCAATTGTCCGCCAGGAAAGTCTGCAAACTGCCTGCTGCGAGGATCACGAGGACCGGCGCGGCAGAGGCGTGCGTGGCGGCTGTGGTGCCTTCGATTCCCCGCGCGACGGTCAAGGTCGTGCCGGCGCAGCCGGTGCAGAGCATGATTTCGCCGTCCACCAGCAGGCGAAAGTCGCCCGTGGCCGGAAGCGCGGCAGCGCTGGCGACCGTCAGGGTCGTCGCCGTCGTCGAGGTGATGGCGGCCGACAGCGTCGTGGCTGCCGCATCGACAAGTTGCTCGCGTCGTACCGCCATCATACACCTCGCTTACAAGGCCACCGCCGAGCCGTCCGCATTCAAGCCGCTGTAAAGGTTGCCGATCCCAGTCGAGGTGAGGGCCGTGTTGTAGACCCGCATATCGCAGACCTTACCCGGAAAATAGTCGCTTGCACCCGGGTTGCGGCCGAAAAAGACGTTGCCCGGCTGCGTGTTCACCACGTGGGTGTCACTGTGCCCTGTCGTCGTCAGCAGCGCGCCGTCCAGGTAAAAGACGATCTGGGCGTTGCTGGTGCAACTCGTGGGCACGACCACCGCCAAGTGGTGCCAGCCGGTGTCCGGCCACGTCGAGCCTGAGAAATTGGTCCCCGGGGTTACGGTCGCGGTGGCGTTGCCGCCATTAACGTCAAGCTCCAGGCCAGCCGTGGCCAGCGATAATTGGAAAAACTGTCCCGAAGTGTTGTAGCCCCAGCCCAATAGCGCATACTCCGAGGGGATGGCACCGGCCGAGGCACACTTGAACCACAACGAGATCGTGCGGGGCGTGCTGCCCAAGGGCAACAACTCCCAGTCCGTGGTCTGGGTGTAGTTCGAGGTTCCGTTGAAGTCCAAGGTCTGCCGGCCAGGAAGCGCGCTGGGGGAGTCCAGGGTCGTGGTAGGGGTGGCAACCTGGCCGCCGCTGATCGTGGCGTAGATTCGGTGGTGCAATTCCGCCGGCCCGTGATCGAAAAGCGTCGATTGAACGGGGTTTTCGTTGCAGGGATACCAGCTCACCAGGCCCGACTCCGCCACGTTGGCCCCCTCGTCCCAAGCCAGCAGGTTCGCCGCACTGGGGTAGGGGCTGTCCGCCAGGTCCACGAAGATCAGGCTGTCCGGTGCGGTGCTGAAGAAGTCGCTCACCCGCTGAGAAAGGAGCGTCATCCAGTTGATGCCGGTGTCCGAGATGCTGTAGCTGTAGCCGTCGCCCGTGTAGCAAATCCGCATCCACAGGTGCGGCGTGGGGCCGAGGTTGGCGGTGCCGGATGTGCCGTAGCCGTAGACTACGCCGGACGACCCGCCGCTGGTGGTCGTTGGGGCGCTGAACTGCGTGATGTATAAGAAAGCGCCCATGACGTTCATGGGCTGGTAGATGAAAGCGACGGCCTTGCCCGTGGACGAGCAGTACAGTCCCACGCCAACTTCCAAGTAACCCCCGTACAGCCCCATGCCGTCCACACAGGCCGTCAGCACCGCGGGGCGCTGAGATGGCAGCGGGCGTGTTAGCCAAGTGCCGAACACCTGGCTGGCCATACCGTTGCGTGCGACCGTAATCGCCGTGCCCCATTGCTTGACGACAGGCGGCGGTCCGACACTGACCATGCCGAAGCTGGCCGTCGTCAAGGGGTTTCCCGAAGCGTCCACGAGCCGCAAGGGCGGTCGCTGGCCGGCCAGAGGGACGTTGTCACCGAGAAGTGTTTGAAGGGCCCCCTGGGTCAAGACGTTGACCACGGCAACGCCGCTGGCATGGCTTGCCGCCGTCGTCCCTTCTACTCCGCGGACGACCGTCAGGGTCGTACCCGAGATGGCCGTGCAAAGCATCACCTCCAGCTCGACCAGCAGGCGGAAGTCGCCAGTGGCGGGAAAGAGGCTGGCGCTGGCCACGCTCAGCGTCGTGGCCGAACTGTTCAGGGCGCTGGTCAACGTCGCGGCGGCGTTATTCATCAGTAGCTCGCGGCTGCTCATGATTCGCTCCAAGCCAGGAGGCTACCCGAAGTCTGTTGGGCATTGTTGCTGCCGACCATGAAGAACGCCTGGTTGAAGAGGTCGCCGCTGTGCGTGTAATAGTCAGCAGACGTGGTGAGCACCAGCCAGTTCACTCCGTCCGCGGAGACCGAGTACGTCGCCGTGTGGCTGGCATCAATGGTGATCTTCATCCACGCCCGCGAGATGCGGCAGGTAGACGCAAGGCTCAGCAGCCAGGTGCTCTCCGTGTCAGAATCCGTCCAGCCGGCGACGCCGATATTGGAATTTGCAGCCGGGCAATAGACAATGCCGTAGGCATCTCCGTAGACGGAGTCGCACAGCCCGATGCCAAGATAGTTCACGTTGGGTGATACGTCGTCGATGTTAATGCCGCCGACGCAGGCAATTATCGTACAGGGGCGGGTCGCTGTCAGCGCTCGGAGCAACCAGGTCCCGTGGTAAGCGCCGCCGGTCGGTTGCGTGAGGATCTGGATCTGGTTGCCAACCTGCCGCGCGGCCCCGATGTTGCTTTTGTCGTTGATGGTGAAATTGCCGAGCGTCAAAGGGTTTCCGTTGATGTCCAGCAGCCGGAACGACGGCCGGCTGATGGCCGCCAAGGGCACGCTATCCTGCAAGAGAGCAGTCAGACCGCCGGCCGTCAGGATGTGCGCTACGACCGCCGCGCTGGCGTGCGAGGCCGGCGTCGTGCCCTCCATCCCGCGCGTCACCGTCAGCGTGACGCCCGAGACGCCCGTGCAAAGCAGCAACTCGGTATCAATAATCAGGCGGAAGTTGCCGGAAGCCGGAAAGGAAGCGCTGCTGGCCACGGTGATCGTCGCGTCCGACGACCCGGCCGCAGAGGCAAGGGTCGTGGCCGCCAGGTTCGTAAACTGCTCACGTGGGGCCATTGCGTCACCTGGAGGAAAGCGGGCCGGGGGGGGGATTAGAAGGCCGGCCCCCAACCCGGCGAGGGAGAGATCAGGCTAGGCGGTGACGGAGTAGGTGATCTTCAACTGGTCGCCGCTCTGAACGGCCACGTCACCGCTGGTGAAGGCCGCTGCGGACCAGAGCGTTGCACCGCTGCCGCTGGTGTGGTCGCCCTTCGTCTGGCAAATGCTGTTGCCACCCACGAGGAAGAGGCCCTTGATCGTGCCGGTCGCCGTGATGTCGAAGACCGAGGCGGTCGAATTGGCGACCGCGGCCACGTGGGAAGTGACCGAGACCGCACCCGAGGTCCAGACCGGCCGGGTGGAGCTACTGCCACTGTTGAGGTCGTCGGTGTAGGCGGTGTTTTCCCGCCAGCCGTTGGTCCCGGCCAATTGGCCGTAGGCGTCCGCCTGGGCGTAGGCGGTGAAGCTCACGCTGTCCACAAGACCCATCCAGTAGGACGTGATCTGCGTGACCGAATGGAACATCACGCCCAACAGCGCCGTGCGGCCCTCGTCGGTGATGTAGTTGGGCGCTTCGTAGGTGGCGAGCAGCTTCCCGCCGCGCCAATGCTCGACGTGGTACAGGCCATGCGGCTCCAGCTTGTCGCTGGCCGGCTTCGCGGGGCGGACCAATTCGACGTTGGCCCGCTGGCCCACATTCAAGGTGTCCTTCATGGTGAACCTCCTTCAAGGATTGATTGCTAAAGGATCGAGGAGCCGCGCCGAAGTTCCCGGCGGAGTTCCGTGGCGATCGACCTGCCCGTTTGACGAGCCGAGCCGCCGCCGGTGACACTGACGTTGATGTCGCCCACGTTGGTCACGCTGCCGCCGTGGGTGTGATAGCTGGGCCTGACCCCAGCGTTCATGGCCGTCAGTTGCGAGGAAAACTTCCGTGCGCTGCCGGCGTTGATGACCATCTCGCCGGGGCTGAGCATGGCGCGGATGGTGTCCGTGCCGCGAGGGAAACCTCCACCGGCGAGGAAGTTCCAGATGGCCCCGCCCCGGGCCTGTGCCGTCTGGGGATTCAATTGGCCGGCGACGATCGGCACCTGCACCCCGTCGTAAGCGGCTTTCAGGATCTTCACCTGCTCGGCCCAGGCCGCGGTCCTGGCAGCGGCCTTGGATGTCTCCGCCGCCGCCTGACTCGTAGTAGCGCCAACATCCTTGGTGGCGTCTGCGAGGTCTTGCGAGGCGGACACTCTCCCCGGCAACGTATCGTTCAATTGCCGCAAGTGGGCCTCGCCGGCGGCTGCGGGCCCTTGGTCTTTGTCCCTGATCTGCTGCTGAGTCTTCCGACGTTGCTCTTCGAGTTCCGTAATTCTCTGGAGCCGCTCGACGTTCGTACTGATGAGCCCCTCGGTCTCGCCAGCGCCGCTAAGAGGAAAAGCGTTATATCCTTGGGCCTTTGCCTTCCAGGCTTCCACCTGGTCCTTCGTGATCGTCTCGGGCATCGTGGACGCATTGCGGATCTGTCCCAAAGTCCGATACCGATCCTCCATCATCTCGCGCGTTTCCCTGGGACTGTCGCCGGTGAAGATGCTGCCGAAGTGGATCTTCGTCATCTCCCACATCCGCTTGTCCCAGCGATTGACGTTGACCTCGCTGCTCCCTTGGACAAGCTCCCTGGTCTTGTTGATCTCACGCTGTAGGTTCTGTTCGTTGGCCTTCAGGCTCTGGTAATCGGTGCTGGCCTTCTGCTGGTCCTTCAGCTTTTGCTCCGCCGCCGCGCGGGCCTGTTGCACCGTCTTGTCCTTCATCTCCTCCATGCTCAGGCCCGCAACCTTGGCGTAGATCGGAATGATGCCCAGGCCGTGCGTGATCTGTTCGTTCAACTTCGCCAGCGTCCCGGGGGCCGCTCGCATGTCCCTGATCTGCACGTCGGTGATGCCGGCCTTCATGTTGTCCGCCATCTTGCTCCGCAAGCTGGCATAGTCCAGAAGCTTGGAGGCGTCCCACTTCTGGCTGAAGGCCAGCTCCAGGAAGGTCGAGGTGTCCTGGGCGAAGGCCGCAGCATCCTTGGTCCGCTGCTCCGCGCTCTTCGGGTTGCCCTTCTCGTCGTACTGATTGGCTTCCTTGGCAATCTGCTTGGCCAGGACCCGCATCTGGTTGGCCTGCTGCTCCTCCTTGGCGGCGGCCTGAGCGGCGGCCTGGGCCTGCTCCGCTTTGACCTTGCGAATGGCCTCCTCGTACTGGAGTCGCGTCCCCAGGAGGTTCTCGATCGTTTGCTCGGCCTCCTCCTGAAGCCGGATGTCCCCGGACGCCTTGGCCGCGGAAGCGGCCAACTGGGCGTATGCCTCCGCCCGCTTGAGGGTCAAGTCCGCCTTTTCCTGGTTCTCCGGCGAGGCCAGGTCCGAGCTGTTGCCGGCCTCATAGCCGCCGATCAAAGCGGGAGCCCCCGCCACGCTGAACGCCAGGCTCTTGGACCGCGCCAGATAGGCCGCCTCCTCCGCACGCGCCGCCTCCTTGGCGTCCTTGTACGCCGCGGCCTTCTTCTTCAAGTCAACATCAAACCGCGTGTCGGCCAGCTTCGTTTGAAGATCGAGGGTCCTTTTCTGGGACTTCTCGATGTCCTTCTCGTCTTCCTTCGCCAGGTCACGCAGTAGGTGGGAGCCCTTTTCCTTGGCGGAGATCAATTGCTCCATCGTGGACTTGGTGCTGGCGACCAGGTTTCCGTCCGACTTCTTGGCGGCGTCAAGCTCGTCGTCGTAGACCTTGCTGACCTGCGCGATGTACTGGAGACCGCGCTGCACGATCTTGCCGTACAACTCGTCGCTTGCGCGAATCCGCTCCCGATTGGCCGCGTCCTTCTTCTTGATCTCCTCGTCTTGCTCGGCCTCGAACTGCCTGGCGGCCTCCGCCGTCGCCTCGTGCATCTTGGTGTCCACAAAATTGAAAGTCGCCCAGCCCGCCAAGACGGTCATCGCCCCCGAAGCGGCAAAACCAAAAGCCTTCATCTCGAACGTGGCGGCCTTGGCCTGCATCGAGGCGAGGGCAAAATAAGTCCCGATCGCCGTGATCGCGCCTACGAAAACCGTCGCCGGTCCGATGACGGCGCTGATGGCGGACTTGAGCGTGCCCACGCCGCCCACGAAATCCACGATCTTGGCGAGGCTCTGCACAAGACTCTCGCCGAGGTCCGTGGCGATGTAAGTCTTCAGGTCATTGATTTCTTTGTTGAGCCTGAAGGCGTCGGTGGCCTTGAACTTCGCACTCTCACTCTCCAGCAGCGCCGCACCGGACTTCCTCATGTTGTCGTAGCCGGCTGCCGCCGCATTGGCATTGGGTCCCGTGTCCGTGAGGATGGCGTTAAGGGCCCGGACATTCGGGATCAGCTTCAGAATGCTCTGGAGATCGTTGTCCTGGCTGTTGGCCAGCGCTTGCAGCGCACCGATCAGGCCGCCCGACATGGCGATGAACTGCTCCCCGGAGTCGGCACCGAAGTTCTTCTTGAGGGCCTCGTGCAAGGGTCCAGAATCCTTGGCCAAGGCCACCATGACGCTGCGCAGGGAGGTGATCGCTTCTGCCGGCTTGACGCCGGCCACCGTCAGTCGCTCGGTCGATGCGCCGACATCATCAAGGCTGACGCCCAGGGCGTGGGCCGTGGACATGACCTTGCCCCAGGTCGCGGCGATCTCCTCGCCACGGACCCGGCCGTCCCGGATCACCTGGAAGAACTTGCCCGCGATAACCGACGATTGGCTGGCTTCCATGCCGTAGGCGCGCAGCCCCCCGGTGACAAGATTGGTCGCCGTATTGAGCGACATGCAGCCCACCCTGGCCAGGTCCGTTGCAGCGCTCATGACCTGGGCGCGGTCGGCGGCATTCGTATAGGCGGCGGATACGGCCTGGTACTCGGCCTCCACCACCTGTCCCACGGGAAAGGCGGAGGCACTAGCCAGATCGGCGGTCTCCTTCTTCAAGGACTCAATGGCCCCGATGGGACCACCCATAATGGCATTCAGTTCGGAAATCCGCGTGGAGAACTCAAGGTTTGAGGACACCGCCTCCTGAAAAGCGTCCCGGACCATGCTCAGGCCCCGCACGATGGCCTGGGTGAAGACCACGCGCGACAGCGTCCGCAGGCTGACCAGGAAATCTAGTGACGCATCCTTCGCGGGCTTGACGGCCGGAGCGATCGGCGCAAAGCCGCCGGGAACCACTTTCCCGATGTTCTCGCCCTCACCGGCAATGTCCCGCAGGTCCTTCTTCATCTGCTCCGCCACGCCGGACGGAAGCCAGAGCTTCGACGACGGCGCGGGGGCCGGAGGAACGATCGGTGCGGCCGGCGCTTGCGTGTGCTTACTCATGGATGAGCTGAGCTTCTCCATCGCAGAAGCAGCACTGGTGGCATACGTGGCCATCTCCTTGAGGTGGCCGATGGTCGCACTGGCACCACTATTCCAGGTAGACATGGCCTGGCCGAGGGAACCGAAGCGGCCCTCCAACTGCCCCATCTGCTCGTCCATCTTGGAGAGCGCAGCCAGGGCATCGCTCACGTCCCAGCCCAGCTTCTGAATGAGTTCATCTGCCATGCGGCTACCCTGCTTTGATCGTCTCGGCCTTGATGAAGGGTTTCACGCTCGGCAGACGTACACCGTCCGCAAAGTGCAGAAAAGCGACCAGTCCCTTGGCTTGAAACTCATAAGGGCCCGGCTTCTTGAGCACGGCCGGCGGCGGCCACTTGGTAGGGTCAGGGTCCACGTTGGCGTCGTTGAACTCGTTCCATATCAGCCAGGGCAGCGTCGTCTGGTAGGTGAAGGTGTAGTGCCCCGCCGGCTCGTTGACGCTCAGCTTGCTCCCCGTGCTCTCGCTCATTCCCTGACTGATGCGGTCGTTGGTCACCGGCGCGTTAGGCACCGACATGCCGATCGTGTCGGCGAGCACGGCGAAGGTGGCGCGGGACGCGCCGCTCCAACTGGGAATCTCCTCCAGAACCCTGGTGAGCCATTCCACCAGGGCCTGCGCAAGGGTCTCGCGCATGGCCTTGTCCAAGGCGGCGCGGTAGCCATCAAGGTCAATCCGCGGCGCGGCAAACTGTCCCGTGCATTTCATGGTCAACAGCCTCCGCTTACCCGATGGGCATCCTTGCCCCGGCCAATTGAGCTTCCCGTTCCGCTTCGTCGTGGCTGCGGGTTTGGTGGTAGGCGATGAGGAGTGCTTGCGCTTCAACGCCGCACTCATCCCAGCTCGGCTGTACGCCGGGAGGCAGAATCCCTAGCCGTTCGCAGGCTCCCCAGACGACGTATTCGCCGGTTCGGTCTGGAGGCCAGAGGACACGGCAGCCGCCTGCTCCAGACCAGCAAGAAAAAGCTTCCGTGCCCTCTCGATCTTGTCGTCATCGAGGCTGTTGGCTTCCAGCACCAGGCCGGTCACCCGGTTGACCTCGAACTGATTGAGTCCACCGTTCTTCAGGTCGGTCTCCCAGTTGCCCCACGTCGCCGGGTTGGCGATGTCCACCGTGTCCCAGGTGATCTCCGAGGGCTCCAGCGACTTGACGGCCATGTAGCCCAGCCGCTTGGTGCCCCACATCGTAAGCAACTGCTGGTAGCTCGGGTCGTTGGTGTTGGGGATGAAGCCGTCCTTGGTCAGCTTCCCCGGCGGCTTGGGTGCCGGGCAGATGGTGCTGAACTCGCTCATGTCCTTCAGGCCGTGGGCGCGAAACACGAGCTGCGTGTCGCCCCGGGGCAGGACCAAAAGGAATTCGCGGGACAAGGTGGTGGGGTCGATGCCGCCGATCTTCACGTGCGTTTCTCCCTCGCAAATGGAAGTTGTCAAGAAAGGTCAGCGCCGGCACGATTGCCGGCGCTGTTTGGAATCTCCGCAGGGCTTAGATGGGCTGCGGCGAGGTCTGCGGAACCCGGGTCACGACGGCCTGGGTGATGTTGCACTTGCCGGCCACGGAAATCATGGCCTTGGAGTAGTCGATGGCCCGCGACTCCACGCGGAAGTCCGGGAAGTCCGTGTACTCGATGTCCGCCCCGTAGCAGGGCGGCACGTACTCGATCGTCACATCGACGGCGTGAGGCTCGCACGGATCGGGCCCGGAGGTGACCCACTCGGCCGCCCCATTGATGCCCTTGAGCGCATCCATCGGGCAAATCTGCTCGCCCGTGCCCGTGGTGATGTGCTCGTAGACGCACTCGAACTTCATCTCCACCGGGACCTCATTGCCCTCCCGCACGGCGTCCAGGTTGCCGCGCTCAAGGTCGTACTTGTACTCCAGCTTCTCGGTGTAGTCGCAGTTGCCTTCGCCGATCTTGATCTCCAGCCGCTGCGAGTAGAACGAGATCAGGTCGTCGTCGGCGTAGGCGGAGGTCGCGGCCCCCAAGGCCGGCGAGAAGGTGATCGCCGTGGTCACGGTATTGGGAGTCGGCACGACGCCGGTCTGCACGCTGGCGATCGTCACCACGGTGCAGCCCGTGGGGCCAGTGAGGTCCGCGCCGTTGGCCGTCATGAGGGTCTGGGGCGCGTTGCCTTGCAGGCCCTTGAACTCGACGATCCATGCGCCGGGCACGCCGGTCACGGCCCAATCCGAAGAGGAGAAGTTGGTGTCCGCCGCCACCAGGGCCGCGAGCACGTCCGTCGTGGCAGCGCTGTAGGCGATGGGTGCGGTCGTGAAGCCGTAGCAGGACAAGGTAAAGGTCCCGCCCGTGGGCGCAGCCGCCCCGGTGGCCAGCGTGACCGACTGCTTGGCGTCCGCGCCCGCGTTCGTGCCCTGGGTGCGGCCGGTGACAACGTGGACGGTTGGACCCGTCGAGCCCAGCGCCTCGGAAGCCAGCGTGAAGCGCGCCCCCACGGGAATCTTCGTCGGTGCCGCCGCGCGGGGAATGTTCACGTTGTCCACCGTCAGCGTGGATGCGCCCTGAACCGGGGCCACAGCGGCCTGGGCGGTGGGCAGAGTGACGCCGTCGACGCCGGGCAGGCCGAGCCCGTCCTTGAGCGTGATCGTGCAGTAACGCAGTTCAATACGTGCCATCTCAGTTACCTTTTTTCATGGGTTAAGGATGCCGGGCTAAATGTTGCCGTCACCCGTGTGGTTCGTCACATACGACAGATACCGGGCATCCACGAGGGTCTGCTTGATCCGGTCGGTCAAGTCGGCCTGTCCAAAGTGCAGCACCCGCACCCCGCTGCCGCGCTCCTTGCGCGGCTCCATGACGCCGACAATGACCGTGCTGTCGTCGCCTTCTTGGTTGCCGTACTTGTAGATCGGGATGGGAGCGTCAAGGGCGGCCTGGAATGCGCCGACGGCTTGGAGAATGGCGTACTGGTTCTTGCCGCCCTCGTAGCGGCTGACAAACAGCGCGTTGGCATCCACGGAAAGTTCGTAGTAGTTGCGGCTCAGGTCCCGGGTGAACGGGCCGGTGATGCGGATCTCAACCCGGTCCGTAGCCTCCATAAAGGCTGTGGTCCGTTCGTCCAGGCCCTCCACCATGACCGGCAGATTACAGCTTTCCGCCACCCCCTTGAGCAAAGTTGCCAAGGAGGCAAAGACCCATCGCGCCCAATTAGGATCAACGCTCATGGGCGGCTCCTATGCGTGAGTGCCGGCGTCAGCCAGCGACAAGCCGTCCGTAGCCGATAGGAAAAGCAACTGCATCCCTTCCGCGCGGCCCACGAGTTCCTTCCCGATGGCGACCCATGCGGTGCCGTAGGGATACTCGGTCACGGTGTCGAGGTCATAGTGCCGGCTGTCGAAGACGATCCAATCGTCCTTCCGCAGCACGAAGTCCCGCGGCACGTCCCTGCGGTCAATGATGAAGGTCCGCTTGCCCACGTCAAAGCCGCCGCCCTGGACCATCTGCTTCTGGGCCGTGATGAGCGAGATGCTCTGCTTGGCGTCCCGCGTGACCACCCCTTGCAGAACCACGGCCCGGCGGACCCTCAGCGTCGTAATCGTCAGGCTGGTATCTCCCGTCTGGGAGTTCGACGTGGCGGCAGCCTTGGTACGGACGAGGATCGGCGCACCGTACTGCTTCTTCATGGCGTAGATGTTGTGCGCGACATGATAGTGCGTCGTGTCGTTGTAAGGGGGTCTCATGGTCGGCCTCTACTTGGGGCCCAGGCACTTTTGCTTCAGGGGGCACTCGAAGCGCTCATCGAGAGCCTTTTCCAGCCGTTCCATGACATTCGTGTTTTGGGTAATCACTTCCGTGCAGCGCTCGACCATCGGCAGCAGCACGTTGCGCTGCTCGTCTTCGAGCAGGTCGATCCGGTTTCCCATCCTGGTTTCCCGATTCCAGCCCTGCCAGAGCAGGTACACGACCACCAGGACCAGCGGGCCGTATTGTTTGAGCAAGGGGAAAATCTCAGTGAACGTAACGTCGGCCAGTAGGTAGGTCATCGCCTTGCCTCCCTTCGTCGAAAGAAAGGCCGCCCCGCCCGGATACCGTCCGGGCGGGGCAAGCCTCTTCGTTGCGAGACACACCGCGGCAGGTCCAAGGACCCGCTTAGCCTTGCAGCACGACTGCCAGGTTGGTGTCGAGAATGGCGACCCCGGCGAGGATGTCGAGGTTGACGATCGTTCCGCCGTTGACCACGCTGTACTGCATCGAGACCCGCATGGCGATGTCGTTGTAGACACCGACGTGCGCCAACACGCCCATCGCGTTGTTGGGGATGGCCAGGGGGCGGGTGACCAGGGCGATGGCGTTCCGGTGGAAGGCCAGATTCATGGCCCCGGCCGGCCCGGGGAAGCAGAGGTCGCCGGCGTTCACCGTGTTGTCCAGCGGCCGATCCAGGAGGATCGTCTGGGTGTTGCTGCCGCTGTAGGTGGACTCGATCACCGTGTAGGTCGCCCGGCCGCTGCCGGTGCCGAAGGCCACCAACTGGCCGATGGACGGCGCGTTGGTCCAGCCGGTGACGGGAATCCCCTGGGACCAGCCGGCGAGGTAGTTGCTGCCGGCGGCCACCTTGCAGGACTCGTAGACCGTCAAGACCGCCCCGGCGGACGTGGCGTACTTGTTGGCCTCGTTCAGGGTGATCGCCGTGGTGGTGCCGCTGGTCGGGTACGGTCCGCCCGTGACGGTGGCCGCGGTGATGACGGTCGGCTGATCGTTGCCGGCCACGACGGCGAAGCAGCCCACGTCGGCGGCGATGGCCAGGGTCACGGTCTGGCTGGGACCGGCAGGGGCCGTGCCGAAGACGGCGGCGGCCAGGGCGTTGGTGACCGCGCCCACGGTCACGTCGGACTTGCTCGCCGACGCGCTATTGACGTTCTGATCCATGTAGGTATCGAACCCGAGAATCCGTCCCAGGGTCGCGCTCTCCAAGGATGTGCCGAAGTCACCCCGTTGCTGGGCGGCGATGAACAGCTCGTTCTTCAGCAGCGCGGTCTCGCTGACCGGGGCCAGGACCAGGTTGCGGCCCTCCAGCGGGGCCTTGTTGACGTTCAACTGCTCGCGGGCCTCCAGCACGTAGTCCTTGCTGTTGGCGGCGTTGAGGTTCGCCAGCCGGCCGACGCGCTGCGTCGGGCCGCCGAGGAAGCCGTGGACCTGGCCGAGGACGGCGCGGTCCACCGAGCGGGCGATGGTAATCATGCCGGGCCGGAGGTAGATGTCCACCAGGTCTTGGAAGGACTGGCTGGCCTCGCCGTCCTTGATGGTGAAGTTGGCGTAGAACCACTGGTTCAACGGCACCGGGACTTTGGTCGCCGAGGCGTCCTGCGGCACCAGGGGCACGCCGTCCGACTTGCGGCTGATGGCGAAGTTGCCGGGCCGGCGGGTGTTGACCACGTCGCCAAACTGGCGGATCTCGTTCTCGAAGTCGCGGTGGACCAGGTTGGCGATGACCATGTTCTCCTGGAGGATGGCCAGGCCCTCATTCGCCCACAGCTCGGGGATGAAAGCGCTGTTGTCGTTGTCGAAGCAGACGAAACGAGCGCGGGCGGCGTACAACAGATTCATGGTAGAACTCCAAAGGTTGTCACATCGAGAAACGCCGAGGGCCGTCTACATCGACGGTCCAACACACAGGCTATCTCCCGAAATAAAAGAGCCGTGTAGAAACGGCGATCGCTCGGATTGTTGAACAACCCCTGTCCAGCCGCTTAGACGCTGCGGCGCTTGTCGCGGCGGAGTCCGAGCAACTCAGGGTTCTTTGCTCGAATGTCCTGGTACTGCTGAGGCGTGAGCTTTCTCACGTCCAGCTTGCCGCTGGAACCCGGCGCAATGCCGCCGGTTGCTGAACTCGCACCGATGCCGGAGACGACACCGGACTTGAACAAATTGCCGTAGCGGGCGGGCAGCTCCTTCATCCGCTTCACGGCCGACTCGGGCGTGTGGAGGGTCACGCTGGGCTCGCCGGTGTTGGGGTCCGTGTCGGGGAAATCGACCACGACCTTGAACTTGCCGGTGCCCTTCTTCGTCTTCTCGTCGAGTTCCTCCGAGATACGGGTCATGCCGCGGAGCATGGTCACGACCTGCTCCGGCTGCCAGGATTCGCCGGTCACGGCGGCGTCTTGCAGCGCCCGCTCGACCATGCTCTCCCGGTAGCGGTTCTCCCACAGCACGCGGCCCTTCTTCTCCTCCTCCACCTTGGTGTTGAATTGCTCTTCGAGCTGCTTCCGTTCGTGGGCCTGCTGTTGCTCGCGGGTCCTCGTCTCCTTCTGCATGTCTTCCAACCGCTGGGCAAGCTGCTCGCGCTCTTGCGTCGTCAGATTCTTGCTGGTCAGCGTCTCCTCCAAGGTCTGCTGGATCTTGGTGATCTGCGCCTGGTGCTTCCTGCGGTCCTCGGCCAAAAGCCGGTTCAGGTCGTCCTGAGTGAACTTGGGCGGCTCCTGGAGGTTCAGTCCGGCGGCGGCGGCAGCGGCGGCAGCGGCCTGGGCCTTGGCCTGCTCCTGGGCTTGAGCCTGGGCCTGGGCTTGGGCGGCGGCAGCGTCCTCGGCGGCGTCGAAGCAAACGAGACGGGCGCGAGTGGTGTAACGATTCATTGAGAAATCCTTCGCCCCACATCATGTAACGCAAGCAATCCGCTGGCTGTGGGTGGCCAAGGAATCAGCGTCATCGGACCCGATGCAAACCATCGGTAGTGCGCCGAAGAACTCGGCAGTAGAAAGACCGCGCTGGCGGTCTTAATTCTTCGTGGAAAGATAGGCCCCGAGGCCCATCTGAGAAATCTGTGCGAGGTTCTCTTCGATCCTCTTCAGGTGCTTGTCCTCTTCATGTTGTTGCCGCTGCATTAGCACACGCGGCTCAGACGCACGGCGTCACCATCCCGCAGGAACGGTCGCAGCAGGTTCCACGCAACGGCGTTGGGCACCATGTTCAGTAAATGTTCGATCGGCACCTGGCCGCGCTCGTAATGCGTCCGCACCTCACCGTAGCCGTGGGCCGTGACCTCAAGATTCTCCAATTCCATCTCCGGGTCTTTGCCGTCCAGCAGGCTGTAGGCAATCTCGTAGCAGGCCCGGAGAATCGCGGCCGGCACGTCGGTGTCAGAGCCACGCGGAAACTCCAGCGGCTGTTGCTCTTCAGCGGCCCGAATCTGTGCCTTTCGCTGCTCGCAAAGGATCGTTGACTCGAAGGTGTCGCCTGGGGTGGCCCACAGCGGTGTTAGCGACTGTTTCAAGAGCCAGACCGTGTGCCGGTCTCCCTTGAAATTCAGGTTGTCGATGATCTGTGTGGCAGCATAGAGGGCCTTGGGCTTGTCGGCCGGCTCGGCCTCCCGCCATGCGTACTCATGGAGTCGCATGGCGAAATAGGACTCCGCCTCATCGACCGAGCCGTAGTAGGTGAAGTCCAAGGCCATTACCGCCTCCGTAACCAGTCAAGGTCTTTTCGGTTATCGTGGGCGGCGTACCAGCCATCGCCCCACAGGTCGGTGAGCATCTCGAAGTATTCCTGATAGGTGTGCCGCAGTCGGTCCATCGAATAGTTGGCCACGGCCCGCTCGTGGATGTACAGCGGGTCGAGTTCGCAAGCGTGCTGAGCGGCCCAAGCGAACTGGTCGAGCGTGCGGCAGCGGTATCCCGTGCGGCCATGCTCCACCGTTTCGGGAAAGGCTCCCCAGTCGGTGGTGATCGCCGGCGTGCCGGCCATCTGCGATTCGATGGCCACCGCGCCGAAGGGTTCGATGTAAGTCGTGGGCACGAAGGTAGCGATGGCGTTCTGGTACAGCCTCGCCCGCTTCTCGCCGGTGGCAAAGCCCATGTACTCCAGGTTGTCGCCCTCGTAGACCTCGCCATCGGCACAGTGGATGCGGTTGCCTTCCACCCTGACGCAGCCCTGGCCCGCGATCTTTAGCTTGGCTCCGAGGCGTTTACACGTCTCGACGGCGACGTGGATTCCCTTCCGCTTCACCAGCCGGCCGAGGTAGAGGTAGTAGTCTCCCTTCACGGTTTGCAGCGGGTAGTCGTCTGGGTTGAGGTAGTTGGGAACCACGGCGTCGTAGAAATGCCCGTCCGGGTCGAAGCCGCCCTCGGCACCCCAAATCTTGTGCATGTGGGCGTAGGACTCGTAGACCCGGTAGCGCCCCGGCTTTCGCGGCAACAGTCCGTTGTAGCCCGCCCCGTACTCGACGACCATCATGTTGCTTTCCACCATCGCCACCAGCGGCAGGCTCAGCGAGCCGGTGATGATGCAGAGGAAATCCCCCTGTCGCTTCCGTTGATTGATCTCGGCAGTGGCGCGACTATGGAACAACCGCCAGTAGGGCGCTCGCCCGGTCCAATCGACCTCATAAAGGGCATGGGGGTCGTAGGGGCCGAAGAAGCCTTCCTGCTCCTTGCGAGACAAAACAGGCACGTCCTCGCACCACTGGCGAATGTCGCTTCCTTCGACGCCATAGTGGATGCACTCGTGGCCCAGGGACGCCATCATTTGGATCAGATGGCGGGCCTTCATGCTAAACGCGCAGGCGCTGTGTTCCATACCCAAGGTTGTATGCGGAAGCCCTACCACGTGGAATCGCATCAGTTTTCCTTTGATTGCAGAGTGAAAATGCAGACAAAGTGCTCAACGCGCCGGGCCGCGTCTAGTCCAAGACTGGAGGACCGAGGAGAATCATCAAGGTGGTCGAAGTCAGGGCGATGCCTACCGGCGCAGTGTAGTCCGATGCACTTGGCGGCCCAATAAGTAGCTCTCCTGAGACTGTGTCCACGTAGTACCAAGCGCCGGGCGTCAATGAAGCACCGTTAGAAGTGACCGCTTCCCATTGCGCCGCAGTCAAGGTCAACTGCCCCCACACTGCCACACTGCCGGTCGCATTATTGGCACAGGTTGCCGTCATCAGGCCGACAGGGAAGTTGTTCTTTTCGAGACTGCTACTGGCTACGGCCGCAAAGAGACCCGTGCCTATCTCGTAGTACACCACCTGGCCTATCGTCAAACTGCCGCCGCTGCCATTGAGAAGACTGACTGTTACCAAAGTCGGTCCAGACACCCCGGTTGCTCCGGTAGCCCCGGTGGTTCCAACCCCAGTCGGGCCCGTAGGCCCCGTGGCTCCAACTGCACCGCCGCTGCCTGCCGGGCCGCTCGGACCACTCGGTCCACTGGGTCCGGTGTTGCCTGTCGTACCTGTTGCACCTGTCACTCCCGTATTGCCCGTTGTGCCTGTTGCACCTGTCGTGCCCTTAGCCCCGCTCGGACCGCTGGGTCCACTCGGGCCCGTCGCGCCTGTGGCTCCGGTGACGCCGACACCTGTCGGGCCAGTCGCGCCCACATCGCCGTCGCTGCCTGCGGGACCGCTTGGGCCGCTGGGTCCACTCGGGCCTGTCGCGCCTGTAGCTCCGGTGACGCCGACACCGGTCGGGCCAGTCGCGCCCACACCGCCGTCGCTGCCTGCGGGACCGCTCGGGCCGCTGGCTCCACTCGGGCCCGTCGCGCCTGTAGCTCCGGTGACGCCGACACCGGTCGGGCCCGTCGCGCCCACACCGCCGTCGCTGCCTGCGGGACCGCTCGGGCCGCTGGCTCCACTCGGGCCCGTCGCGCCTGTGGCTCCGGTGACGCCGACACCTGTCGGGCCAGTCGCGCCCACACCGCCGTCGCTGCCTGCGGGACCGCTCGGGCCGCTGGCTCCACTCGGGCCCGTCGCGCCTGTGGCTCCGGTGACGCCGACACCTGTCGGGCCAGTCGCGCCCACACCGCCGTCGCTGCCTGCGGGACCGCTCGGGCCGCTGGGTCCGCTCGGACCCGTTGCGCCTGTAGCTCCGGTGACACCGACGCCGGTCGGGCCAGTCGCGCCCACAACGCCGTCACTGCCTGCGGGACCGCTCGGGCCACTGGGTCCGCTCGGACCCGTTGCGCCTGTAGCTCCGGTGACACCGACACCAGTCGGGCCGGTCGCACCCACACCGCCATCGCTGCCTGCGGGACCGCTCGGGCCGCTGGGTCCGCTCGGACCCGTTGCGCCTGTAGCTCCGGTGACACCGACACCAGTCGGGCCGGTCGCGCCCACACCGCCATCGCTGCCTGCGGGACCGCTCGGGCCGCTGGGTCCACTCGGCCCAGTCTCGCCTGTGGCTCCGGTGACGCCAACACCAGTCGGGCCGGTCGCGCCCACATCGCCGTCACTGCCTGTGGAACCGCTCGGGCCGCTGGGTCCGCTCGGACCCGTCGCGCCTGTAGCTCCGGTGACGCCGACACCTATCGGGCCAGTCGCGCCCACACCGCCGTCGCTGCCTGCGGGACCGCTCGGGCCGCTGGCTCCACTCGGGCCTGTCGCGCCCGTGGCTCCGGTGACGCCGACACCAGTCGGACCAGTGGCCCCAGTATCGCCCGTGCTGCCCGTGGCTCCACTCGGTCCTGTTGCACCAGTGGGCCCGGTCGAACCCATGACCCCTGTGGCCCCGATCCCGGCAACATCACCTGGAATGCCCTGGGGGCCAGTGGGACCCGTCGCGCCTGTAGCTCCGGTGACGCCAGCGCCAGTCGGGCCGGTAGCACCCGTCGGTCCATAACGACCTAAAGGTCCAATCGGCCCCGTCGCGCCTGTGGGACCTGGCACCCCCGTGGCACCTTGAGTGCCCGTCGCGCCTACGACCCCTTGTATGCCCGGCGCGCCAGTTGGCCCTGTAGCGCCCGTAACCCCTTGAGGTCCGGTCGCACCGGTAGACCCAGTCGCCGGCCCTGTCGGACCAGTGGGGCCTTCTTCACCGGGAGTGCTCATATAGAAATCCATGCTTCGCACTCCCGTTCACGGCTATTACTGCGGCGTGAACACCTGCCAAGTCAAGTTACCTGCACCGTCTGCACTCAAGTAGTAGCACTTATTGGTTCCCACAGGGGCGGTCGGCAAACCGGCACTCGGGCCAGTTGGACCGGTGGCCCCTGTCGCACCGGGAGGACCGCCGCTCGGGCCACTCGGGCCAGTCGGACCCGTCGCACCAATCTGGCCTGTCGCGCCGCGTGGACCAGTCGGACCAGTGGCTCCAGTCAAACCTGTGTCACCGACATCGCCGACATCGCCTTGCGGTCCAGTCGGGCCGTAGGGACCTGTTGGACCCGTCGCGCCAGTGACTCCCGTTGAGCCTGTCGCGCCTGTGGCTCCCGCACCAGTCGGCCCAGTTGCGCCGTCAGAACCAGCCGGTCCCGTCGCGCCCGTGGCTCCCGTGGCTCCCGCGCCCGTTGGCCCTGTCGGGCCAGCAGGACCTGTCGGTCCTGTGGCACCATCAGCGCCTGTCAGGCCGCTCGGTCCAGTAGGTCCGCCACTCGGGCCAGTCGCACCGATCGGACCGCTAGGGCCGGTCGCGCCATCGGGTCCTGTCTCGCCGATCTCACCTTGCGAACCCGAAGGACCAGAGGGACCTTGCGAGCCAGACGGCCCGCTTGGGCCAGTGGCACCATCAGCCCCAGTTGGACCAGAAGGACCATAGAGACCCTGCGAGCCGGAGGGCCCCGTGGCCCCTGTCTCGCCTTGTGGGCCGCTCGGTCCAGTCGCGCCAGTGGCTCCCGCGCCGGTCGGGCCCGTGGGGCCGATCGACCCGGTCGGACCAATGCGTCCAGAAGGACCGGAAGGGCCAGTGGCTCCAGTCGCCCCAACCGGGCCGCCCGATGGGCCGCTCGGGCCAGTCGGGCCTTGAGCCCCCAGAGGTTCGCTGTACGTGATCCCCATGACTAAATCCCCAACCAGTTGAGGTTCTGACCGGGAGTCCCGGAGATGGCATAGATCAGCGACGGATCGTCCACCGGCAGTTCGAGAATGCCGCCGGGAACCAGCGGCATCCCGCCCGTGGCGCTTGAGTCTGCGGTGACGCTCGCCAACCCGATGTAGATGATGTCCGTGTTGGGCACCGAGTCCGCCGCGCCGGGCGACCGCAGCAGCAGGCCGCGCACCAGCTCCACCGAGTTCGGCGACACTTGGACCGCAGACGTGCCAACCGTGGTGTTGCCGTACTTCAGGTCGCCAGCCGGCGAAGTCTCTTTGACCTCAAACATGGTTGCAGTCCTTACTCTTGATTGTTCTTACCCTTGCCCCGCACGCGGGGCTGGTGATCGTCGGCCAGCGTCGGGTCCTGACTGATCGTCTTCTCCTCGACGGGGGCCGTGTTCGGGTCCGCCGAGAGATCAGGCAGACCACGCGCCGCAGGGTCCGTTCCCGCGACACCGGGCACTGCGCCTCCGGCACCCTTGCCGGCGACCTTTTGCTGGGCTTGCAGCACGCGGATCGCGCGGGCGGCATGATCCTTCGCGGCCTGGATGTGCTCGTCGTCGTCAAAGCCAAGGGCCATCGAGCCAACCTTTTCGCCACAGAGGCCGTTGACAACCGCCTGGATGATCGTGTTGACATCGCTGGTGGTATACGGGCAGGCGTCGATCTCCTCGTAGATGGCTTCCAGATCAGCCACGCTAACCTTGCCGCCGAGCAACGCCGTCACGACGCACTTGGCCAGCTCGCGCTTGATCTTGCGGCCAGGTACGGCCGTCATCAGCTTGACCAGGTTTTGTGCCTCGGTCACGCGATCGGCATCGCTCTTGAGGCTGTACACGTCCGGGTACTTGATCGTAGCGACCTGCCGATTGGCCGGGTTCCGCTCCTCATAAGCGGCCCAATGCTCCGCGATCTGCCGCTCGGCGTTCTCCAGGACCAGGCCGATGTAGGACAGCCCCGCCTCAAGGCCCTGGTTGTCCACGATCTTCGACTCGGCCGACTGCCGGCTGGCAAGACTGGCCACGGCCAGGTTGACGAGCTTCCTGATGTCGTCGGCCAACCGATCCTGCAACTCCATCGACGTTCGCAACGGATCGGACGGCGGTGCAATGAAACTGGGCGCATTCAGGCCCTTATCATAGGACCGGCCGTGGGTCGGGCCGACCTCGATGTCAACGTCAGCGCTCGGCTGGCCGCCCGTAGTGGCCGTGCCGTCCGTCGCCGCCGGCTTCAAGTGAGCACCGCTGGCCCGGAGGTCGCGCTGTTCGACGTAGAAGGGGAAGTTCGCCTTGAGGGCGTAGTTCACGTCCGAGCTGCCGAGGTTCAGCAGCGCGATCTGGTGGTTGACGACATCCTTAATCATGCTGTCGCCGATGTCGAGCAGGATGAAGGGAATCCGCCGTAGTTCCAACTCGATGACGCCGCCCGGATTGCCGTCGCGGTCCACCGGGTTGCCGTCCGTGTCAAGGAACTGCAAGTTGACGAACCCCGTCTCGCGGTTGATCCACAACATGCGGAACCGCTCGACCGTCGTGGTCGGCAAGTAGGTCCGCTGGTCGAAGTTCAACACCACGTCCCGCAACAAGATCGCCTGAAACTCAGTGGGCTCCTCGGGCTTCGAGCACGTCCAGCTCAGGATGTCCTCGATAGGATAGAAGTAGACGTAAGGCCGCTGCTCGCGCGATTGGGCCTCGGCCAGGGTCACTTCCCCGGTCAAGGCCGGCGCATCAACGAAGATGCCCACACGTCCCATGATGAGCAGATCGGTCAGAACCTTGATGCCGAGAAAGGCATTCATGTTCAGGCCGCGCTTGTCCACACCCAAGTTCAACCCGGCGACAGCTTCCTGGTAGGATGTCGTACCGCCGCGGCGCGTGATGTCACGCATCCGCTGGAAAATGGCGTTGCGAACGTCGTTGATCGCCAGCCGAGCAAAGGCCGGAATGGGCGTCATGTTGAGACGTTCATTGAACTCCTGATCGTCCTCACGCCGGGAGAACTTGGTCAGGTAGAGCTTGCGAAAGTATTCCCCGCCGTTGTAAGTGATCCGCCACTTGCGCCAGTCGAGAAGACTACTGAGATAAGACGGATGCCTTACCTCCACTATGTTAGTGATGTATTCAACTACCAAAGCGGCGGCTCCTTTTGCAGAGGCCCGTGGATAGCGGACAACCGCTTCGAGCCGGGTAGTCTTCAGGGCACTTGGAAACAGGGCGGCGGCAGGCAACGACTAGAAGTCGCAACAGTCGTGGAGCAGCTCGGAAAGACGCCTGTAGGTGTAGCCGTCGTAGGCCGAGAGGCGGTAGAGCACTTCCTGGAACGCATTCGGGTAGGTGTCCGCTGACGGCGATGCGGGCGGTGACTGCGCGGCCAAGGCGGCCGTGAGCGCCGTCTCCTCGGCGGCCAGCGCCGAGAGAAGCAGATAGGCAACGTCACCGCCGTTGTCCTGGCTGCTGCTGTCCAAAGCGAGCGTGTTGAGAACCGTCTGGTAGCACTGGGTCATTTTTCATTCTCCGGTTCCCAAGGAACCCTTAGAGGAACTTCTTGATGTCCTGCCCCGTCGTCATCGACGCCGCAAATGGCAGTGCAATCTCCGCGTAGTTCAGGCTGTGAGCAAAGTGGTCGGGGCCGGTCTCAACAAAAGTGGCTACAGGGTTGCCCGTCTCATCCTTCTCGTAGGTCCGCACAAGCGACTTGAGGTGCTCACGGTACTCAAGCGTTATGTCGCGCGGGAGCATGATGCGTGGCGGCTTCGTCTTAAAGCGGCCGAGCGTGCAGCTCAGCCAGTTGGTGCGGTCCACCGTCGCCATCGGTGCCCCGGTCTCTTCCTCGGTCACGGAAACTTCCTTGGCCGTCTGGCCCCGCCGATAGCGGCACAACCAGACGTAGCCGTGAAACCTGCGTGCGAAGCGGCGGGCCTCATTGATCTGCGGGTCGGCGTCGATCACGCAGGCCAAGACCTGCCATTCACGCATCAGATCATTGAGGAAAGCCCAATCGTCTTCGAGAAACTTGCCGAACCAGAGGAGCTTGGACACGGCGGCGACATTGATGTCGCTGCTCATTACGTCAACGAACCACTCGCACACCGAGACGTAATTCCACTTGCCCTGGTCCACTCCCATCGTGATGCAACGGCGACCGCCCGTAGCCGGCCGCGGATCGTTGAGCGTGTGATTCTTGATGGCCGCATCAATCATCTCGTCGGTGACCTGAGCACCGGTGCCGATGAAGGGCAGACCCAGCTTCGAGTTGTGAAACTCCTTGTTGGCGGCCTCGTCGCCCTGGCCACGGTGATAGGCAATCACCAGCTCGCCCGGCGACACCGTGCTGCTGTACAACTGGTTGACGTAGAAGCCACGCGATTCCTGGGGATCGACGTTCGTAGCGGTCGCCACCCACTCCGCGGCGGCCAGCCATTGCGGCTTGGCCTTGTGTTCCAGCGCGTGCTGGCATTCCTTGCACTTGAGGAACGATTCCTTGCATCGCGGGTCTTGAACCGACTCGCCGATGATCTCAATGCAGTCAGGCCAGGTCAGCTCCGTCAATCGTGAACAATGCGGGCACCTGAAGAAGAAATGTTCCTGGGTGCTCGACAAGAAGAGTTTGTGGATGCCGTACTTCGGGACGGTCGGCGTCGAGATCGCTATGACGTGCTTCTGGACCTGACCGGACAGGCGTTCCAAAGCCAGCCAGACGGCCTTCTGCTCCATTTCGTCCAACTCATCCAGCACCAGTTCGGACACCGGGATGGACTTCAAGTTGGAGTCGCCGCGCGAACCGCGGATATAGAGCGAATTGATGCCGGTGGATTTCAGGCCGACCGTATTGGTGTCAGTGAAGAGATTCTTGAGGTAAGGGCTGAGATTCAGGGCCCCGGAGAACCTGGCCTTGGAAAAGTCGCTCGCATTCAAGGTCGTCGGCAGGACGTAGAGCACGTCGCGCTTCAACTGATCGAGCGTGAAGAAGGCACGATTGATTCCGGTTTCCGTCACGCCCAACTGGGCAGCTTTCATCGCCACCGTGAAAGCCGATTGAGAATCATGGATCGCACGGCACCAGGGGTGATGATAAAAGCTGTAGGGTCCCTCGAAAGGCGACCCCATCACCCGTCGATGTTCAGCCCACCGAGAACAAGTCTTTACCGTCCTGCTCCGCACGCCTTCCATGAACGTCAGCTTCAGATCGTCGAGGAGGCTGTTCATGGTGTGCTGCTGAATGTAAAAGAGGTTGCATTACAGGCTCGCGGCAGCTCGTGGCTTTAGTGGTGGGCGTTCATCCTGGCAACCTCATGTTTCCCGTTGGCTTTGGGCTCTTGCCTTGGAGAGCACAAAGCCAACGGCCCTTGGTCGCCAAAGGGCCAGAGGTTCATTATGTGGGGTCGGTCATTTAGGCCGACCCAACCGCCCTTCAACGTGGGCGGGGAGTCGTTCTTGCTATGCCGTTTCAATCGGGGCGTCGGCAGGTGCGGGAGCCGGAGACCCCTCGGCCGTGGGCTCCATGCTCGGACCCTGTTGGGCCGCGGCCGGGGCGTCGGCGAGTGCCGGGACCTCGGCGGGTGCTAGGGCGTCGGCGGGAGCCGGGGCATCGGCAGGTGTGGAAACCGGAGACCCCTCGGCCGTGGGCTCCATGCTCGGACCTTGTTCGGCCGTGGCCAGGGCGTCGGCGAGTGCCGGGGAGTCGGCGAGTGCCGGGACCTCGGCGGGTGCTAGGTCGTCGGCGGGAGCCGGGGCGTGGGCAGGTGCCGGGGCGTCGGCGGGTGCCGGGATCTCGGCGGGAGACAGGGTGTCCGCGGGAGCCCGGGCGTCGGCCTCGGCCTCGGCGGGAGCGGGCCAGGCGTCAGAACCGGGGCAGGTAGCCGGAACGTCGGCAGCAATCGGAAGCGGTTCGTCGGCTGTGGCACCAGTCACGGTATCGACCACGGCATCGGCCACGGTCTCGATCGAGGGCACCTTCAGTGCTTTCAACAGGAACGGGCCACACCCGGGAGCCGGAAGCTGATCGTTGCGGAGATAGATCGAGTAAACCTCGACCTGATCCTCGCTCACGCCATCCGGCAGTTGGTATTCGTAGGTCCGGTGCGTGTTGTCCAGCTTCACGTTGAACTGCCCGGCCGGCGTGAAGATGAGAAGCATTATGGCGGGATACGCATCGTTACGTGGTACTCGAATCAGCATGTCGTTTCTCGCAGTTCTGAAGGACTTGGTTGAGCCTTTCCGACAGCCGACGAAGCTGAGCGGTCTGATCTCCCGCCACGCCGGTCAAGGTGTAGCCGTACATCATTTCAATGACACTCTGGCAAGTGAACATCGCCTGTCGCCAAAGTTGGGCACCGTGGTCAGCCGTTCCCGCTCGCGGTATCGGAATGACCTTAATGGGCTCGGGCTCATCGGGGCAGTTGCGGCACCGTTTTCGTTTGCGTTGAGCCATGAGCGTCGTCCTTCAACCAGGTCATGCACCTGACCACTTCATGCACATCCTGTGTCCGCACCGTTGGCTTGCCGCAAATGTAGACAAAGAACGTCGGCACGCTGGTCACGCCGTACTGCCTGGCCAACTCCGGCTGCTCGTCGATATTGACGTGGACCACTTGGATGCCCTTGGTCTCCAACCAGGCCAAGGTGGGCTGAGCCTGTTGACAGGGGCCACACCAGGGAGCACAGAAGGCAACCACCTTGGGAGGCTCGCAGCGGTGCGGATCGTGGTGCGGAACCGGCGCGAATGGCGTGTGCGGTGCAGGCGGTTCGCAGCCAAGAATCAGGACCAGGGACAAAACCAAACCCAGCGGGGCCAAGGGCAAACCAAACAAGCTGGCAAGACGCATAGGAATCCTCCTCGTAGATCAGCGGTTCAGCAGAGGGCTCGCATCTTTGCAAGCGGGAGCCATCTGCTGAACCGCCCCTTCACCGTGAGCGAAGGGACGGTCCGAGATTCACGAAGTTGTTACCGGCCCAAGGGGACCGTGGGAGACGGCGCGCCCAGAACGGGAGCCGCCAGAAGGGCCGCGGCCGGAGGAGCCGCAAGGGCGGGCGCGGTGGCCGGAGCCGATGCTTCGACGACGGCAACCTTCGCCTTAATCAGGGCCAGGCCCTCGGGTGACGACAGATGGGCGTCCAGCATACTGTTCCAGGTGCCGCCCAGTTCCTTTTCGATGGCGTCGTTTCCGGCGGCGACCAGGCGCGAGAACTCGTGGATATGGTCCACCATATCCTGCCAGTCGCCGATCACGAAGTCCTCCAGAATCGCCGGAATCTGCTTCAGGCCGGCATCACGCAGCTTCGTGGCCAGAAACTGAGCGGCCCGCTTCTTGCTGTCGAGCTTCTTGTTCGCACTGAGCGCCCACTTGGCCACATCGCGGCCGACGAGAACGGCAACGGCCAACGCCAAAATCCAGATCACAAAAGTCGGGGTCATGGTATCTCTCCCAGAGGTTCGCCGCTCTTCGCGGCTTTGAGAACTGATTGAACGAAACGAGCAGAATGGATGGGTCGGTCGCCTAGCGGTGCTCGTCCTTCCAGCGTGCCTTGGTCGAACTCACAACGCCGATGGCACCGCCGGCCAGAAAACCAACGAGACAGAGCACCCCCAGAATCCAGTCCGGCGGCTCCGCAAGATCCTTGATAGCCGGCGCGTCGTCATTGGTGATCGGGCCGGGCTTCGGATCAGGGATAAGAGGCTCAGCGGGCGTGACCGGCGTAGCGGGCGTCGTATCGGGGCAGCGCCGCCGTAGCAGGCAACCGGTCTTGGGACCCGACTTCACGTCCTTGGCGATTTGATTGCTGAGTGCCTGGCCGGTCATGGGGAGGTCAGTGCCGCAAACCTGCGAATAGATGACACCGCCAGGGTTCTGCAATCGAACCATCGGCAGCATCGGCGTATTGGCGGCGTAGCGCTCCTTGTAGATGGCCGAGGCGGCCAGGACGATGTTGTAGTGGACGCTGTTTCGCAGCTTCAGAAGCTCGCCCGAGTCGAACCAGGTCAGGAGTTCACGGTATCGGGCGTCCTGCGGGTCTCCCACGACCGACACATACCACTTGCCCTGGTCTTGCGGCAGAGTAATCACACGCTCTTGGGCAATCGTGCCATCCGCGGTATTGGCGACACATGGAGTCGCCGCAAAAGCCGTAAGCAAGGCGGCCAACAGGCATAGAATCAGCAGGAAACGATTCATCGTTCACCCTTTCTTCGAGTGTTGTTGTTCAGGACGGAGGAAGCGGAGCGGCCGGTGCGTACAGCGGCGTCACGGCCCAACTGTCGCTCGCCAACCATTCGGCGATGAAGCGCTCACGCGGAACCCAGATGTAGTGATCCGTCGCATTGTCGTCCAACAGACCCGCCCACCGGGCGTCAAGGTGGACCAATGCGATCATGTGCTGCCCGCCTTGGATCGCCACGCCACAGCCCCGTCGCGTGCGGCAGGCCCATTCCAGAAAACCCACGTCCCTCTGTTCGGACGTGTAGGCGTAGCGGATATGCTCCTTGTCGAGCTTTGCGGCCAAGTCCTCTGGCCCTGAAGCATTCCCGTAGGTTCGCCGCCAATGGTCGGCCATTCCATAGCGGCCCTGCCAACGCAAGAGCGTGACCATCGTCGCGTGAACACAGGAACCCTCGTCCTTGTCCCCGTACCAGTTCCCTTGGCGGATGGCGGCCGGCGGGTTGACTACCGGACGCTCCCTGGTGAGCCCGCATCCCCCGTGATCTTGGCCGGCACAGCCGGCACAGACAAAAGCCAAAAGGACAAGGATGAATCTCGTCGGCACTCTCTTCCTCATTTCAACCTCCGCGATCGGCAAAGAACACCATGAATGCGAAGGTGACGGAGCAGCTTGTTCGGATTCCAGCGTCCGAAGTTGGTAGCCGGCCAGACGCCGCAGTAAGAAAGGGCCGCCGCACACCACTCGCTGCAAAAGATTCTGTGCAAATCCGTTCCGTGAAGGAGCAACTCGAAGTAGGACAGGCCGTTGTCAGCGGACCGGAAGGCATCCATCATCCCGTAAGGAACATGGATCGTCCCCATCAGGAACTCGGTGAGCCTTCCCCGCTCGAACCCGTAGAACGGACGGTAAAAGGGGTAATGCCAAACTTTGCCTCGATACCTTTGCAGGACGGCATCAAGCTGATGAGCTTGCGTTCCGTCGAACCGCGCCCCTGTGATCTCGCAGGGAAGATCGTCGAGAGTCGTTGACTCGAACAGTAGAAGGCGACCATCCTTTGCCTCCCCCATGATTCCTACATGGCAGATGCCCCATCTCGGTATCCCGTAGGTGCCGAGGTTGATAATGTCGCCGGTGAAACCCTCGCCGCTGAAGCCCATGAGGTCTCCGGGCTTAATGACCGCTGGATCGAAGAACTGCTGAGCGGGAAACTGGGGGTCCATCTTCATCTCTCCGGCCGGCCACGGTTGTATTGGCGTTCAGGTACTTGTGGTTGCCGACATGAAACTTTGCCTGATCGGCGGCCCAGCAGTCTTCGCAACGGGTCTCGTTCGAGAACGTGACGAGTTTTCCGCAGGCACACCAGACTGGAAAGTTCATGCAGGTAGCTTCCGGGTGAGCGGGAATGCTTGAGTCCCCGACGCCTTCCTACTGCCACGAACGCTAAGCGTCGAAGGTGGCAGCGTCGTCGTGAGGCAACTGCGGGAGGGAAGTGCTCTTGGCAGCGCCGGGAGTCAGCGTGGCCATGACTCTCTTGAGAATGCGATCTGCGACGGGCTCGTGATTCGGAATGACCTCCAACTCGTCCATCACGATCTGCACGAGCAACTGGGCGAACGCGATTACCGACGTTCGGCTAAGCAGCGACTCAAGACTCTGTTCGATCGCGTGCGACGACTTGATGAGGCGTTCGATGGTCAGCAGCAGGGTGTTGATCGACGGGGCCCGACTGATGTAGTCGTTTTCGGTCTTAATCATGTTCCAGTACCGCTCGACCATCATGCGAGCGATGCCGATCTCGTCACGGAGCGACTTGATGTCCTCGCTCTCAGCGAACCTGGCCAACGTGGCCCGATCCTGGGCCTGTGCCAGCCAGTAGCCCCGCAAGTGGATCGCCTCGGACCGATCGTGGCCGCTATGGGCCTCGCAGAACTCCGAGCCCGTAGCCGCCTGGTTCCAGCACTGTTCGTGTCCACACGACCCTTTGCAGCGAGTTGGATCGGCAGGGTCGGTGACGCGGCGCATGTCGAAATCCCTCTCTTGGCGGTGCTGTCATCTAACGGCCTACGTAAAGGCTTTCGGGACTGGCGGCAAGGAGCGCACCGCTCATACACATACAGGAGATGTCAAAAACGCCGTTTTTTTTCAGAGATTACATAATAGTCTCAACAAAACGGCCGCACTCGACGCGGCAGGCAAAACTTCATGGCCCTCCTAACCAGATCGCAGCGGTTTGCAACTCTTAGTACAGGCAGACGCCTTCCAGTCACCGACACGAACGGGGAAACCATGAGCGACCAGACGCAGCCCGGCGAGCAGGCGGGGCCCATGCCGCGCCAGTACGTGATTTTCTATCGACGCGGCGAACAAAGCCGTTGGGGGCAACTGGAGCCGGGAGTCCACCAAAAGCTCTGCGAGCGGCCGGAACTGGCCTTCGGCATTGCCTTCATGCAGGCCAATCCCTTCGTCGAGGCTCTGTGCATCCGCCTCGGCGACGACCTGTTCAACGTCATGGCCCTGGTCGAAGGCAACACCAATTCCAAGGCGTTCACCTTTGATGCGGCAACGACCAGTTGCCTGGTGCTGCCGGAGGGCGAGTAACATGGCGCTGATATGCCGACCGCAAAAGCGACAGCCTCCCCGCCGACCGCCGGCCGGGCCAAAACCGGCCCTGCCAATGATCCAGCTTCCGATCTTTCGGGTGAAATCCTGCGACCTGGAAGACTACCTGTTCAAGGTGTACCGCATTAGCGGCTTTGACTTCCTGCTGGCCACGGGAATAAAAGCGGGCGAATGCCCCGAGTATGCCGTTCAGGCCACATTACCGCAGGGTCCCGACAGCGGGCGGCGGGCGGAAGAGATTCGTTCCGGCCGGCGAACAAAGAATGTGCCCCTGATCCTCAACGTCCTCTGCTTCGACGGCTACATCCCGGCCGGAAGGTATCTCGTCAGCACGCGCCCGGAGCCCAAGCCGATCGACGTTTACACGGCGCTTATGAAGAGCCGGCTCGACGTGCTGGACCCGGACTGCTTGGCCTTCAAAGAGGCCCATCGCTCCGACAGGACCTTCATGGCACAGGCGGTCGTAGTGGACAAGATGGTCGAGGATGCCGTCAAGCAAGAGCAAGAGTTGCTCGGGAAATGAGGTCGCCTTGGCTCCGCTACGGGAACTAAGACTTCTTCTTCGGCTTGGCGGCAGTCTTCATCTGGGCCGCAACAGAACGAGCTTCCGCCAGCAAGGCGCTCATGGCCTCGCCCCAAGTCTGAGCCTCGACCAAGTTCAGCGGGTCCGCAAAGGTTACGCCACTGAAACTGATCCTGATTTGCGAGCCCCGAGTCCCCTTGGGCACGGAAATCGCTGCCCGAATCTCCAGCGTCTTCGTACCGGAGAGCGGATTGACGGTTAGCTGAACGCCCCAGTCAAACTCCTCGCGCTGGATCATGCCTTCCTCCGTGGTCAAGCCTGACAAGACACGCTGCATCTTAGTCCTAGCTCTTGGCATTGGTCAACCTCACTTTGTCAAGGGTCAGGTATCACCATGATCCTCCGGCCATTGCAAATGAACATCGCAAATTCATACTCGTCCCCGCCGTCCACACGCCCGAGCGTGTTGTCTTCATGCACGAACACGGTTGTCCCCTGTGGGAGCAAGTCCCGGACTTGTTCCTTCCGCTTGCGCCTGAAGATGAGCTTGCTGTGGTCATCCTGCCAAAAGGCCCTGTAGGTCATAGTCCGCGAGCCTCCCTCTCTTCCCTGATGCGAGCATCGCGCCGGGCATCTCGCTCGGCCTTAGCGTTCTGATACTCGATCCACGCCTGCTGGGTCGGATTGAACAACAGACGAAACAAGACCCACACCAGGAAAGTCGGCACCAGGGCACGGCCCAATCCGATTCCCGCCGACTCCCCGCAATTCCACCAGGCGGCCAGGACGAAGGTTGCCGCCGTGCAAACCGTCCACACGACTTTCACCCGTCGATAGCGTCTCCGCTCGGCCGTCGTCATCTGGTTGATGATGGCACTGCGTAGTTCACCCTCGCTGGCGGACACGCTGACTCCACGAGACCTTGCCAGGTCGAAGTGCTCCCACAACATTATGTCGGTCTCCGCACGCAGCGATAGCAAGGGATCTTCATCGGCGACCCCGTTGCAGGTAGACCGGATCGAACAAGCGTTTGAGGATCGTACATGCGTAGACCGAAGCGTCCCGATTTGGCCGGTAGACTACCCAATCCGGCAGAGCGGCTGCTGGACACCACAGGTACGCCGGCGGATCAGCCGCCGACCAGGCCATGCCCTGCTCAGCCGCCGCAGCCTTCAGATGCCGTGTAGTAAAGTCTACAATCTCCTGGCTGTCCAGCAACCCCACCCAGACATGAATCTCCGGGAGATTGCCCAGGGCGACCGAGAGGGCGCTTTCATACGCGCCGGGCGTCCATTCATAGGCAAAATGCGTGTTTATCACGCCATCGTCTTCCTCGCGGCGAATCCGCGGCCACTGCAACGAGCCGGCCTGGATCACCGCCTTGTACCTGTGACGCCACAAGACCGAGGCCGCGTGGTGGGCAGAAAACAGGCAAAGTCCGGGCCGGTTCTCCAGCCGGCCGACCTCCCGTTCAATCTCGGCGATGATCTTGCCTCGCTTACCCATGCTGGTGGACCGCCTTCAGCATGGGCTGCAATTTCCTGGTCGTGCCGTCATGGTGGCGGACGTAATTGTAGACCTTCAGCCGGTAGCCGCCCGTGGGCAGACGCTCGACAAAAGGATCGTCCTGCCGGTAGAGGCGGGCCCTGGCTGCCTGGGCCTTTTCGCGGGGTGACAACAGCCGAGTGTCGAGCCCAAACGACTCGACGCTCGCAATCTCGATGCCCTGGTTCTGGACCCTGGCCCACAGGTCGAGCACGGCGTAGCAGTAGTCCTGCTCACGGCGATTTCGCTCGATGCGGTCCAAGATGTCAGTTGCGGTTTCGCTCATGGGGTGCCTTGGTAATGAAGTATAATACAAATCTGGTGCAAGTCAATGGGCCGTAGGAGCTAGCCGAGAATCTCCACGATCATGCGGAAGGCGAAGTCCTGCAAGTCGCGGGAGCTGTCGCCGGCCTTCGTGATCCAGTGCAGGCACTCTTCCAGGGCCGTCTTCAGGACCGCCTTGTTCACGCCCTCGCCGCTGGCCTGATCGTCGGCGATGTAGACGCCGGTCTCGTCGCAGAACCCCATCGTCCGGCTGCCGGCGTTCATGGCGTCCCGGAAGCATCCGACCAGGGGCCTTTCCGTGCCGTTGGTCAGCTTGTAAGTCGTCAACCAGCCCCAGACCGTATTGACAGCCGCCTCCGCAGCCGGCGTTGCGGGCAACTTCTCGCGGCCCTTCTGCTCGTTCGCCGTGAGCACCTGGACGTCCGTCTTGATGCCGAAGCGGGCCGCCGCCTCAACGAAACCGGAAGCGAAGACCGGCCTGGCGACATGGCCCTTCCGCTCGACAAACTCGGCAATCGTGGCCGAGGGGCCGCACAACACGGCGTCAGAAGCCACAGCCTGCCACGCCTGTTGCCAGTTCTTCTGCTGCTCTTCCTTGGGCGTCTCCCATGACGGCAAGATATAATAGGAGTCCAGCACGGCCTCGAAGGCCGGCTTTTGATCGACCAGGGCCTTGAAGACCGGGACCAGCTCGGCCGCCGACGCCTTGTGGTACAGCTTGGCGACGGCCGCCTTGATCGCGTAGTCGCTGGAGTTGCGGCACTCGTCGATCTGCAACTCGGCCGCCTTGAAGTTGTAGTCGTAGACCGATTCATCCTTGGTCTCTTCGACCTCGCGGACGAAGACGCCCGCCCGGTAGATCACGGCCGTGCGAGTGCCACTGAGATTCCGGTCGCCCTTCGGCAGAAACGACTGGCGCACCTGCTCCGGCCGGTCCGAGAAGTGCAGGAAGCGTTTGGGCAACTCGTCGATGTACCGCTGCACGGTGGGGCTCAGTTCGACGTACACGCGGGTGTAGCCGTCCTTCGCCTTGACCTTCTCCTCCGAGACCGGGGTGACGGCCAGCCGGCCGTCTTGCAAGGCGGGGATGAACTCGCCGTTCTCTTCCCGGACGGTCCGGTCGATGGCGTTGCTGATGAACTCGCGCAGCGCCATGCCCAGATCGGTCCAGTCGATGGCCCCGAAGTCGAGCACCCAGCCCAGGTCGATGGTCCGCGTGGACGTGCCGCCCATCTTGCACACGACGCGCTTGACCGGCTTGCGGACCAGGCCGTCGTCGATCTCGTCGTCCCGGGTCTGGAAGTCCAGACGGGTCTTGCCGCAGTAGACAAAGACCTTGAGGCCGGCGCGGAGCAGCACGTTGATGGCGTGCTTGTTGCCGCTGCCGAATTGGCCGACCGTCCCCTCGACGCCGCAGTCGCGGGTCGTGCTGACGCCAAGCAAGGTAAAGCCTTCGACGGGAGCCACGCCGGGATTCTGGATGCAGACGAACATGGAAGCCTCTCGGGTTGCAGATCAGTGTTGTGCTTCGACTATATTACACTATACCACCAAATTGGAGAAAGTCAAATGCTGCCGCAAGGATTCCCGCGTGGCCACAGCCAGCAGCGGGCAAGGCATTTCCCATAGCGGTAGGTTGGACACGATTGGCTGGCGGGAAAGCGGGGCGGCTGCTATCTCAAATCTCTATGCCCGTAGTGGGGGAACGACGTGAACCTGAATACCCGGCGAATGTCCTTTCCCGTGGGAAAGGTCATGCGCATCCGCAAGAGGACGAAAATGGGCACAGAGGCTCACCAGCCGTTAAAACCCGGAATCATCTTCCTGATGGCACTGGGATGCGGGGTAGACGTTGCCGACAACTACTACCACCAACCCCTGCTGCCGCAGATGGCTCACGGAGTCCACGTCCCGGAAGAGTGGATAGCCTACCTCCCAGCCCTCAACCAAGCTGGGTTCGCCCTTGGTCTACTCCTCTTCGTTCCACTAGGCGATCTGTTCGAGCGGCGGCGGTTGGTTGTCCTCTCGCTAGGGGCAGCAGCGATCATGCTCGTCATGGTAGCGGTCGCCCCGACCTTCTCCATGCTTGCGGCGGCGATCTTCACCTTGGGGTTGCTTGGGGTCGGCGTGCAACTGCTCATCCCCTTCGCTGCCCATCTCGCCCCGCCCGCCGAGCGGGGCCGAGTCGTCGGGACCGTCATGGGCGGGATGCTGTGCGGCGTACTTCTCTCTCGCACCATTAGCGGTATCGTCGGTGATTCACTCGGCTGGCGAGTGATGTACTGGATCGCCGCCGTCGCCACGTTTGGAGTGCTGCTGGTCCTCTGGGCTGTCCTGCCCAAGAGTCAGCCGTCTGCCCGCCTGCCCTACACGGCGTTGCTACGGTCGATGGTCGTTCTGGTCCGAGAGGAACCCACCTTGCGGGAGTCGTGCCTGTTCGGTGCGGCGACGTTTGGGGCGTTTAGTGCTTTCTGGGCGAACCTCGCCTTTCACTTGTCCGGCCCGCCGTTTAACTATGGCAGCGTGGTCGCCGGCCTGTTCGGATTGATCGGGGTGGTCGGGGTCGTCGCCGCCCCGTTGGTCGGACGAGCGGGTGACCGATTGAACGCCCGCCGCATGATCGGCGTGGGGATCGTAATTACCATCTTATCGTTCATGCTGTTCGGACTCGGCGGGCGGCAACTGTGGGTGCTGATGGGCGGGCTGGTCTTGATGGATTTGGGAGTACAGATAGTCCACGTCTCGAACCAGACCCGCAATCAAGCCCTTCGGTCGGACGCCCGGAACCGCTTGAACACGGTGTATATGTTCTCTTACTTCGTTGGCGGCGTGGTCGGATCATCGTTGGGGGCCGCAGCTTGGGCGGCGGTGGGGTGGGCTGGTGTCTGTGTGGTCGGCATCATCCTCCCGACACTTGCGTTGGGCGTTTTTGTTTTCAACGCCCCGGCCCGACCCAAGAGTGATGTGACGGAAACGGAAGGCAGAGCCGTTACTGGGACGTGAACTCGAACCAGGCCGCCAACGACAATCAGTGTAACGGCGGGCCGGGCGGCGTGGGCTACAGCTTTGGGATGATGATCTTGCTGCCCTGATAGGCACCACGATGGTCCGGGGCTTCAGGCCCGAGGTCGATGACGATGCCGAAGCACGGGAGTGTGATGGCCATTTCTGGGTTGCCTTTCACTGAACGATCAGGCCGTCCTCCTGCATCCCCTCGACGATTTGGTCCAGACAGCGGGGTTCACAGGCGACGGAACAGCCGATCCATTGCCACGGCTCGACGTGAACGTTCTCTTCGATCCACTGGCGGGCGTCGGGCGTCATGGGCGTGAATAGGGCCACTGAGCCATGATTTTCGACCAATACGACGGCAGCCATGCGTAAGACTTATGGGGAGGCTGCATTAACCGCACGATTCGAGCGTTCTCACGCCACGCTCCGGCCGAAAGATTGCCGCAAGTGACTGGTTGACAAGCGGTTAGAGACAGCATCCCCAGCGGGAGCAACCCCTGATGGCTTTCGAGGAGGGGGGATGTTCCCTGCCAGCTTCCAAAGTGTTATCATACGCGGGGCGGAGAATGCACGAACGTCGGGAGGATTTTCCGTGTTGATCCCGGTCAAGTATCGCACGCCTTCCAGGGAGGAACCCGTTGTGAACGCGATAGCGCGCACCGCGATTTTCGTTTCCTGTTTTCTCTGCTTGATCGAGTCCTTTCCGTTGCCAGTGGATGGACAAGAGGGGAAGAAGGCGTCCAATTCACCACATCATCTCTTTCCCGATTCCCGCGATAAGCCTTTGGCGGGTTGGTCCGGCCCGGTATTTCAACTTAGCCAGGACTACCCAAGCGAGAAACCGACAGCGGAAGAGTATCCTTGGAAGAAGTGGGATTTCAAGACGCAGTGGAAGGAGTACATGCGGAGTGTCTTGGACTATTGCCTTGAGGGTAACACCGAAGTCGATTGGGTCGTGCAGCACAATAAAGTTCGGCGGTGGTATCACGCCCCGTGGATGCACTGGGGACGGAACGGAAGAGAATTCATTCACGGCCTAACCTACGAAAGGGAGGCGCGGCCCGGCGAGTTATCACAGAGGCAAACTTCGGTATTCCAGAATTGGGCGGTTGGCATCTATAACGGTCCGGGCGGATACGTTATCGGCAAGGTGTGGAAAGATGCGGAGAATCCCGACCTAGAATCGGCCCGGTTCCCGGATGGAACCGTTAGCATCAAACTGCTTTTTACCCAAGCGCCGGTGGACCAAGTTCCATACCTAAAAGCTTCAAAAGAATGGGACGCATACATCTATCTGACGACAACAATACCGCCCGATGCTCAAGGTTCCCGGATGGTCGCATCCCTGCGGCTGCTACAGGTGGATCTGGCTGTTAGGGATTCTAGGGCGGATGAGACGACCGGCTGGGTATTCGGCACGTTCACCTACAATGGCGAAATCAACGGCAGAACGCCTTATGATCGACTTGTGCCCGTCGGGCTGATGTGGGGAAACGATCCGCGTGTGACCGTTGCAATGGTGAGAAATGGGACTACCTTGAAGGAGACTCGCATCAATCCCTCCACCGACTTACCATTCCAGCATCTTGGATGGGCTGGTCGTCTAAACGGCCCGGTTGATAACCCAATCTCCTCCTGCTTGTCATGCCACTCGTGCGCACAATGGCCCGCTGCCGATCCGATTGTTCCTCCCCGGACAGCAAAGCCGGACGCGATCGAGTGGATGCGATGGTTTCGGAATATCCGGGCAGACGAACCCTTCACCAATGGGAGTCGTTCGCTGGGCTACTCGCTCCAACTCGCAGTTGGAATTCAAAACTTTTACGCCTGGAGAGAAGTGAGTATCACCAAAGGTGGCCACTCCAACGGGCCAGGCGCGGTCCAGGATATGAGGCTGGAACACCTTCCTGTGAAAAACTTCCCCTTCAGCAGGTCAGGTGAATAGCGAGACAAACAGAGGACTGAAAATGCCCAACTGCACTGCTCGGCCTTTGCTTTGCACGGGACTCCTGTCCTCGATCGCCTTGATTCACCATTGCGTTAGCATCGTCGCTGCTGAGACCAAGAGTGAACCTTGGCAAGAGTTGACTTACTTCTCGCGCTGCGTGCTTGAGGGCCGCGAGCCGCAGCCGTCCGGGGCGGAAGGGCTGGCCGACCTTCGGGTCCAGACGGCCATGCGCCGGTCGTTACGGTCCGGGAAGGTGGAGCAGGTGGACGCCCTCCCGCCGCCCCGGCGGCCGGAGCCATCGCAAAAGGTCAAGCTGCCGCCCACTCCCGAGCCGGATTTAATCAAAGTCAAAGCCCCATTCGACCAGTCAAGGTGAGACCAGCAAAGGGGTCGGACCCCTTTGCGCCGTTCCAGCTTCCACGGTGGTATTATGTGGCGGGTAGAGACTGCACGATCCTCGGGAGGATTACCACCCTTGTCGTCAGTCGCGTGAAGCGATACCTTATCCTGTTGAGTTGGAAATGGCTCGGCTTTGAAACGAAGGAAGGCGGATGCGCCATGTACGACCAAATCGTGAAGGAAATCGGCGAGAACAGCTTCTATCGGGACAATTTCCCAAACGACGGCCAGCGGTTCGTGGCGTGGTATTTGCACCGGGTGCTTCTCCTTGATGTACATCAGACGAGAGCCGCGATCACGGATGGCCAGAACGACAAGCAAATTGATGCCATCGTGGTTGAGGATGGCGAAGATCGGCGTATCCGCGTACTTCAGGGAAAGTTTGTCAAGCCGGACGGCATCGACGCGGCCCCTCTTCGAGAGGTATTGTCAGCCTGGACGCGCCTCAAGGACCTGCCGAATCTCCAGCTTGAATGTTCCGGCAAGCTGGCGGAGCGTCTGGAGACCATGCGTCTTGCCCTCGAAGACGAATATGATGTGCAATTCGAGCTACTGACTACGGGCACGCTTACTCCGGCGGCGTCCACGGACTTTGACGCCTTCAAGCAGGAGATGGCGGAGAACGCCGACTTCAGCGCGGGTCTGACTTTGGTGGACAGTGAATTGCTAGAAACCCGGTTGTCAGAGGCCGAAGAGCGAGACCTGCCGGAGCTGGCCACTGAAATTGTGGTCGATCCAGATAAGTGCCTCGTCTGCACGGAGGCGGGTGTCCGGGTGGTTCTTACGCTGCTGCCGGTTGAGCAGTGCCTCAAGCTTCCCGGGATCGTTGATGGGAAGCTCTTCCGGCGGAACGTTCGCCAGAGCCTCGGCACCAGCAACAAGGTCAACAAGGCCATGCGGGATACCCTGGTACATCCTGAGAAGGCGAAGTATTTCTTCTTCTTCCACAACGGGATCACGGCCCTTTGCCGAAGTTTCTCGCTGTCAGATGACAAGAAGAAGCTCCGGGTGAAAGCTCTCGCGGTTGTCAACGGTTGCCAGTCGCTTTCGACGATCTATGCGACTTCGGGCAAGGTGGCTAACAAATCGGCGGCTGGACGTGGGTCGGTGCTGTTCCGCTTCTACGAAATTCCGCAGTACGACCTGGGCGAAGCGATCAGCATCAACACGAACTCCCAGAGTGCAGTCAAGCCCCGCGATTTGCGCAGCAACGACAAGTACATGAGGGAGATTAAGAAGCGATACGAATCGCAGGTGTCCGGTGCGTACTTCATCACCAAGCGCGGCGAGTCGCGCCCAGCGGATAAAGAGGCTGCCAAGTGCGTCGATTCGCCTGATTACGCGAAGATGGTCGTTTCGTGGCAATGCCAGCGTCCGAATTTGGCGGCCAATGAGAAGAAGCTCTTCGACGAACTGTACAAGACGGTTTTCCAGCAAGACCTTGGTGCTCAGTCGATTCTTGCGCTCCGGTTGTGGCTGAATGAAATCGAAAAGCACTGGGCACAACTGGATATAAACGAAGCCATCAAAGCAGTCAAGGGTGCGGCTCGGTTCCACATGCTGTTTGTCATCTCGCAATTGGTGTCTCACGCCAGCAACCAGTCCGATAAGGTGCCGCTTCCGGCTGCAACGATGGGTGCCTTGAAATACGCTGGGATGGTGCTGGCGCAGGCCAAGCAATGCTTGAACCAGGCGTTGCTTCAAGCTGTCAGTCAGAGTGCCGCGTCTGGGAAGGTTTTCAGCCCACAGAATTGGCTCAAAGGCACGAAGTCGGTCAATGACGAGCAACTGGTCGCGGGGACTATCCTGAGCGTTCTTAGGGGCATTAGCACACCGGAACTCGCTCCGGTGATTTCCAGCCTGACCATTCCACCTGACAAGTTCTATTTCCGTTGGACGGCGGAATGATTAGTAAGCACTCGTAGGTATTCCATTACCTCGCACATGCAGCCGGAATGTCCGGCATGTTCCTGAAGTCATCCGGGTTATACTTGCCGCCCTGGGTCCGGGCGAGCTTCAGTAGGATCGTCATGGCGAGTCGATCTCGAAGGTCACCGTACCGCCTTCGCCAGGGTTTTCCAGCTTCACCTTCCTCTCCTTGAATCCACACGATCCGGCGCTCCTGTGCCTCTTTCAAACCGCTCAAGGCCGCGCCGGTCGTCTTCCGCCTCGTCCTTCGTGTCGTAAGGGCCGCAGCCTGGCGGCTCCATGCCAGGCACACCAGTGATCCACCACTTGCCCTCGATCCTCTTGCACACCATCTTAGGCACTGCATCATTCTTCATGTGCCGTGCTCCCAGTCTGCGTGTGGCCAAGACGCTTCATGTGTTGCTCAACAAGGTGACGGATACAGTCCAGGCAATACGGCTTGCCGTTCGCCAGTCGCCATCCGTCCCTTTCCAGGTGGCAGTCCAGTTGACGCACGGCTTCACCCTCGGCCTCCGTGCTGGCATCCTCCACGGTGCCGCAGCCAGCACACGCGATCTTGGCCTTGCACTCCATCACGATATGGTCGAAGAACTTACTCATTGGAAAATCTCCCCAGTGAGGTAGAAGTGGTTGCTGGTGTGCCGACTGAGTTGTTCTTTCAACTCGTTTACCCGCCGATTGAGCCCCTCGATCCGGCCGACCAGCGTGTTGATAATGGCCTGGTCAAGCGGGCTGAGCAGCTTCAGATCGTCCTTGAAGGAACGGCCAGGCCGGGTATCGTCCTGGCTACTCATGGCCGTCCCCATCGCTCAAGAAGTTCACGGTGTCGTCCCATCGCCGGGACACGAGGCCGAGTTGCCGGCGGCCGGTCTGTTGCCTCGACACCTGCGCTTCCCAGGCGTCGGCGTCGATCAATGCCTCGATCTCGCCGCGGATCAACTCGACGATGGTTCGCGGCTCCAGTGCGTCCAGTTCCCAGGATTCGTCCCCGAAGCGCTCCTGGTAAGACTGGTAGCGGGAGTCGGTGGCCTTCGCCGGGTTGGGCGGCGGACTGTACTGCTGGACCTGATCCCAGTTCAGAGCGATGCGGCGGATCTTCGCCGTAGAGCCGAACAGGGCAAGCCGATCCTGAATGTCGCGGCTCATGTCAATGCCCGAGGGGTCGTGGTCACCCAGGTGAATGATCGTGGTCGTCTTGTCGGCCCTCTCGCGTTCGAGCAGGCGTTGGGCCGCTCCCCACATTTCGCTCTGGCTCGTGTAGCCCCGGCAGGCGAAGTAGGGCACATCCCATTCCGTGCAGATGCCTTCCAAGACGCCGACCAGGGCATCCTTCTCGATCCATACTTCGACGTAGTTGTCCTGATTGGACCACATATCCACGGCGAACTGGTCGGCACAGGCCCGGACAATGGCCCGCGGGCTGGACCAGTGGGAACCGCTTCGCAGGTTCCTCGTCCGGTCTTCAATGGCATCCCAGTCGATCAGGCCGGCAAGCCGGGCGTCATTGACGACATCACCCAGCTTCTTGTAGTTCTTCACCGTGTTCTTCGTGTCGGCGGCGAGGCCGTTCCTCCGGTTGTACTCCTCGTCGATCCAGGCGTCGGGGAACAAGTCCTGGGCGATGAACTGGTAGTAAAGCTGACGCAAGGTCAACTTGAAGCCCTGGGCCTGGTAGTCCTCGATGATCTTGTTCGCACTGGCGATGATCGCCTGCGCCAGGTTGGCGAAGCGTTTGTGGATGTACGAAATCTTAGGCATTGTTCAAGTCCGTCTCGATGGCGTCGATGTAGATGTCGATGGTGTCCCGCAGATCCTTGAGGTTTTCGAGCGTCACTTCCGCTGGGACGCTCCGGTCGGAGAACAGCCGGTCGATAGCTTTCCTGATTTCAGCTACGCTACTCATGGAAGCCCTCAGAACTAAGGGAGATTGCCGGAGGCCGCTGCCAGCGCGGCGAGAGTAACAAAGAATCGCGCCGTCACTCGTCGCCGCCTTCCTCGTCGTCATCGTTCTCGACCATCTGGCCGCCGCAGGCGCAGGTCGGGCAGCCCACCTCGTCGATGGCCTTGCGGCTCATGCGGCAGATGCAGCCGCACGCCTGGCAGACAACCTTGAGTTGGCGACAGGTCTGCTTCTTGGGAGCATTGCTGCTCTTCAACTCGGCGTGCGGGTACGGGCCGACCTCGGTAACGATCTCCTCGATCCGCTTGAGCAGCTCCGGCCCGGCGGTGGTGTCGGTCATCTTGCCTTCGAGGCCAATGGCGATGGCGATCTTCTTGAAGGGCTTCTTGTGTCCGTTCTCGACACCGACCGCACAGTGGACGATCTCGTGGACCAAGGTCGCCAGCACCAACTGGGCATCTTTGAGCACCGGGCTGACGAAGACCTCAAAGGTCTCGTCCCCGCTGCACTTCGCCGACCACGCCTCGCCGATCCGCCGCTTCTTGGCCGCCAGGCCGCTCTTCGAGGGCCAGCCGCAGGAGGCACGAATCTTGTCGGGGACGCTCGTCCCAACCCTCTCGAAGTCGGGCCGCAGCAGATCGACGCAGGAGATAAGCCAGGCTTCACGGGTGTCAAAGGCAGTCTTGGTCATGGGGATGTCTCATGGAGTCCGTCAACAGTTGCAAGTGAACAATACCAGAGTCGTGGAGAAAGTCGCATGGAAATGAGAGATCAGTCGGGCACAGGCTCCTTGCCGCCAACCATCAGACCCAGTGCGAACGCCTCAAAGGCCAAGAACGTGTCGTGATTGGCGTATTGCGACGGAACCCCACGGCTGTAGGAGGGGTCCATGTGCCGCTCGCGTGCCCAGCGCTCGAACACCTTCCGCTCCTCATCATCTTGTCCGATGCCTGCCAGGCGTTTGGCGATGGCCGCGATGAGTACGCTTGTCCTCATTTTCTCGCTCCGTGTGTGCGTGATGATCGTCGTCGGCTTCACTCTTCGGTCCTCCGAGCCAGGTGTAGTTCCTCCTCGATCAAGTCGGAGAGGTGGAAAGCGGCCGAGGCCAGGTCTGCCGCCAGCCGGGCGAGCCGCTGGACGGATTTGTGTGCCCGCCGCAGCCGGACAAGGTTGCCACGTCGGTAGTCCGAGACCGCCATTGACGACCGGACCCGTGCCTCGACGGCAAGTTGGTAGGCGGCCTCCAGGGCCTCGCTCGTTGGTTTCATGGCTTCCTCAAGGCCCTCCGGCCGGCCACCCAGTCGTTCACACCGATCATCAGGCGGGTGAGCAGCGCGGACAATGCGGCGATCATTACGGTGTCCCAGTGCATGGTCCCTCTCCTAATTGCTTGCGGACCCGAGCAATGATCTCGTCCAAGGAGACCTGCGGGTTCTGGTCCTGGTTGCCGAGGCCGGCTTGCAAAAGTGCCAGGAGATTGCAATAGTCGGCCGATGCGGCAAAGATGCCCATGCTGTGCTGATACTGGTAGAGCAAGTGCAGCGCGAAGCGGGCGGCAAGGATCAGGGTTTGCTCTTCAATCACGCGACGGCCTTTCGTGCCAGGGAGTTTTTGTTTCGAGATGCGTAATACCATAACTGTGGAGACAGTCACGCGGACACTTTGGATTTCTTCACCTTCGGCAGGCCCTTGCTCACTCGCCTGAGTTCCGTTTGCAGCTTGCCGTTGTAGTCGCCATGCTTCTTGACGGTGCCGGTGATGTCCAGCACGTCGCCTTCCGTCAGCCATTCGGTGTTGCCGGAGGCCCACCAGATCAGCACGTTGCCGGCGGCATCCTCGAACTTGCACAGCGTCTTGACGCCGAACTGGCTCTCGAAGTATTTCAACATCGTGACCGTCACGGCGGGGAATCCTTGACGCTCGCCCTCGACGCCGACGTGGGCACTCACTCTCTTCGCTTTGAATCCCAATTCCGCAACGCGCTCCTTTTCGCGGAGATAGGCCGCGATCACGCTGGCCACGATGCCGCTGGTTCGCCAGATCACACTGTCAAGACGGCAGGCCACACCAAGGTTGTAGATGTAGTCGGCCACACCCTGGGTGCCCAGGTTCCGCGCCCAGGCAACAGCCTCGGCCGCCAACTCCATGTCTCGCTCCTCCGCATGTAGACCTGCGTCCTCGATCAGTTCCTTGGTCATTCGGTCCTTGCAGGTACAGACCTGCCAGGCGATGCTCGACGTGGATCGTGGGCCACCACCGTACTCGCCTCCCATCTCGGCGGCCTTGGTGCGGGAGAGCCAGCCAAGTCGGCGGACACAGATCGCCACGGTGGTGACGTACTCGAAGATTGCCAGGTGGACCTCGCCACGGCCCTCTCCGTAGCCCTCGTCTTCGGCGTTTTTCATCTCTTCGGCCAGGGCAATGTCCCACTGGGCCCGGCCGCAGATGGCCTCGACGCTGACATGACCGAGAAAATCGGCGATACACTGGCGGCCCACCTGGGCCCAGCGCCCGTCATCGTGACGCAGGATGAAGACCTCCTTGCGATTCCGCACGCTTTCACAGTGATCGCAATGGGTGTCGGTGGTCCGATAGGACTCGGGAACGGTCTCCCCGGGCACGCAACGGACCAGGTTTTCGCCGGACTCCTGCATTTCGATGGCTGCCGTCAGCTTCCAGCCGTTCATCTTCGGCGTTTGGCCGGTCACTTCGACCTTCAGGTAGCGGACCTTGTACTTGACCCGCGTGTGTTCACGGCGGCGTTCGACTTCGTATTCACCGACAACCGTCAACGTCGTCGGCTCGCATCCAAGACGTTTGCACCGCCGATTCATCTCGTCGAGCTTCTCTTGAAGCATGGAGAGAGTCGCGGCAGGGATTGCGTAGATCGGGCGTTCTGTGTCCATACTTCAACAATACCATAACTCTGGTGATAGTCAAATGTGGTGCAAAAATTTGTGCCGTCGAGCCGGGAAATGACGGTTGAGAAGGCCGATTTGGCCGATTTTCGGCGTGAAATAGCCCGTTTGGACCTCGAATTCGGCCCAAAATCAGGACGATTCGGGACTCTCGGGCCTCAGATCATGCCGTCCGCGCCGGAGCCCGCACAGCATTGAAGCGGCAGCTATCGGCGGAACATCCGGTAGTTGGTGGCCTCGCAGACGTGCCGCGATTCGATCCGCTGGCAGTTATCCAGGTTCGCAATGGTCCTGGCAACAGCAATGATGCGTTGTCGCCCGTCAGGGTCGATTCCGAGTTCGACGCAGGCACACTTCAGAATGGCGGCAGAGTCCTGGTCCAGCGTCAAATCGGTGTAGGCAGATGCACGGGCGACCTGGCTCTGCATGTCCACGAGCGTGGTCCCAGGCCGCCCGTTCAACTCTCGCTGCGGCGGCTCCGGGACCTCGACAGTAATATCGGCCACCGGCCACGCTGCCAGACACCGGTCGATCTCGGCAGCCGTACAGTTGCACGACCGGATCGGGCTGCTCCGATGGCCACATGGGCAGGGAAGTGCCTCGAACGTGCTGCCCAGGCCAAGTTCCAAGGCGGCGGCTCGGAGCATGGTCTTGCCACAATTGTGGGGACCAACGAAAAGGATTGAGTGACCTCCGGCGGCGGCAACGACCAAGGCCCGCTTCGCCATTTCGTTGCCGCAGATGATGGCGGCGGCGTCCCGGCCGCAGGCGGCAGCCTTTGATCGCCGTGCCATTTCGTTGGCGGCCTGACGGTGCAAGGCCGCCAGCTTGCTATCGGTGAGGGTGAGAAGGCTCGATGTGGTGTCCTCAGTCATGTCTTTCATCGTCAGTCCGGGTAACCCCACTTCTTTCGGAACTCCGGGTCACGCCGCTTGACAGCCAGGACGGTATGCACGAGGCTCGATCCCTCGCAGCCGGCCAGGGCCTCGCGCCACTTGTTGACGACGTACTTGCTGACGCCCCAGTAGAAGGCAATGGCCAACTCCTCTTCCTCACACACGGCACGCACGAGATCGCCGCACAAAATCGGGATCAACTGCCGCCTGTGGGTCACCGCCGGCCAGGGGATCGGTGCCTTCGTCATGGCCTCGACGATCACGTCGCCCAGCATCTCGCAATGCAGTTTGTTGCCGGCACTGACGCTGGGTGGCGCATAGGGGCCGCCCTTCCATCGGTGCTTAGAAACTGGCGGGTACGTCTTCGCACCAATCAGAGCCGATGCTGTACTCATTTTCTTCCTCCGGCTCTCCGCCGGCTTCCTTTTCAGGGGTTTCGTGCCCCGCGCAGCGTTCGTACCTCTCACGCCCCTTGTCGGTTTCCGTAGCTTCTGGCCCATTCAATCACCTCACTTGGTACTACACGCTGCTACACGATCGTAGTCTTTGGCCCTGCCAAGGCCCTGCCCAGGTAGCTCGCATCCAGGTAACGGCCGATCACACGGTGCAGAGCCGCCGCCGTGAAAAGCTTGCCGGCACTGGTGAGATGCCGTTCCTTATTCAGCCAGGCCACGATCTCGGCGAGCGTGTTGCCGTTCTCCCGCATCAACTTGATGCGGGGCAGCAAGTAGGCGTAGTGCTCCCGAATGGACTCCGATTTGACCTTCGCCGCATTCTGCAAGCCTTCGTTCCAGCCACGCAGGTGCTCTCTGCCCTCCCAGTGACCGGGGCGTGCGGAGCCCAGCAGCTTGCCCTTCAGCCGAGCCGACTCCAGACCGGCCTTCGTGCGTGCCTGGATTGACTTCAACTCGGCCTGGGCCACGGCCGCCAGGACGTGAATCGTCAACTCGTTCGCCTGCGGGTTGTCGCAGCAGACAAAGCGGGTGCAGCTATTCATCAGGTTGGCCACGAACTCCACGTTGCGGGCGAGCCGGTCCAGCTTGGCGACGACCAGCGTAGCGCCGGTGGCCCGGCACTTGGCGATCGCCTGCTGGAGTTTCGGCCGGGTGACCGAGCTGCCCGTCTCAACCTCGGTGTACTGGTCGATCACCGGCACACCGAGTCGCTGACGCAGATAGTCCACGTCACGGACCTGGGCGTCAAGGCCCAGGCGGGTCTCTTCCTGCTTCCGGGTGCTCACGCGATAGTAAGCCACGATGCTCTTGATCTGTTCGGCGGCCATGTTGCTTTCCTCGGTGGTTGATTGTACTTCTAACATACACCACAGCCGAGGTAAAGTCAAATGTGAAACAGCGAAATCAGGCCAACTTCTGCCGCTCGGCCCTCTTCACGTAGCGCTTGCCAAGCGAGCGCACGTGCAGGCGGCGAACGAGCAGCATGTCAAAAGGCCGGCCGCCGGCCGTCAGGGAGCCCCGCTCATTGAGCTTGGTCGTGATCTCGTCATACGTGCTGCCCGCATCCCGCATTTGCGTAATCTCCCGGATCAAAGGGGCATAGTACGCTTCAACGTCAGACCTCTTCATGCCGAGTGCATCCCAGCGTTTCCGGCCGGGATTGCCACCGGGCCGAGCCCTTCCCAGGTACTCCTTACCCAAGTAGCGGCCGATCAGCCGGAAGAGGGACACTTGAGTGAAGGGCTTGCCGGCCGTCGTCAAGTGACCCTGCTGGTTGAGCCACTCCACGATCTCCGCGTAGGTGCCGCCCTCGTCCCGCCTCCGCTTGATTTCAGGGACCAGGAAGGCATAGTGATCCTTCGCACGGGCCATCCGCCGCGCCGAAGCACTGGCAACGGCTTTGTCCCAGCCGCGGAGGTGCTCGCGCCCCTTCCAGTGACCAGGGCGATTGGAGCCCAGCTTGACGCCGGCTTTCTTGAGTGCCGCAAGAGTCTCCTTCGTCCTTTGACTGGCCTGGCGTCCCTCGGCCTCCGCCGTCGCCGCCAGAATATGGATCGTTTCCTTGTTGGCAACCGGATTGTCGCAACAAAGAAACTCAATGCCGCTGTTCAGCAAGGCCAGGGTGACTCCCCGGTTCCGCACAAGCCGGCCGACACGACCAAACACCAGGCAGGCCCCCGACTCCCGGCAATGGGCAATGGCCTCAGCCAGCTTCGGGCGATTCCCCTTGTAGTCGCCGGTCTCCTGCTCCACATACTCAGCAAGGACCTTGGCCTTGATCCGGCCGCGAAGGTCTTCAGTAGCAGCCCGTTGGACCTCCATGCTGGCACACCCCTGCTTCATCCCCTGCCGGTAGTAGAGGATGACTTTGCTGATTACAGCGGCTTTGACGGTTGTGTCCAT